CCCCCCCCGTCCTAATTCGCTCTGAATACCAAGGGCAAGCCACGCGCGTTTCCGCTCCTGCCAATATCCTTGACGGGCATCAAGGACAGAAAACGGGGGGACGATAAAGCGTTCGCGTAAGGTGAGGCGAGCGGCTTGGAGTGCCTCTGGCGTCGGGGGATTCGTGCCTGTGGGGAGTGACGAGCCGGACACATCGGGAGCACTCGCCGCGCAGGCTGCGGCTAATTCTTCGTCGGTCCACAATGATGAGACATTCAAGTCGGTACTCAAGGCATTGAGTATCTCCGGGTCCCAGTCGAGGTTCAGGCTCGCGATGCGATTGGCCCGCAAGCTAATCCGTACGGCTTGGGGATCATCAGCCGAGGCGATATCCGTCCGCTGCATCACAATCGGTTTGCGCCCGTCATGTTGAAGCACGAGCACTTCGTCATCGGCAAAGGTAGCAGCGGCGGTTTCGAGGCGCGCGCTCCCGTCAATCACTTCCCCATCGGCGGCGGTGGTAATTGGCGCGACATAGCCATCCTCGGTCATCGATTCGCTGAGGAGGGACATGCCACGGGCGGTGTGACGATTAGCGTTCTGCCGCTGGCGTGTGAAGTCGGAAAGTTTACGAATTTGAACGGTGGGCTTCATACGGGCATTTTCCGACGAGGTTTCTTGGGCATTTTTGCTTTGGGCATCGACTTCGGCATCGTACTCGACATGGGCATATTCGTCATTTTCACTTTGGGAGTGTTGGCGGCACGGGTTGCGCCAGCGACGGTCTTCGGCATACGGGGCTTCATTCCCTTGGGCGGTGATTCCATAGCGGCTCCTGCAAGAAAGATGGGGGAAGTGTACCACAGGGCGAGGAAGAAAAAAAAGAGCGACATCGGGGTAAGGTCGATGTCGCTCAGCGGGAAGGAATGGCCGCGTGGGCATCACTCCAGACGGCAGGGACACTATGCCACGTCCGTCTGTCTCCGTATAGTCAGGTCAGTCGGTTGTACTCCGCCGACGGCGTGCGAAGCAATCTCGCTCCCGATCCAAATACTAATCTGATCCGAGTAGCGGTCTCGTTCGAGCAAGCAATACTGAGTGGCCCCTGACTCAGGCAACGGACGGCGAAACTCCCACAACGAGAGCGCTTCAGCGGAGCGCTGTGTCGCGGTCGCTTTATGACCAAAGGCATCGGTCTTGAGTCCGACTTCAGACGGCGGACGGACGAAGATCCACGGAATCCGCTCGGCGTAAATCTTGAGCTGCTCCCGCTTCATGAGGTCGCCAAAGTCTTTGGTCCAATCGGCAGTGGCGTACAGGTAGAACAGGACGACCCTAAAGGCACGTGCCCCCTCCCCTGGGGGGTCGCCACAGGCTGTGAGAATCGGCGTGTAACGGAGGCGGTAGAGCCGTGTGGTCTCTCTCACACTCGGCTTGGCGAGCGGGACTCTGAACAGGACATCGACCCATCCCGATCCTTTGCTTTCCATCTGGCGAGTCGCGGTGACAGGAAATTGTTTCAAGAAAAAGCCGGGCACATCCAGGGTCACAGTCTGACCCGGATGGCACGCGACATGGGGAGATGAGACGTGCGTCATCTTTGACCTCCAAGCTGCATGGGGGGTGCAACGAGGTGGCGGTGGAAGTCCCCAGGTGTGCCCGACACGATAGGTTAGCCACGTTTGCTAGCAATTGTCAAGCAAAAATGTTCGCCGTCACGCGGCAAGGAGCCCGTCTCATGCCGTTCCTGGTTTAGGTCGTGTGCGTGACCCTCCCTTCTTCCCTGCTTTCTGACGGACTTCCGTTGCCTGATAGTCCTGAAACACAGAGAGAAAGCGGGGAGGAATAAGCAAGGCGGGGCGTTTGGCATCGGCGGGGACTTTCAGGCAGTGCTCATACATCTTCTGCTCTCGCAGAATTTGATAGACACGCTTCGCGGTCACTCCGGCAAGAGCGGCAGCAGTGGCAACGGAGAAATACTGCGTGAGGTCAGGGGGGATCATAAAAATACAGGGTGGAATGCTGGAAGAAGAACGTCAATGGCAACCGGGTACTGTGGGAGCGAAATCGGGACAGTCGGAGGCATAAACTCGAATGTCTTCACCGAGATTTTCGCCCGTGGGTGATCGGCGATATAGGCCAGCCGCGTTGCCAATCCTCGTCGGATAAACCCTGGATCAAGACACAACACATCGCAGACTTGCAAGAATGAAAACCAATACGGGGACTGGTCGTCTCCCTGTTCGTCGAACCAGGCTTGCGCTTCAGCGGCGGCATGTTGTGAAGAGAGACGAGATTTATGGGCGTGGCGAAGAAGGGTGGTGATCGCTTCTTCGAGGACGGCACGCAAGAGGCACCGTTCGGGAAAATTGTCGGTGAGTGGCTGTGGTTCCGCTTCTTCGATGTCGGTCTCGGTATCGACAAGGACGAGCGAGAGATGTTCGACGCGAGCATGTTGCATGAGCAACCTGTTTTCTGCCAGCGGCCTAGTGTCCACCGCACGGCGGTTATCAACGGAAAAGGTTTACATATTGTGTAGCTCCCGGATTACGCCTCAGGGTGAGGCGGTTGTCTGACAGCAGCACCCCCAAAATGCCTATAGCCCGAGATATAACGGGTTTGTGAGGAAAAAAACAAGGGAACCCGGTCTTGAATATCGTTCATTTTTGAACCTCTAAGAAAAAACATGGAAAAGGCAATAGTTCGCCGTCTTTTCTTAGGGGCCTACAAGGGAAGGAGAAAACCCTCCATTTCCCATTTGACAACAGGTTCAACTTATTGTAAGATATTTACAGTATTTCAGCAACTCGCCCTCGCTCTTCGCGTGCCACCTTCGTAGGGTGGGGGGCATAATCTCAAGGAGGTTCTAATGATGACATACGTAGAGGTGCGAAATCAGGTGCTGCGGGCGGTCAAGTATCTTGCGAGCCGGTGTGACGGTGCCAAAGCGCAGGATGGGCAAGGTTTCAGGGGCACCGATACCGTCTTCGGTCACAGTCTCGCGCGCCAGGATTCGCTCTCGTACAATCAGTGTCAAACTGGACTCAAGATGCTCCAGACGTATCGAGGGCAGCTTGCGCGGGGAGGGATCGATCTGCCCTCTATGGCCGATCTGCCCACTCAGGCCGACCCTCCGCTTCCTGCACAGTGGCAATCGGCACAGCGCCCCGTGTATCCGAAAGAAATCACGCCGAGTTCTCTCAGTAACCAGCCTGGTTATGCCTCGCCAGCCTACACACGGCCTATTCCCGCTGGTTTGATCTCACTCCACAATGGATTGGTCTTTATTAAGTTCGGTAGCTTCCCGTCTGAAGACGATCGCTCGTTCGTCAAATCATGTGGCAAGTATCGATTTGACGGAGCCACAAAGGAGTGGTCGGTTCCGGCTGACTTTCTTGACAGGATCATTGCCCGCTTCCCCAAGATTCCGCTCGACCCGAAGTTGGCCGAATCACGTCGGGCGATGGAAGAAGAAGCGAACGCCAAGAAATCCGCGCATGAACAAGAAATCACGGCACTACTCACCGCTGCTGGCGATCTGACGAAGATGCAGGCGAACGGACAGACGCTCTTTCCCCACCAACAAGAGGGAGTGGCGCAAATGTTGACGGAACACAAAATGATCCTGGGGTGGGACATGGGGCTCGGGAAAACAACAGCCGCGCTCGTTGTTGCAAAGGCGTGGCAAACCGTTTATCCGGCGCTCCCGATTTTCGTCGTGTGCCCCGCCTCTCTTATGGGGATGTGGCACCGGGAAGCAGAACAGATGCGCGTAGCGCTTGAGGTGTGGTCGTGGGCAAAAATGCCGGAGCCCCTCGAAGATCGGGAATATCTCCTCATTGCCGATGAGGCTCACTATGCGGCGGCGGGCAATAAGAGTTTGCGGGGCGAAGCCTTTCTCGCCCTGTCTACACACCCGCGTTGTAGAGCGAGCTATCCGATGACTGGTACACCGATCAAGAATGGCAGGCCGATTAACCTCCTGCCGCTCCTGCAAGCAATCGATCATCCCTTATCACATGATGTGAAACGCTACCATGTCCGGTGGTGCGCCGCAAAGGAGACGCGCTGGTCAAAATGGGATGTGACCGGGGCCGCGTTTCTCGACGAACTCCATCTCAAAACGAAAGACAGACTCGCCCGTAAAACAAAAAGCGAGTGTCTTGATCTGCCACCAAAGATTCGTGCCTTTGTTCCTGCCGAACTCAGTGACTACGCCATCAAACAGTATCAAGACGCGTTCAAAGAAATGCAGAGGGAGTATCAGGAACGAGTACGGAAAGGAGAGATTTCGGTAGAGGGGGAAGCGCTGGTGATGACGACCCACTATCGACATGCGTCTTCGATTGCAAAGAGTGAATTTATCGCGGAGATGGCGCGAGAAATTCTCGATGCCGGGTATCCAGTTGGAATCTTCACCGAGTTTCATACCTCACAAGAGATGATTATTACGAGCCTGCGAACAACCCACCCGCAGATGCAGATTGAACATCTCACGGGCGAGACGCCGAAAGAAGATCGGCAGGCGATGGTAGATCGGTTTCAGGCTGGGCAGTCTCAGGTTTTCGTATCGAGTTCTCGCGCAGGCGGGGTGGGCATCACGTTGACGAAGTCGTCGCGGGTCATTCTCGGGGATCGGCCCTGGACTCCCGGCGATACGTTTCAGGTGGAGGACCGCTTTTATCGGATCGGGCAGGAGCAAACGGTGAATGTGTGGTGGGTCCAGCTCCCTGGTGGGATCGACGAAAAAATTGATCAGGTGATTATCGCCAAACAGCGCAATATCGACATCGTGCTGGAAGGCGGAAAGCCGGATTTAGAAATCGAGAAAGCCAGCATTCAAGACATCGTCTACGAAATGCTGATGCAGCAGATGGCCAAAAAGAAGGGCGGAAAGAAAAAAGTGAAAAAAGAAGATCAGGTGGGACAACTACAGGAACTAGCAGCAAGTGAGGAAGGAATAGAACAATGAAACGCACACAAACTATCGTTACCACATACGAATGGGTGAGCCCCACGGGTGAGCCGGTCCGACCGGAGCATGTAAATGCGCTCGAACGGCGGGCACGTGAAGTCATCGCCTCCGAGAAACAGCACGCAAAGCTAAAAGGAGAACTCACGCACTGGGTATCCGAACCAAACGGGAACAGCAAGGATGGAATCGCCTACCGTGGCTGGTGGTCCGTAACCTTACAGAGTGAGGAGAATACCGAATGAACCGCACCCATCCGTCCTTATCGCCCGCCGAACGCAATTTCTACCAGCACGTGAGAGAGAGTCACGGCGGGCACGGCAAACAGAGCAACACGTGCAAGAAGTGCCGCACGCTGAGCACCAAGATTCGCCAGTCTGACGAAGACCGGGCCGCAGCATGGCTGGCACAGAATCAGGACTCACTCGAAGTGAGATAACTACTTGACAAAAGGTTCAACTTATTGTATTTTACCAGGAGGATCACATGATGCCACACAAAGAACGCGACTACCCTGGTCTGTCGGTTGACGAGATCAAAGCCATTCTCTCACGGCATGTGTCATCGGCGGCGCTCGCCGTCGCGTGGGATATGGCGGTGTCGCAAGGACGGCCTGTGTTCGAAGATGCAAATCGAGTCCAGTATGTCAAAGTACATGACGACTACATGCTCGCCGCCGTGAAAGGCTCAGCCCATAGTTCGCTCACGTTGAGCATTCTTCCTATTCCCCGTTTTTGGGTACAGGTCGCCTGGAGTCCCGTCTCTCTCACGAAGTCGCCCTATCAGGCAGCACTCCGCCCACAGCCGAGGGGCATGAGTCCGGCGTTACGGCGGGCGCGGGAACTGGCAATCGGGCGCTATGCGGTTCCTCCATTGGCTGTGCGCTATCTCTGCCATCTCGAAGCGACGTTAGAACCCACCCAACAGACCACCCTCACCGCCTTTGCGCAGTACGCCCAATGTATCGAGGCGATGCCCTGTCACGAGCCGGACTATCAAGCCGATGAAACCGCCCGCCAGTGGTTTCGGGATCACCAAGAATGTTCATAACAGAAAGGATCATATTGTGAAGAATACGCGAGACAATCTGACGCCGATGTCGACTTTGGCAGAAATTACAACGCTGCTTACTGAACTTCTTGCCTTTGAAGCGCGACTCTCAGCGGAGGCTCCGGCCACAGCTCTCCTCCTGCGCGGTGACCTGATGGCTGCGGCGGTTCGGCTGTATAACGCCGCCCACCGGCTCCGACAGACGCCAACAATCCGATCACTCCAAGAAACCCGAATGCATCGGATGGATATTCCGCCAGCGGAACGGGAGGAGGAATAAGCCATGAACGCACCCTACACGCCCGCTATCGGAGATTACGTGCAGTGTCGCATGTTGAGTGGTCCGAAACTGACAGGGAGAATAACGACGCTCGATACAGAGACGCACGTAGCGGTAATCTGTATCAACGGCCAAGTCTTTGGATTTTCGTGGTGGGAGTTGCAACCGTGCGCTCCTCCCGTACCCCAAGCGGAGGAGCCATGAACCGCCCTTACACTTACAAACCTTACACTTACAAAGACCCGACGACCAAATTCAACGAGACCAAACTGCGGGACAAGTTACGGGAGATGGTACTTGGCCCGCACTGGTGGCGCATCGAGAATCGCTTCGGGAAAGGCGTACCTGATCTGAATGCCTGCTACAATTCCAAGGAAATTTGGGTAGAAACCAAGGTAAGACGAGGACCGTTCGCGCTCGTTACAGAGCATCAGAAGAACTGGCACCGTGACCGGATCGCCGCAGGTGGCACGACGTTCTTTCTCCTCGGGGAAAGGGTCGGGCGAGGAAAGATCCTCGTCACAATCTGGAGCGGCAGCAAAGGAACTGAGTTGATTGAGAAGCCGTACAGGGAGGTGCCTGGCTACATGGCGGAGTTATCCGCACTGTATGCGCCGTCGTTACTGCGGGTATTCTTTGAGCCGGGGTACTTTGCGGCAGCGCCGTGGTCGGAAAGGAAAACAGCGTGACTCCGCTACGGTCTCGCACGGAAAGTTGGTCGCATCAGCTTAGGGGGTACTCCTTTCTTGATGAACATAACGGAGGAATACTTTCTATTCATATGGGCGGGGGCAAGAGTAAAGTTAGTGTAGACTATGTAGTAAGTCACGAACTCAGCCCTGTTCTGATTATGGCGCCGCCCAGCGTGGTTGCAGTGTGGTCAAATCAGTTCAGACAACACGCCGCCTCAAACTACCAAGTGCTTGCCTTAGGCGGAGACGCCCACAAGAGGGTTTCCGTCAAGAAACGAACACTCGAAGCCGAACGCTTCGTCCGCAACATGCGCTCACAACGGCAGCCATGTGCGGTCGTCATCAATCACGAGGGGTGCTGGCGCGAGCCGTTCGCCCGCTTCGCACTGGAGGGGGGAAAGTTCCAATGCGCGATCCTTGACGAGTCGCACAGGGCACAGGATCACGGCGGCGCGTTGGGGAACTTTGTGATGGAAATGGCGAAGTGGATTCCCCATCGGATTGCGTTGACAGGAACACCGATGCCAAGGCACGAATTGAACGTCTTTAGTCAGGCCCGGTTCACGCACCCGGAGGTGTTTGGGACGCGCTATACACCCGTGCAAACGAGATATGCGCAAACGGGGGGTTGGCAAGGAAAAGGGACGATCACTATTAAGCCGGACATGCGGACAGAGTTTATCGAGAAATGTAACCGCGTGCTCTTTGTTGTGAGTAAAGAAGAACTCGATTTGTCGTTACCAGAGGAAACTCACAGTCAGAGACTCTGCACACTCGCTCCGCAGTTTCGTGCCCGCTATGAAGAGTTGCGGCGGGACTACTACACCGAACTTGCTGACGAGATCGCCCAAGGAACTATCACTGTGAAGAATGCTGGGGTGAAGCTACTGCGTCTGCATCAATTTACTTCCGGCCATGTTCGACTTGACGATTCAGATACGGTGCAAGACTATTCTGATCACAAAGAGCGGGCGCTGATGGAGTTGCTTGAAGATGTCAATGAGCGAACGACAGTGTTTGCAAGGTTCACGCACGATTTGAAAATTATCTCCCGCGTGACGGAAAAACTCGGTCTTCGCTACGGCGAAATCAGTGGCAAGCGAAAGGACCTCGGTCCGAATGCCACCTATCCTGAGAATGTAGACGTGCTTGGGGTGCAGATCGCGAGTGGAGGGCTCGGAATTGATTTAACGCGATCATCACTTGCTGTATACTTCAGTGTCGATTTTTCTGTTATAAATTATTTACAATCTCAGGCCAGGCTTTGTCGGCCAGGGCAACGTCGTCCTGTGCGATACGTACACATTGTGACTGAGGATACAATTGACGAAATGATCTATGCGGCCTTGGCGGATCGTCAAGATGTCATCGAAGCGTTCCTTAATGATATTCGAGAGCGGCAACCCGTGCGCGAGGAGGGAAGGGCAGTGATGCTATGATGTCAACCCTTTCGCCATTCTTGATAGGGCCTACGATTGTTTGCCTGTTCTTTCGCTGTCGCCCATCGTACATTTCCAGGTTGATAATTTCCATTTACGTTAATTCGGTCGAGGGAATGTTGGGCGCTGGGTCGTGGACCAATATAAGCATAGAACGCTTCAAAGGAGGCACGCCATTCCGCACAAACAGTGATCCCGCGACCTCCGTAGTCTCGGAAACTTGTGGCCTGTGGATTTTCTGTCCGTTGAATCATCCTGGCCCAAGCGTAGTATTCAGGCGCAATACCAATGCTATGGCGGCGCGACATACCGTGTGTAATCCCACGTCGCGCATTCTCTTCTTTTCCATAACAGCCACACGATTTCGTTTCGCCAGTTGTCAAATGAGTGCCTTTGACAACCTTAACCGTCCCACATTCACATTGACATTTCCACAATACGTGACCTTTGCCTGCGCTCGTGGCTCGCTCGATCACCAGATACCGATGGAATTTTTTTCCTGTGAGGTCGTGAACGCGGCTACAGCCACACGAAAATGTCGTCCCTCTCCACAGACCTTGTGCATGGGCAATCGTAATCGTTCCACATTGGCATGTGCAGTGCCATCGAACTTGGTTAGATTTTCCGTTTTCTGCACGCCTGACTACAGTCAGGCGACCAAAAATTTGACCGGTCAAATTTCGAAATGCTGGCATATAACACCTCCTATCGTGTGTATCCTTGTTGGTAAGCGCGGCAGCTCGCAAGGAAACGAGGATTCGGTTCAGATAGCTAGTCCGTTCCTAGCCGCCCATTTAGTCTATCAAATTGCACCAGAAAAACAACCCCAGCAGCAACAGGTCCCTTGTCTTGCGCCGCCGAATATGGTACAACTTACGCAATAAGTTACATAAAACGAAGGGAGACAGGAATGGATACGCAGGCATCAGTCACAATGGAACAAGCACTCCGGTTGAAGGAGTTAGAAGCCGTAAAGGGATTTATTGCCGTTGACCTAGAAATCGAAGCGATTGAAGCGCAGCTTGAAGAACGTAAGGCAGTGTTAAAGGTCCTTGAAGATCGGGTGCAACGTTACTTTCTTACCGAGGGGATTCCGTCACAGCGGATCGGGGATCGGCTGGTGTATACGCATACCCGCTCGTTTCTGGCCTATACGGAAGGGACAACACGGGAACTGGCAACTCAAGTGCTCGCGACGATTCCCGATCTCAGCTATCTGGTGTCGCCAAATTTCAATCACAACAAGTTAAATGCGGACGTGAAGGAGATCGAACAACAGGCAAAAATGTCGATCTTCGAAAAATACCCGAAGCTGCGAGCGGTCTTCAAAGCAGACGAGGCCGTGATGATTAAGGCCAAGAAATCAGAGGCGAAGAAAGTGCCGACGCGTCCTGCTAGGTCGGCAGAAAAGGAGGACCGAGACGCAGAGTTTGCAGAATACACGCACGGCAAATAAGCCCCCCAAAGGAGGGGGCAAGTAACCCGAACCCCAACCCTAACCCGTCCGCATGGACGGACCACATACGAAAGGCGCAACGTTATGGCTAAAGATCAAAAAACCAATTCTCCGGTAGCTACTCCCACAACGATTTCAAATCAACTCGACACCTACGTCATCAGCGACACGGCGCAAGTCGAAGACCGGCTCGAAGCGATCCGTGAGACGCTCGGCAACCGCAAAATGACCGTCTCGGATCTGACAACCCTGAAGGTTCCTTCAGCGGGCTCGCAATTGTGGACTATCCCTAATCCGAACACGGGCGAAGTAGAAGGCAAAAGGACTATCGAGGGCGTAATTATTCATTCAGACTTAGACCCGCGCCGACTGTACATGACGCCGTTTGAAGCAACCGGCGGCGGGACTCCCCCTGACTGCCGCAGTGACGATGGCATTACCGGCGTCGGTATTCCGGGCGGCGTCTGTCATACGTGCATGTACAACGAATGGGGGAGTGACCTGCCTGATAAGCAAGGAAATCCCACAAAGGGGAAACGCTGCAAGGAGCGAGGTGTGCTGGCGGTCGTCGTCGCGGGAGAAGTCTTCCCCGTGATTGTTCATGTACCGACTGGATCGGTAAACGACGTGCGGAAGCAACTCAGTGCAATGGTGAAGGACGGGACACGCTATCATCAGCGGCTTGTTACGTTAGGACTGAAACCCGACAAAAACGGCAACGGGCTTGACTACAGCCAAATTGATCTGCGGCCAGGTCCCAAACTCTCGCCTGCGGATCTGGCAATCATTGCGCCCTATCGAGACCGCGTCAAGAAAATGATTGAGTTTACTGGGGCGACCGATACGGCTCTGCTGGCAATAGGAGGGGCAAATAGTGCGCCGCCGGATACTGACCCTGCCTGGCAGGATTCCCGCGAGTAGAGAGATTCGATGAACGACCAGAGGGGGGAGATGTTCGGGTCTCCCCCCTCTCTTTTTTTCCGCTTGTTTCTTGTGCGACGATTATAGGTCTGCGGTCAGAGGAGCAGTTGCATTTCTTACACGTGCAGGTATACTAGGAAGTATGAAAATTAAATTGCCGCCTCCCCTCACGTGTCTGCGGTGTCAGTATCGATGGGTGCCACGAATAGTTGAGGTGCGTATCTGTCCACGCTGCAAATCAGCCCAATGGGATCGGCCTAAGAAACCATCGGCTCCTCTCCCCGGCTCTCTCTCGCAGGTTCCCGCCCAACCAGCGGAAGTCTCGCAACAAACTTCGTAGCACACCCCTTAGTAGAGGGGGTAAACAGGAGGACCTAAAGCATGGGGGTATCGAAGCCGTTATCTACGGAGGTTCGCGCTCGCCTTTTTTCCGCGTGTCCGAAACATAGGAAAACGAGGTGAGCCTATGCAAATAAATACAGAAATGACCGGAGCATTTTTCGACGCGGTCTTTGGGCTCCACGATCTGCGCGGGGATGACATTTTGCTCTTCTTCATCCATCCCACCTTGAACCGGAGAGAATCTGCTTTTGTCCAGACAAAAGAACAATATCACGAAGCACTCATTCGCTACACGGATTGGAATTCCTACTACGGAATTTGTCTTCGGCCTCACCAAGCGCACCCCAACCCCCATTGGCGAGGCAGTCGGGCGGATACAACGGGGCTCGTGCTCTTAGGTGTCGATGTCGATGTCGTCAATCCAGCTGCCCATAAATCGCACGCATTGCCTGCGAGCGAGGCGGAAGCCCTGACATTGATAGCTGCCTACCCACCCGACGTGAAACCCTCGCTCATCGTCAAATCCGGCTACGGGTTGCAGGCATTATGGTTGCTCGAAGAGCCGGAATGGTTTGGAGAAGGCAGAGATGGAGGAACCGATCGGGCTGTTGCTGAGTGGGTGATTACCCACGTGTGGGGAGTGGCAGCAAGTGTCGCCATGAGTCGAGGATGGAAGCTCGATGGCACCTGTGACCTCCCTCGGGTGTACCGAATACCAGGAACGATCAATTACAAAGATCCAACAAACCCAAGATACGCAAGTTGCGAGATTCCTATTCATATCGTTCGCTATGCGAGTCTTGGCGACATCGACCGCCGATTGCCCTACGTCAAAGACATTCCTCCGTTGACTGATGCGATTCGCGGGGATGCCCCTCCCCCACGGGGGCGAAGAGATATTCCAGCACATATCAAAGCCCTCTGTGATGCGCTTATTTTACCAGAAGAAACCGCATTCACGCTCCAGAAGGCAATTGACGCCCTCTGTGAAGCAGATAGCCGGTTTAAGCGAACCTGGGAGAAGAAGCGAACGGATTTTCCCAAGGGCGATTACTCTCCCTCTGGCTACGATATGTCCCTCGCGATGCAGTGTTTGTATGCCGGAATGAATGCGCAGGAGGTTGTGAATATCCTCTGCGCCTATCGCCGCAAATATGACTGCAAATTCACCTCGCACTACATGCGCTGGACGATGGAAAGCGCGTTACTCTTTTACGAGCAGAAAAAAAGTGGCGATGGGAAGGTAAACAAAGAGGGGCTCGGAGTAGTAGAAACAAAGCTCGCCATTGAACAAGCGAAAGTGGAACAGACACAAGCAGAAGTAGACGCAGCAATACAGGCAGAAGAACAGAAGCAGGCCGAGAGGGGAAGTTTGAAAGACGATCCTGAGCTAAAAAAAAGTAAACAACGAGAGTTGCTCGATCAGATTCAAGAATTCTTTGATTTCCCCCCCGATGTCAGAATCACGACTTGCAAATATATTCTTTGCGACACCCCCTATTATCAATTCGGGATAGAGAACGGACGTGCTCCGTACCCTCCGATTAAGCTGTACTCCCACGCCTGTGATTTCGGGAAAGTCAAGATGCTTTTTACGCCCGCGACACAGGTTCAGCTTCTCGCCAAAGGAAAGACGGCGGGGGTGGTATGGGGCACAATGTATAACCGACTCCGTGATCTCTTCGACAAAGAAGAGAAGTCGGAGTTGCGAGCTGAGCAGGACGTATATTTCTCGCTGTGTACGTATCTCGATGTCTGCGGGTGCCCGGAATTCAAAGAAGAGACTCGCGAGACGTTTTTACGAGCAATGAAACAAAAGCAACCAGTATCGAAAGACGGGGTACTCTATTTTTCGCCAGCACACTATAGCGCGTGGGCAAAGCAAGATGGGTCGATAATCGGAGGTATCACAAAAGAGAAGATTATAGCCGTACTCGAAGCTCTAGGAGGGAGCGCGAGGGGAACCACCCTGACGATACGCCTCTCTGAGCAAAAGAAGACGCAGTCAGGATGGTACTGGGCGTTCCCCTGCGATCCGAGAGAAGCCAAATTCAGGAATAACGGCCTCGATACTTCTCATGAAGAGTAAAGATGCCACTTTTCTCCCCCTACAGCGCGATTTTTATATAGGTTTAGGATGTTTATTCACAGGTCGTTATTTCCTAAACGCGGTAACTGTGCGTTTTCAACAGGTTAGGCATGCGTTTAGAAGTTTAGAATGTTTAGGCCACTTTTTCAGGGTACCATGAAATTTAAATAGGTGGTGTGAAATATTTCGTATAGGGAGAAAAAGTGGGGTGGAAAATCGCGAGCTTTAGTAAAAGTTATTGTGGGCCGAAGACTTGCGGGGATTTTAGGGTTTAACAGCCAAATCTAATCAACAAACACGAAGGGCATCACATGACAAAAACAGCAAAGGTTGTGGTTATTGAAGGACCTCCGGGGACGGGTAAGACCACAGAGTTAGCCAAGAGCACGAAGAAAGCCGTTGAGCGGTATCAGGATAGGGGGTGCATGATCGTCGCCTCACTCACGAACGCGGCAGCGCACAATATCGCCGCACGGGATACCGGCGGGCTGAATCCCCGCAATGTGGGAACTCTCCACGCGCTGTGTGCCCGGCACATGCCGGGGTTCGTATTGGCAGAGAATCACTTGGATGACTGGAACAAGACTCACCCGGATTATCGAATGTCCGGGGTAATGGAGCAAACACAGTCGCCAGAGCAAGACCGGCCTATGGCTATGCCTATCGACGAAGATGATGGAAAGGAAACGGAAGGTGACATCCTTTTGCAGAAAATGAGCATCCTCTGGCATCAGTGCACACCGGTTGATGCGTGGCCGCAAAACGTACAGACATTTCATACTGCCTGGGAGAGGTGGAAAGATAAAAACGGCTATACGGATTTTGACGGGATGATCGCCTTCGGTGCGACGATGGAAGAACCCCCGTTCGGCGCGCGGTTAGGGCTAGTTGATGAAGCGCAAGACTTGAGTAAGCGGGAGTGGGAGACGTGGCTCCATTGGGCGAGCATGATGGATTATGTAATGGTCGCAGGTGACTCATATCAGGGCCTTTATAACTGGCGCGGTGGGGATTCAACGTATGTGGATCACATGGACCCGCCTCCGGTCGAACGTCGGGTTTTGCCGCAAACCTACCGACTTCCGATCAAGGTGCAAGAATACTGCGAGACGTGGGCTGAGCAACTGAGTGACCGTACGCCGCGACTGTACGCTCCTAAAGACGAGCCTGGCATGGTGCAACGATCACCCGACAATCTCAGGCAAATTCATTACACCTTGGATTTGATAAAAGAAGCACAAGACAAAGACAAAACCCTCATGATTTTAACGGCGTGCAACTACCAACTGCGGGGACTGATCCGCCTATTGAAAGACCGAGGCATAGCCTTTGGAAACTCGTGGCGACCTTCACAAGGCGACTGGAATCCGCTGGGAGGTAAAGGCAAGAAAGGCAGCGTGAGCAGTGTTCAGCGGATGCTCTCATTTCTGGCCCCACGAGAGACGGGGCGACTGACGTGGACGGCAACTGAATTGAAACAGTGGGCGGCAGTGTGTCCGGTCAGTACTGTATTCAACCGAGGGGCAAAGGCAGCGATTGAGGACTTACCACAGAGTGACGAGCCGGTTGACATGGGAAGACTCTCGCAGTGGATCAAGAGCGAGGTTTTAGAGAAGTTTTTGACAGCACCGACCGGGTATATGTTCGTCGAGTACGTGACAGAGGCAAAGAAAAAGCACCTTGGCTATATCGCCAGAGTAGAGAATAACTACGGCGTGAAAGGGATCACCGAACTGCCGCCGAAGCTAACCACAGGCACAATCCATTCAGTCAAAGGAGGAGCCTCGGAATGGGTGCTTATTTTTCCAGATATATCTCCCAAAGGCTTCAAACAGTGGATGTCGTGGGGACCAGGCCGGGATGCTGTGATCCGTCAGTTTTATGTCGGATGCTCCCGCGCCAGCGAGCGCCTCTACCTCGGCTCAGCCTCCACACGCGAGGCAATCTCATGGCTGTGAGACAAGAGCAGCCCCCCGATGTGTTGGGATTGACCCAAGGGTTGTTTAACGAAGACACGATCTTGCCGGTGCAATTTGAACTCAGTCGCAAATATACCTGCGAGCAACGGCTCTTGTACGCAGTTATGCAGGATGCACTCAAAGTTTTTTTCCGCTACCAGCAATCCACCACGTTCAGAGGGCGATCTATCTTCAAGGAAATTGTCACGTGGTTCACCGATACGAGATCCTATCGGTACGGGTCCTGTCAGCACGTTTGCGACCATTTGGGGTTTGACTATGAACAGCTCCGGCGCGGGATTCTGAGACTGGTCCCAGAAGAGTTGCCAATGCCGAAGAAGTGCGTCCGGGGGCGAGGGAGTCAGTATGCGGTCACAGGGACGCGGAACAGGTACGAGCGGCAAGGGAAACGAGTGTCGGGCTTACAGGGAGGGAGGCTCTAGTGGGCATTGCAAAAACCTATGTGCTTGAAACGATTGTCCATCAACCGTCAATTTGCTGCCGCCTCTGTGGCCAGCGGTCCTTCAACGAGAATGACATTCTCAATCGGTACTGCGCTTACTGCAGACGGTTTCACGAGGCGCCGCTGTTTGTCTTCTTTACCGATTCGCCGGATGCTGGCTCGCCGGATGCTGGCTCGCCGGATTGCCTATGCTCCTTGTGTCGTAAGAGTATTGGTGAGGAAGAGGTGCCCATTCGCATGATAGGCGGCGAGCCGGTAGTAGAGGCCCGGTTTCATCAGGCGTGCGCGGCAGTGCTCTCCCGGCAGACTACTGTTTCATGGAGTCAGCACGGGAAGGAGAAGAAATGACCGCTACCGAGTCTCCTACACACATGGATTTGTTCAGCGGTCTTGGCGGCTTTGCTTTGGCGGCTCGTTGGACCAGATGGCAAACCATCGGATTCTCAGAAGTTGACCCCTATTGCTGCAAACTGCTGACAAAGAACTTCCCAGGAGTTCCCAACTATGGCGACATCACGAAACTGGATGGCCGAACAATTACCGCTGATCTCATTACCGCAGGCTGGCCATGTCAGCCCTTCTCCCTTGCCGGAAAGCAACAGGGACAAGATGACGAGCGGTATCTCTGGCCGGAAGTGCTTCGCGTTATTGACGAAGCAAAGCCCGTTTTTTTCTTGGGTGAAAACGTTCCTGGTCTCATCGGTATGGCACTCGAACGTGTGTGTACTGACTTGGAAAGCCTCGGCTTTGAAGTCCAACCGCTTATTATTCCGGCTTGTGCCGTCAATGCGCCCCACAGACGAGATCGAGTTTGGATTATTGCCTACGCCACGAGTCATGCCGGGCAACTTCAGCAGAGTGAACGGCAAGATTTACGAAACGAGTCTGCAATCTATGGCACGACGAGGACTGCTCCCAACACCGGTAGCCAACGACGACAACAAAACGCCGAGTGCACATTTAGCAATGAAAGCCAGAATGAAGGGCGGTCCACGATATACAATTACGAGTCTTCAAGTTCTAGCAAAAGCGGGACTACTGCCGACGCCTCGCGCCACCGAGGGGAAAGACCCAAAGGGCAAGACTGGCAACCGCACGGAGGAGGCGGCGAACCGAGCGGGGTGGACGCTCTCCGAAATGGCGAAATTGTTACCAACTCCACGAGCGATTTACGGCGAGCATCCAGGGATGACCTGCCCCAGTCATCTGACTGGGGCAGTACGACTCTTACCGACAGTCAGAGCCAACAAGTGGGGGCTACCAGACAGTCATGGCTCAACGGAAGCGTGGGAACAATTGGCGCAGACGGAGATGGGCGGCTCGCTGAACCCGGAGTTCGTGGAATTCATGATGGGCTACCCTCCGGGCTGGACGGAATTGCCGGAGGATTTTGGGATAGAGACACAGCAATCCCCCCTCTTGCCGAAGGCGTCAGAGACCGAGTGTCCAGATTGAAGGCGTTGGGGAATGCCATAGTTCCCCAAGTTGCCGCACAAATTCTGAAAGCGATGAAAGAGGGGATGCGATGACCGCCACAGCGAACAAGCAAGTTCTCTGGTTGAGCCTGTGCGACCAACTCGCGACCGACGCAAACCAGCGAAAAGACGAAGCCTGGGCAGACAGTGGAGACTCCAAATTTCAGGAGTGGCGGACCATCGAAAACCAGATTCCCACCGCACGTGATGACGACGCGGTGGGCGAGAAAGAGATGCGGAGTCTGTGCATAAAACTGATGCTTATGTTCCAGGGGTGACCCACCACGCAGAGGTTGACAGGAGTAACAAGTTGTCCTATATTACCAGCCTATGCCGAGCTTGCCGCAATATCTCTTATCGGACGCAGGGCGGCGTCCCATCGCGAACCTTGTTTTGGAGCGCGACGAGTACGTGTGTCAGTATTGCTTGTTCTATGCGCGGACGGTTGACCATGTCGTCCCGAAGGCGCGGGGCGGCGGCAATATCGCCGAGAATCTCGTGGCCGCGTGTCTGGAGTGCAATCGTTTGAAAGGCGATATGCGAGTGGTGGAGTTCGTGTTTACGTATCTCGGTAAAGCTGCTCCAGTAGTGAACGAAGATCCGCACGCGATCCTCAGGCGAATTGAGAAGCAGACGAGCCGCAGCGTGTGGCGCGATACGGATACGCGGTGGCTTCGGCAATGGTTACGGAAAGAAGGCTGGCGAGGGACGGACGCTGAGCGAGACGGAATAGATATGTAACGATAAGGAGAGCACGATGCAACTAAAACGACCGAAAAAAAGCTTCTTGTTGGGACTAACGATTGGGGTCAGTAGCATGGGGTTGGTATTCTCGTTACGAGACGGGCACTGGTGGATGGTGGCAATGAACGCCGCTGCTCTTATGTTAGGAGCACTTCGATTTTCAGGACGACGAATCTCTGTTTCTGCATCTTGAAACGTACGTCATGCTCCTCATGTTCACCGCTGGTCTCTGCCAACTCCTCAATCCCGACGGCGCGGCGACGTATGGTTGGAGCGCTCAGGAAGGCCCCAAAGAGATCGCCTGCGGGTGTGACTTCATCGAAGAGGGGCTCGAAGCGACCGTGGCAAGAGCAAGCTATCACGCCATTATTCGGGCGACGGCGTGGATCTGGAAAACGGGCCGTAAAGAGGAGCCGGTGATTCTGCATTCCTCCTCACAATTGGTAGTCAGTAATTTGAAAGGCGAATGGAGTATCACCGTACCCATTTTTGAGCCGCTACATAGCCAAGCACGGCGCGGATTGGAAGGGTTGACCCACAATGACTGCGGCTTAGTCTGGATTCCCAAGGAACGGAATACGCGAGCAATCGAGCTGGCGAATCATGCCTATACCAAGCATACGAAAGAGCATGGCGAGGGATGCGCGGGTTTGATTAAACCTCTGGCGCAATCTGGAGGCGGGCTCAGAGCGATGAAGGAATCTTCGTGAAACTCAGTGATCTAGTCGAGCAACCCGCACCGACTCTCTGGGGCCGTAGTTACTTTTGCGCCACCGTGGGCACGGTCAGTGAGAAAACCGTGCGGCACTACATTGAAAGCCAAAAGGGCAAATAGATGCGACGGGCCTATCTCTACCGCCTGTATCCGACGAAGAGACAGACGCGTGCCTTGGCTGAACAAGTCGAAGAAGCCCGTTGTTTGTACAATGCCGCCTTGCAAGAACGGCGCGATGCCTATCGTAAGGCAGGCGTCTCGCTGAACTACTACACCCAAGCCGCTCAATTGAAACAGGCACGGGTGGACGGCAGTCTTGGCCTCTCTAACTTCTCTGCATGTCAGGATGTTTTGCGGAGGGTAGACAAGACGTTCCGAGCCTTCTTTCGCCGTGTGGCGCATGGGGAGAAAGCAGGCTATCCGCGATTCAAGCCCCGCAGCCGATACGAGAGTGTGACCTTCCCGAGCTACGGCGATGGGTGCAAGCTGCTGGACACTGGACGAGTGCGGTTGCAGGGTATTGGGTGCGTGAAGGTCAAATTGCATCGCCCTATTATCGGACAAATCAAAACTGTCACAGTGAAACGCGATGCAGGACGGTGGCACGTCTGTTTTAGTGTAGAGTGCGCGCCTTCGCCTCTGCCCCACAGTGATAAGACCGGGGGTATTGATGTCGGTTTGGAAGTCTTCGCTACTCTGAGCGACGGCACGCGAATTGAGAATCCACGCCACTTGAAACAGTCGCTGGCGCGGTTGCGCAGAGCACATCGAAAAGTAGCGAGACGAAAACGAGGAAGCACCCGCCGGAGGAAAGCTGTTCACGCATTGCAGCGCGTCCACGCGAAGGTGCGCAACCGGCGAAAGGACTTTCACCACAAGACCGCCCACACGCTGGTAACGCAGTACGGGCGTCTTTTCTTTGAGAAGCTGAATGTCAAGGGATTGGCTCGGGGATTCCTGAGCCGTCAGGTTCATGATGTTGCATGGTCCGCATTTCTGGCAATCCTCAAGTATAAGGCTGAAAGTGCTGAGCGAGAGGCAAGAGCCGTTGAAGCGAAGGGCACGTCGCAAGAATGCCCGTGTGGTGCTCCCGTTCCTAAGCGATTGGGAGACCGCTGGCATCACTGCAAGTCGTGCGGGCTGTCGGTTCCTCGCGATCATGCGTCCGCCCTTGTCATCAAATTACGCGGCCTGGATGAGGCCGTCAGAACATAACGGGAGTCAGTAGACTGTCCGTGTTCTGAGAAACTGTTTGCTTTAGCTGACAGAGTCATCACCTGATTAGTAAACCTGCTGTTATTGCTGCGCTCCTCGCTGCCCGGACCGCACGGCAGAATGGCAAACAAGGAGAAGTCCTATGAAGCTGACCCCCGAAGAAGACGCGGACCTCGCTCACTACATCGATTGTGGGGTGGAGGTTTTCCATCGTGCCTATCGCCAGCTTGAAAAGCAGGGGCACACCAAAGCCACGTGCCTGCACTTCGCCGCGTTGATGGTCACACTTCTGAGCAGTGGGCATCCAGAGGGGCCGCCAGTGCCGGACGAAGCGTTGCAAGAGATTCTGCGGCAAGCTACGTCAGGAAGAGGCGGACATTGAGCCAGATTAGCGACGCGGCATGGAAAGCCTTCTGCGAGCGGCATCCTGAGATGACCGACACCGAACGGCACGAGTACGAGGGTGTATTTGAGGCCGAGTATCCCGTGTACCTCGAACAAGCGGGCGGAGACGAGGTGATGGCCTTTGGGCTCTATACGCTCCAGATGGTCAGGGAGGCAGCGGCAGCGGCGGGCATGACGGAGGACACGATGATGTCGCTCCTGATTGCGAATACGGAAAACCCGCGTCGAACGCTTACAGCGGTCCTTGTGGCTCGTCAGTGGGAGCAGGATCATCCAAAAGAATAGGGAATCCGATTTCTTCCACCTTGCCTATCGCCTCGTCGCCCGTGGCCTGTTCGAACGCGAGATCCTCCGCTGTCAGCGTGCGGCGTAAGAACCACGCAATTTCGTAGTCTTGAAACCCACGCACACAGGCGAACTGCCACTCCACTTGCCGCACGTCCGCAATATCCTTTGCAGGATTCGGTGTGTGGAGGAGAAGACGGGCGAGCGGCTCAGGAATGACTACGTTCCCAAGTGGCTTCATTACTCTATCCGCTCCCCGTAGGTCGCGAGCCCACGTTTCACCACGTGCTGCAAGAAGGTTTGCAGCGGCATTCCCTTGGCATACGCTACATCATCGAGTCCCTTCTTGAGCCTGCGTGAAAAGCGCTTCACTGCGAGCCGGATTTCTCCGCTGTCATCGAACGGCGGCGTTGGGTCCGGTCCCGGTACTGACTTGTGTGAAATTTCTGCTGCGTTTCGTCGAGCCATACAAACTCCTTTCATCCGCAAAAGATATAACAGGTTGTAACGGTTGTCAAGCCAATTTGAGAACCGAGGGGCAAGTGTGCTCAGATGAAAGAATTGAGGGGGAATTATGAAATACTTCGTGCTGATTCTAAGCGTTCTCTTGTGTATCACAACCGCCTACGCCCAAGGAATAGAACCCGAAGTCATGGGCTGCACAACGCCTGCCTGCATTGGCCAGTGGACCGCGCCGATGCCGTCGGGACCTCCGGGCAATCCCACGGTGGTTGTTCACATGGCCGTGCTCCCAAATGGCAAGGTCTTTCTGTGGAGCCGTGCAGGTGCGGCGGGCGGTGGGGAGAATGGTAGCGAGCCGACGATGACGTGGAATCCAGCAAACAATCAGTACGAAGTCGGTCCCCATATCGACGACATCTTTTGTTCCGGCCATGCGCTGCTCCCTGACGGACGGTTACTCGTTGCAGGAGGAACGCTCGAAGGGGCGGCGGTCGTGAGTCCGTACAACGGCGTGACCAAGACGTGGGGAACTCCGGTCAAGATGAACAATGATCGTTACTACCCGAGTAATCTCCCCTTAGCGAACGGCGAGCAACTCATGATCGCGGGCGGGGCGGGCAAGGTGAATGGGAAGAACGTCGAGAATACGATCCCGCAAGTCTGGACTACAAGTAACACGCTACGCACGCTCTCGGGCGCGAACATGAAGTTTCTTCAGTATCCGTGGCTGTCCCTCGCGCCTGATGGCCGGGTGTTCATTTCCGGGCCGCAGCCCTCGACCTATTTCTTGAATACGACCGGCAACGGATCGCTCGTGTCAGGACCGTCCGCACACTCAGTGTGGAACACGTTTCGGGTTGCAGGCGTGCCAGTGACCTATCGGCCAGGCAAAGTCTTGATCACTGGCGGTGCTAATGGCGTTGCGGGCGGAACGGTCCCACGGCAGACAACCAATACCGCCGAGATCATCGACTTGAATCAGTCGCCTCCTCACTGGGTCAAAGTTGGGAGCATGGCGAAAGCCCGCGTGGATCACATGGCCTTCGTACTCCCGACTGGGGACGTGCTGGTTGCGGGCGGTACGACCGGCTTTGGCGGTTTTCCAGGCTTAGATGAAACAGCGGGTCACGACCCCGACGAAAGCAAGGCAGTGCTCACACCAGAGCTGTGGAATCCGGGGCAGCCCGGAACCTGGCAGAAAATGGCGACGATGAGCAAACCGAGGATGTATCACTCGACTGGCGCACTGCTGCCAGATGGGAGAGTCTATGTCGGTGGGGGTGGCAAGAAGGACGGATTTACCGATCAGCGGACGGCGGAGATATTCTCCCCGCCGTATCTGTTCAAAGGCGCCCGCCCTAGCATCGGTACTATTATCAGTCAGGCGGGCAATAACCAAATTCACTACGGCGAGTCGTTCACTGTCACAACGAGTTCTACGAATATCACGAGAGCAACGCTCGTACGGCTGCCGTCCACGACACACAGTCTTGACTTTAACCAGCGCTTCTATGAGTTTGCGCTGCCGGTTGCAGTAGCAGGGGGAGTGCGGCTCACGGCACCAGGGAGTGGAACGATTGCACCGCCGGGGCACTACTATCTCTTTGTGATAAATAGTGCGGGCGTGCCGAGCGTGGCGAAGATTATTCGGATTCAGTAGGCCGGTATCCGTCCTTCGGAATAACGAGTTCGTGCGGATCAGTAAACTCACGATCTGTGACTTCTGGTATCGGCTGCGTTTCCAATTCTTCAAGCGCAAGTTGCAAGGCTCGGACAATCACGTCATGGAATTTGCGGTGTCGTTGGATGGCGGCTTTCTTTAGGTTGTAGAGGACGACGCGCTCGTGCGGGCGCAGCCGGAAGGTCAGTTGCTCGTCGTTGCGGTCGGGGAGTTTGATCGGGCGGCCCATTAGTTCCCCTCTCTTTGTATGACCCTGCCTTTTTTCTTGGACAGGCGAAGAGTCGTGTTGAGGGGCAACGTCCGTTTGCTCAATTTCTCAATCGTCTCATGCATACAGGGCAAGAATATATCCCGTAAGGTATAGCCATGTTCAACGAGTAACCCACGAAACCGGCGATAGTATTTCTTCTCTTCTTCGGTATTCAAGTCGAACCGAACTTGGTTTTCTTCCTTCGTTGTTTTTTCTCTGCGCCGACCCACGACATCCCTCCCCCTCCACAAATTTGTACTTTTGTATCATGCCGACACTTGCATGTATAGAATAATTCTGTTAAGTAGAAAAATAGACAGTACAAAAGTACAGAATATAGAGATCACACAATGAGCGAAGCCGCCAAATATTACGCCGTTTACTCACAGAGTCAAGTTGATTGCGGCTCTGGCATGTGGGAATGGCGGGCGGCAGACGGAAAGCTGGAGGTCTGCACGCACGTTTGCCCACAGTTCAAATGTAAGCACGTGGTCTACAGCGACCGGCTGGACTTGGGCGAAGTCACAGAATGGATCAGAACACTACGGGAGCCACAGCAAAGACGGAAAGTTGTAGGAGGATAGCACAATGAATGAAGCATCGACAGAAATAAACGGCCAATCGAGCGTAAAATCTTTACTTGATCTGCCCGCGTTTCAGGAGATGAAAGAAAAGAAAGCTGAAGCAATGAATAAAGGGGAAGAGACCATCTGTTTGTCGATCTCTGGGACGATCTCTTCTCCTCCCGAGATCGATCGGCAGCAAGAAGAATCCGTGCGCTTGGCTGGGCTCGAAATCAAGGCGCGGCGCAAGGTGGAGCAGTTGCGGGTGGACCTTATTAAGGCGGAGCAGGAACACCGGGCGGTGAGCAGCAAGCAAGCGATTGTCGCAGCGAGACTCACGGAAATCTACCAAGCGCAGGCTGGAGTCAGTGCTGTGACGAAGCGAAAAAGGAACAAGAAGTGACTTCACTCTCGCCTGAAGACTTCTTTGGTCCCCTCGCCGTCATTCATTGGATCGGGCTGTTTTGTTTTGTGGCCTATCTCATTATGCCGATGCTTTCGGCCTTTGCTGAGGGATGGCTAGAGCGGAGCGCGGAACGAAAGAAGGAGCGAGAATATCAACGGGCGGCAGCGGAACGAGACCAGGAAGTGGCGGCGATACAAAGGAAGATGGAGCATGAAACGCTGAATAAGCAGTTAGATGCCCTCTATCGGAAAGAGAGAGAAGAGCAGCGCGGGATTAAGCCCTACGGCACGCTCGAAGAAGAACACCGGGCGTGGGAGGAATTTAATCGGCGGGAGGAGGAGAGGCGATGCCATTCCTAATTGGCCGGGCCGACTTTCCCGAAGAGAAATCCGCCTTCACACCAGGACTGCCACAGTACCTCGGCTACGAAGCCTTTGTCGGTCCCTCCATCATTCAAATGAAGGATGGCGCCCTGCTCGTGTGTTTCGAATACGTCGGCCCGGATCAGGAATTGAACGAACACACACGGCGGGCGTGGGAAGCAGATTTACTGGCCCGCGATCTCCAATTGACGGGTGGGTGGATGTTCGAAGGTCATACCGTCATTGCCCATACCACTGTCCCGCCTCGGTCTCATTTCTGTCCTGACGCCGTGAGTGCCTTAGTCTACGAAGCCCGTGCTAAGCAGTACGCGCAAGAAAAGAAATACGTCAAGAAACGGGATGTCATGGTGCTCACGTATCTGCCTCCAGACGACGTGAAGCAAACCGTCAGTGACTTCTTTCTCGAAGAACGCACACGCACCAAACAATGGTCTCGTGTCCAATTGCTGGAACAGTACGTGCGCGAGGTGATGAAGCTGGTTGACGCGCTGGATCGCTTCCTCACGCTACGACGGTTGAGCGAGGCCGAGACGCTGCACTTTCTCCACTTCTGTGTGACCGGCGAGGATCGGGCGGTGGGTGTGCCGGAAGACGGGGGCGATCTCGATTATGCGATTGGTACGGTCGAACTCGCGCCGCATGACGGGACGGTCAACAACGAACTTCACACGCAAGCGATTGGCATTATCGGTTGGCCGGGGGATGGCACCAAGTCGCAGATGTTTGACCCGGTGTTTCAGTTAGGTATTCCGCTGCGCTTTCAGCAACGAGAAATCTTCATTCCGACGGCGATTGCGGTGAAGTTGTTGGAGCGGCGGCGGAACTGGACGAATCAGTTGAACGACTACAACCCGTTCCGGTTGTGGTGGACGGCGGCGCAACCCAGTGGTGGTGCCGACCCAAATAACAAAAACGTGGTGCGATTCAATAAGGCAGCGGCGGAGAAAGCCAATAGTATCGAGGATGAGATTGCTTTGATTGAGAGCGGCGAGGTGGTTGCGGGCTATTACACCGGCTGCGTGATTCTGCACGATACCGACCCGGATCTACTGGCGCAGAACACGGCTCTGGTAGCGGCGCGGATTCGCAGCCTCGGATTCTCGCCGATTATTGAGAAAGATAATTTGGCTGACGCGATCGGCGGAAGCTGGCCGGGGCACGGCTCACGCAATATTCGCTTACACATTCTCAATAACCGGCAGTTCTCCCGGCTGTGGAGTACGAGCAATCCGTGGGAAGGAGAAGAGACTGCGCCGTGTCCGTTCTTCCCAGAGGGGAGCGGACCGCTCCTCCTGACGACGACGGCGGGCAAGCAAATCCATCGAGCGAACATTCATGCACACGATCTCGGGAATTTCCTCAATATTGGAATCGCGGGGCGCGGTAAGACGTTCCTGAACGGCCAAATTGCACTAGCTTACCGGCAGTATCCTAACAGCCAGATTTTTATACTGGACCGGGACGCGGCGCTGCTGCCCCCGACACTCCTGTGTGGCGGTGAATTCTTCGACGCGGATGCGCTGAGCTATGCCCCGTTCGGACAGATTCACAAAGATGCAGAGTTTGCCTGGGCGCTTACCTTTATTGAATTGCTCGCACAATTGCGGCACTGCAAGCTGTCGCCGACCGTCCAGGGCGACATTGCCAAAGCGTTGGTCTCATTGCGAGAGATGCCCGCCGAACGGCGGACCATGAGCCAGTTTTTGTGGCAGCTCCAGCCACGGGGAGGAGATCGGATTAAGGACGCGCTCAGTTTCTATACCCTGGAGAATCCGGGCGCGATTCTCGATGGTAAACCAGGCCCGGAACACACGGCCAGTTGGCAAACGTATGACATGCTCCGGCTCATTGGTGCGGGCGAGATGATTAGTACCCCGGTCATTCACTACCTGTTACACATGATGGACCGCTATGCCGATGGCCGCATGATTCTCAAAATTATTGAAGAAGGCTGGCAGGTCGCCGGGAACAAGTTGATTCAATCGAGCACCGAAGAGGACAGTGCCAACAACCGCAAACGGAACATTGCGACCGGGCTCGTACTGCATTCGCCTGCGAACCTCGATGCCTTCGAGCGGCGCAATCTCCTGACGATCAACATGGGCAGTCTCTTTCTCTTGCCCAATGAGAAGGCGATGACCACAGGTGAGAACGGTGAGATGGAGCACTATCTGACGCTCGGTCTCACCCCCCGACATTGTCAGGCGTTAGCGCAAGAGATGGTGCCACGGCGTCACTATATGGAAGTAAAAGGTGATCTCGCGCGTGTCTTCGAATTCGAGCCGACGGAGTGGGAACGGGCAATTCTTGGTGTGAACGGCAGGTCGCATAAAGAAGAGTTGTTGGAACTGAAGAAGCAATACGGGCCAGAGATGCCAGGTGTGTGGTTACGGAAACATAAGCACGAAGCGTTAGCGCAGGAATGGGAAACGCGGTTCAAGCAGAAGGAGGCAGCATGAAACAAAAAATTATTTTCGGTTTGTGTATGTGGTGGTTCTTCATGTTGGGGGACAATCCGCAGACGGTCGGCTCGTTCTGGAATCAGGATCAATGTGAGGGGATTCGGGTGTGGATACAAGAAAAGCAAGCTAATTGGACCATTAGAACGCCTACCTCTCCGTGCTGGTCTGATCAACAAGTACCGCCTGAGAAAGAATAAGGAGGCAGTATACATGGGACCATACGTGCAACCACAGATCATCACAGACGTGCAATGTTTAGAGGGCGTAACCTACGCATATACAACCGGAATTGTTCTTGGGCTTGTTCTGGGATTAGCAATCGCCCTGTGGATTATCCCGCTCATGGAAGTGACCATGAAAGCGCTCATGTTCGGCGGGCGATGGCTCTGGAGCAAACGAAAGCGGGTATTTACCGCCTCTGCACTAGGAGTTTTCATTCTCTGGACTGTTCCGGCCCAGGCGTGGTTTTTCCCGTGCGGGGGCAACGTCTGCGAGGCGGAAGAGATACCTGTCAAGGATCAGAAGACCCGTACTGAAACCGCGCTGACTGCCTTGAAGGCTACAGCACTACTGATAGACGCCTTAAAGCAGGCACTCACCAAAGACGGCATTTGGGATCATCGTACGGGCAATCTGCTGAACGAGATTGCGAACTATACAGCCGGTGAGGGAAGTATCCTCTACGGCCAAGATGGGAGCGGGATGTGGCCGGAGGTCTATCAGTATGATTCGACGTGGGTTGAAGGTGGCTGGCTCGAAGCGGAGTTAGCGCGAGACCGGGCTTCGTTGTGGACCCAGCGTAGTCTCATGCATCACTTAGAATTGATGCGCGCGGAAGACGCGGTAGACGAAGAAGAAATTGACGCACTACAGAGACGGGTGGATGAGTGCGAGGGCCGCAATTGCGCGATCCAAGCCGGGGCGGCGGTAAACGCCAAGCTGCTGCACGAACAACGCAAAACGCGGGCGCTTATTGCAACGGTAGCAAACGCACAAATAGTGCAGAATGGCTATGTCGTAAACAAGGACGCGGCCAATAAAGCGCAGGAACGGTTATTCATTACGAATAACGGCCAAGAACCACAGATGCCCGTATTTCGGGATTGGGGGCTTTAATACCCCAATGGCCCTAGGAGGCCACAAGAGGAGGGTACACGTGTCGTACATTATTCTCACATTAGTCTTCATCGGCGGGGCGTTCATTGGCAGTATTGGGACACTCACTTTAAGTGACTCTTGTCACGAACTGGTTGCGATTGAGAAAGCCCGGGATGCGAAAGAACAAGAACGCGAGGCGAAACTGAAGCAGTTTTTCGGCGAATCTTCGCCAGAAAAACCAGAATTTAAGGATCGTGGCCTGTAATGGAACCCGCACTACTTAGCCAAATTACGCAGCTCTTTAAGAACGGGGCGCTCGTCTGGGGACCAACCATCTCAGGCATTGTCGAGCCGTGGTACTTCGACACTTTACTGATTGCCTGGTTCTTCGCTTTTTTTGGAATCGCTTTCAATATTGGGGTAGACTTTTTTCCTGCGCTGTTCTTATTCTTTATTCGAAACGGGTTCTTTTTGAGTATGATCCGGTTTGGGCCTGAGTGGATTAACCAACTGTTTGATAGCATCAAGAATCTTGGGTATCGGATGGGGATGCCAAACTTGGACCCCTCGGCGATTGCGGCAATGGGACCTGTCGTGGCCGATCCGATTATGAAAAGCCTCGCAGACCAGGGGATGTTATCGTATCTCTTTAGCCCTTCGACCTACATTTTTAGTTTTGCTGGTGTCGCCGTCGAGTTCGCGTTTCTCGCGCTCGCCTTTATGACGATGGCAACTCTGATTCTCAGTTATGTATTGACGGCGGGCTGTCCCTTCTTTTTTGTCTTCGCGGCGATCCCGTTCACACGCGGGATGACGATGGGCTATGTCCGACTCGTCTTCGGGACTCTCGCTACATTATTTACCATTCTCCTCATTACGGCGAACGTCGTTGAGGTCGGGGAGTTGATACAGGTATGGGAACGAGCGGTTTTTCTCAATCCTGCGGTGACACTCACTGCAAGTGATTACGCGCTGCCGCTTGGCGTAGCGATCGTACTGACCTGCATGTTCATTTGGTTGCCGATCAAGGTCGGGCGGGAGATGTACGGATTCGTACCGGAGTGGAGTGGCGGGCGGGCGGCAGGGTTTGCGCTTGGCGGGGTTCGTGCCGCCGGTGGTGCGGCACAGGACGCCTTTCAGAAGATGACGGGCGGCGGCGGGAGTCACAGCAGTTCAGGCGGCGGAGGAAGCCCAAGCCGCACTGGTGGGGGCGGTAGTCCCAAAGGGACACTCGGGACAACGCCGTGGGGGTTTGCAAAACCATGATCTCAGGAGGTGCTCGCACATGAGTGGTACAAGCTACCGATCGCGCTTTTCACAGAGCGCATGGGGGTCAATACCCGATGACGACGATGACGGTGGCGGGGGGCAGCGGTGGATGTCCTGGCCTCCGCCTCCCAAGCCCCGGCTGGGAGTGAAGGCCCCGTTGCAAATCCCCTTTCGAGAAACGCTGAGCGAGAAATTCGAACAAGCGTTCGACCGGGCATTCTCTAGAAGGAAAAACAAATGATTAACTCCGGCCAATGGCACGAGTGCCCGGTCTGTGGTGCAACGGTACGGCTTGGGTTTGAGACCTGTCGGCGCGAACGACAGACGATGGTCGTCACGTATGAAAACTCTCTTGGTTGGCTGAGCTGGACGGTCGGACGACAACGCAACTTTGAAGTGCAAACATTGTGTGTGTGGTGCGGGGAGCAGGAGGACGCGGCAATCGCTGCACGGAAGCAGCAGAGGCTCCTCCTGCTTGGTGGGTACGGAGTGGGTTTTTACGGCTGGTTCAAGTACGGAATGGTAGGGTTGTATGGGGCAGGGGGGGCGGTGGTTGCGTTCATACTTGCGAGCTGGTTGTGGCGGCGACATCGCGCAGGACGAATGCAGGAACAGAAGCAACTCTATCTAGAGATAATGGACCGGGAGAGGAGGGCGGAATGAATAGCATCTTATCTTGGTTTCGACGATCAAAACCGAATCCAGTTGACCTGAGCACGCCACACGTTCGCGCGCAAGTCAAACTAGATTCCAAGGAACGGAACCATCAACGACTTGTTCGGGCATGGCAGACCGCAGCGGCGGGAGCGTTCCTTCTGGCGTGCGGATCAGGCTACGGCAACTACTGGCAGTTGAACCGAGCGGAGGTCGAGTATCAGTTTACTGTCTACAGTAATACCTATCAGCCGGTCCCATTTCTTGTTCGCCGGGCCAGTGTCATTTCAAACCTCGACCCGCAGAAGCAAGGCATCGTGGGCATGGTACTGAATCGTTATATCGAGTTATGGCGGCTCCGTATCATGGAAGGCAACTTTCTGATTCGCCAGTTGAACCAAGCGAGGAGCATGATTGCTGGACCTGCGCTTGGGAAGTTCGACGCCTGGTACAAAGATACCGATCCGGTGAACAAGAGCGAACGAGAGAAAGTGGTTGTGCGGGTGAGCGAATCCCCACCGATGCCAGTATCACAGATGCCGTCAGAGAATACATGGGAAGCGGCATGGACAGAGGAACTCCAAGATCGCAATGGCGTGGTGCTAGGAACACAAAATTGCACTGGTCATTTTCGCATTAAGTATGATCCGAAGTTTGCCGATCCGCTCAATGTATTTGGCGCGGTCGTGATCGATCAGACGGAACAATGTGGGAAAGGAGCACCCCAGGGGAGGGTACAAGGGGGGAATTATGCCTCTAAGTAAAGATACGAAATACGGACTATTTTTGGTTCTTTTCTTAGGGGGGTGTGCGGTTCCCCCGGTCAGACAGACGCCAGTTGACGTATCAACGCCACACCTGGCAGCCACGCCAGCAGCACCTCCGGCTATCGCAGGGAGTGTGATACCGGCAGTGCAACTGCATCCTCAGATGGCCGAGGCTCCCATTCCTAGGGCGCGCATTACTCCCGCCGTTGATGTAATTGGTAAGACCGCAGCAACCCTGATTTTCGATCCTGATCGGCAATATCCGCTCGTCTGCCCCATGTGGCGACAGGTGATTGTCAGGCTTCTTCCTGGCGAGATTCTGCGGGATTATGGGGCACCAAACGGAGAAGAGTGGATTATTCAACCCTCCTCTTCGTCGGTGAACGGAGAAGAGGTGGTAGTGTTCTTCATCAAAAGCACGCCGCTCGCTCCGGTGACTGACTTCACGGTAACGACCGACAAGAACATCTACATGATGCAGCTTTTACCCAGTGGTAAGGGTGTGAATCGCAATGTGCGGCTCGTGCGGTTCCGCGATCCAAACGCCGAACTCCTCCGAGAAGAAGCCCGGATTGCTAAAGAAGAACGACGGCGACAACGAGCGCTAGAGCCCAAGATACCGACGCTGAACACAGTGACAGCGCGCACGTATCAGGTCAGCGGGCCTGCGGTGGTGTGGCATCCGGTGAGTGTGACAGGAGACGATGTGCATACCTTTATTAAGCTGCCATCTGAGACCGGGGCAGAGTTGCCGATCCTCACAGTCATGCGAGACGGCGAGTATGAGCAACCAAATTATCGGACAGTACGGGACACAGATGGGCGGGTTGTGCTGGTAGTTGATGGGCCGGTACGACAGCAAGCGAAGCTGACCGGCATGGATGGTGAAGTGCTGATTTCAGGAGGGAATTAAGATGGACATGTCATTATTCAGCTTTTTGTGTGCCTGGGCGCTAATTGTGCTGACTATTATCGGAGTCTTTATTTTAGGGGCTGTTGTATTCGGAATTGCGGCGTGGTTAGAGCAACAAGGGCCGATCTTGCGGCTTAAATTTTGGGCGTATGTTGCGACCAAACCACGACTAGAAAAGGCGGTTCCACTGCTCTTTTCCGGGCTAGGAATTGGCGTCCTTTTTACTCTACCTGCGAGCTTCTTCTGGCTGCTAACTGTTGTCGCATTTCCTGAGGGATTACTTACCGAACCCGCGCCTTCTGTTCCTAACTCGGAGGTTGCCTTAGCAATCACCCTTGTTCTTATGAGCATTGTCTCTGTGTGTGCGATTGGCGTTGTCAGTCCAAAGCCAGAAGCGAAAGAATCGGCAGAGAAAGACATGCAATCTAGTCAGTTAGTGAGGGGGAGCTAATGGCTGGGCCAGCAATCAATAATCCTACTCCACAACCCAGGAAACGGGGCGCGTCACCTCGCTTCTTTAAGCTCGCAGTGGGTCTCCTGGTAGCGATGGCAGTCGGGCTTTTTTGGGTGCGGTGGACCGATATACGGCATCGGGGGGGAGAGGCTTCCGCCTCTCCAACGTTACTCAATCGAGCACAAACTGACCTGACCTTACCGGATAAGAAAAAAGAAGAAGTCAAAACACCGCCTGTACAAAACAAGGAACCGAAGACACAAGACAAGCACGAAGCGCGGCAGCCTAGGAAAAAAACTAAGTTTGAAGAGATGCAGGAAGAGAAGCGGTTAGCGGCGATTTGGGGGAATCCAATCTTGGGACGAAACACCCCAAAGGAGGGTGCAAGGGACGGACAAGAACGTAACAACGCGCAACACGCGGCCCGCTCGCAAGAGCCATATAATGACCGAAACACTTTGGAAGTGGGGTCAACAGGCAGCAATGGGCGCGGCAATCGCGCAGACGCAAGCCTCTGGAACACCAGCTTTGACAAGCGCGGGCGGGGGCAAGTTGGGGTGCTGCAAGCACCGCTCTCGCCGTTCACGGTATGGCCGGGGTGGAAGATTCCGGTCAAGTTAGTGGATGGAATAGATACGGATACGCCCGGTCAGATTAGCGCAGTAGTGGTGGAAGATGTGATGGACTCGGCAACCGGAATGCACAAGTTAGCACCTGCGGGCACGCGCATTCTCGGCTCATACGACGACCAAATTCAGCGGAGTCAGGAGCGATTACCAAATGCTTGGCATACGCTGATCTTGCCGAATGGGCGACCAATGGCACTCGGCGGAATGCCGGGGGCCGACCGGCGTGGGGTGTCAGGCATCCCGATTGAGACTGACAATCACACATGGGAAATCGCAGGCCAAGCCTTGCTAATGACGGTCACAGGGGCAGCGGGTCAGATGGCGACACGAGGTGGGTACAGCGGCAACGACGTTGACCCAGGCGATGCGTTACAGATGGAAGCGGGGCGCGAGATTCGCCGATCGGGGCGGCAGGTAGCGGGGCGCGGGTATCGGCAGCCGACCGGGAAAGCGGAGAGTGGGGAAGTCTTCTTTGTGGTTGTGACGGCCCCATTGGATTTTAAGCAGCCTTATCAAGAAGAGACTGACGTTGCATTTGGAGAAGAGGAATGACCTTCTTTCTTCGCATAATCGGTGCGTTCTGTCTGCTCGTGCTACTGAGCGGGTCGGCAATCAACTCGTTCGGGTATCACGTCAACATTACGAACTCGCTCCCTCGCGGTATCTATAAGATAGCCCACGGTCCAGTAGTTCGGGGAGCTTTAGTAGTTGAGTGTTTGTTGCCGCAACTCTCCAAATTGGGCAAAGATCGAGAATGGATCGGGCGCGGCTCGTGTCCAAGCGGCACTATGCCGATCCTCAAGCGCGTAGTCGGAGTGCCGGGTGATACGGTGACGGCGACACGGGACTACATCCAGATAAATAGTTTCATTCTGCTTAATACGGCGTCTCTGTTTCTGGACTCACAGGGGCGGGAAATCCCCCGTGTCGGAGATCACACCTACACGTTACAGCCCGGACAAGTGTTATTGTTGGCCGACAATCCGCAGTCGTGGGATAGTCGGTACATGGGGTCAGTGGACATGACAACGATCCTCGCAACGGCGGAGCCGGTCTGGTTATGGGAGGACTAATTATGAAGTTTCCATTAGTAATCGCGGTAATTCTTATTGCAACAATTGCATTTAATGTTGGGTATGAATTAGGCCAAGAAAAGGCTGTGATGTCGCAGTTTGAGCACCCACGGCAACATCTTGTAGACGTGTTTCCTGGTCATAAATTTGAGTTGCGAATAGATAAACTGCCCGCCGAGAAAGAATAAGAGTGAACACGAATCGTCGCCAACAAGAGCGCATTCTTGACGATTACGAGACCGGGCTGGGGCCGGAGATTCGGGCTGCGATCCGCAAACCGGGAGTCACGGGGATCAAGGTTGCGGGCGAAGACGGGAAGCTCTTTGTCAAAGAACACAGCACGAAATGGGTCGATACGTTGCATGTGGTTCCGTTAGCGGTCCGGCGATCGACGCTCAATATGATCTCTTCCGAGTTGCAGAAGTCATTCAACGAAGAACAACCAAGCCTCTCCGGCGAGCTGCCGTTGACCGGAGATCGGGTGCAGGCGTGGTGCCCACCGATCGCAGACTACAGTCTCGTGATTCGCCGCCACAGCTCACAAGTCTTTTCATTGGAAGACTATGTTGACGCGCAGATCATGACCCAACAGCAGGCAAATACACTGCGGCGGTACGTACATGAGCATAAGAACATGGTGTGGTGTGGCGCAGTCGATAGTGGCAAAACCACTGCCTGTAACGCCTGTCTAGCAGAAATCGAGGGAACCGAGCACGTCTTTATTGTTGAGGATACCAAGGAACTAAAGTTTCTCGGTGCAAACGTCACGCGACTCCAGACCGCCAATTCAGTCGCCACATTACAGAGTCTTGCGCGTGATTCGTTGCGTGGCGATTACGACCGCTTAGTGATCGGCGAGACACGCGGTGCGGAGGGGGTTGAGGTCATCAAGATATGGAACGCTGGGCGGCGGGGTGGATTTACCACGGTGCACGCGGAGAGTGCGGCGGGTGCGTTTGTGCGGTTTGCGATGTTCTGCCAGGAGGCAAGGTTGCCGCCTTTGTGGATGCAGATCGAGGCAGCGATTGACGTTGTGATACATATCGCCATGACGCAAGAAGGACGGAAAATTACCGAGATCAGGGAGGTGCAGCATGAAGACATAGACATACCAATTAAGTTCAAGCGGCAAGAAGAGATGTACACAACAACACATTAAAACAGCGAAAGGATGGACGGTATGGTGCGTAGGGGACGGTTGATGTGGCTGGTTTTAATTGCGGTCGCGGCGATGGTCGGACTAGACGCCGGTGGGGCGATGGCCTCAGGAACAAACACGCTGGCGGAGATGAGTGCGGGCGTGTTAGCGGTTGGTGACACGTTACAGAGCACGGAAATCCTGGGGAGCATTGGATTCTGGCTGGTGGCGATTGGGGCGGTGGGGTTGCTGCGTGGGGATCTTGGTGCGGGGTGGGTGGGGTTCTTTATTCTGTTTATTGTCGTTGGCGTGCTGTTCAATGGACAGAATATCGTGGAGGCAATCGGCTGGTCGGCGGCGGTGGTATAGCTGCTTCCCCTCTGCCCTCTTGGCCGGAGGGCAGAGGGGCAACCTGGAGTAACTATGAACGATTCATCATACCAAGACACTCCGATTATTCTACCCTTAGCGCAGGGTGTGTTGAGTCCTATCAAGCGGTGTGGAGCAGAACGCGCCCCTGCCGATTTGGGGTTTCTCCTTGCCTTTCTCATGTTCATGACAGCCATGTATGGACAGTGGAAAGCGCTCTACTTTCTTATTTTCCCGATCGCGTGGCACATCGCCTGGATGATCGTTTTCAGTCGAGACCCGCAGTATTGGGCGATCATGATGCGACAATGTGTGTGGTATCCGTGGCCGGAGTGGGTGCAAGCATGGCCGGGCCTTGGGGCAAAGCCAGTGAAGATCGAGGCAAGCGTGCCATTCAGGGGTGAGGCGGCGTATTCGGCATAAGAAAGTGTCGGACTTAAAATCGAGAGTTTTCATGCGGACAGAAATTTCGATTTTAACCCAGAGACGCCAGCGGTTTGGGGATTGTAGACGGCGATTGCATAATCTGGAAATAAGAATCAGCATTAACGCGGAGTTACGGGGAGGGATGGATGTCTACCGGGGTAAAAATAGGGATTGGACTGTTGACGCTTTTGTTGACGGGGTGCGCACAGAGTACGAGTTACCCACGGAACACACGAAGCGGGTACTACGGGACGACTCGGAGCCCCACGTATGAAGTAACCCGCCAGATACAAGAGGTAGCGAGAATGCGGCGGGCATGGGAGCAGCTACGGAGATACTGAAATGCCGTTTCGCAAAGCGGATTACGGCCCCGAGTGGGACCGGATTAAGAAACGGATACTTGAGCGCGAGGGGTATCGGTGTCGCATGTGTGGAGTGAAGCGGTACTCAGTCGGGGTGCGGCATAAGGATGGCAGATTCACGTTACACATTGAAGCAGCGAGTTACGAAGAAGCCCGCCGCTACGCCAGAGACGGCGGGGGATTGATCGTTGTCAAGCTCGCCGTTGCTCACTTAAATCATGACTTAAGTAATCACGAACAATTCTTGACGGCCTTATGCGATTATCACCACCTAAAACACGATCAGCCACAGCACACGGAGAATTCCAAGAAGACACGGGCCGCGAAACGGGAGCGGATACAATCGGAGTTATGGGATGAGCAATACGGTGTACTCATTTAGGTTAAGCGACGAGATGGAAGTACGGGCGGAAGTACAGGCCAAACAGCGAGGGCTGAAGAGCGGGCACGCGCTCATGAAAGAGATCGTCGAGAACTATTTTAATGGAGAGGGAGACAAGCGCCAGAAGAACATGGACCTTTTGTTGGCCGAGATTGCAGGGTTGAAGGGTGAGGTAGGCGAGCTGACGTATGAAGTGATGCGGACGCGGGCGATGGTGGCGCGGGTGATTGATCCGAAGGGCGGAGAGCAAGGGGAGAAGGGAAAGCTGTTGATGGAGGTGGCGGGGAAGGATGTGGCAGCGTACGTGAACGGAGAGAATGGAGGAGCAGCATGTCAGACAAACGGACGAGAGAAGATTACATAGCAGAACACGGGACGCTAGCGGCAGTAATCGGGCAAATGATTACGGACCTGAGCGCGGGCGAGATTTCTCAGGAAGAAGCACGGAGACGCTTTCTCGACTACACCATAGAATACGAGTCGCTTCCACAGCGCGAGGGCTTCATTCAAACGTCCTCGATTGTGTCAGGACGGACCGGCAAGCCGCTGGTGGATTACCGATGGGATGACAAGCGGGTTCAGTGGACACCGGAAGAGGCACAGGCTCATGCGTTAGTGATTCTCGCGTGTGCTGAGGCGGCGATCATGGACGCGGCAGTGGTGGAGTTTTTGAAGGTGCGGATGGATCTTGATTGGGAAAAAGCGGCAGCGTTCGTGCATGACTTGCGGAACTTCAGAGAGGACATGAAAAAGGAATGGCAGTAACCCCCGCTCGCCTTACGGCGGTCCTTCGAGTGGCGAACTTTGTCCGCCGACTCTCAGACCCGCACGCTCGGCTTCGCTACGTTCACACCCTCTGTTGGGGTGACGCTGCTTAAACTACCAGCGGCAGTCCTTCAGTTAGTGACCTCCGGCCACATAACTTCAGACCTGCACGCTTAGGCCCGTATCGAAAGGAATTCAAAATGTGGACTCGACTGACGGACGAGATGGTCCTGACCGAGATTGTGTTGCTGCACGGGTGGGCGACGGCGTATACCGTGCAGCAGTTGGTTGAGGATCGGCTTGGTCGCAGAGTGAGGATGGGAGAGATTGGCAGGCGAGTACGGCGACTGTTTGCTGAACGGAAGATCAAAGTCATCGAGCACCGGGGCGGGGCGCCGTGGCGGTACGAGCCGTGGGGCTATGCGCTGGTGCGGGATGAATGCCACCCCTGAGAAGGGTGCAAGCGGAAGGGGTAGCCAATGCGAGCATGGGTTGTGTGGCTGGTGTTGTGTGTGACGGTCGCGTTCGTGGTAAAGCAATTCCTACTGGCACCCCAGTGCCAGGGAGAGGGGTGGCAGAGTATGGAGACCGCGCCACGACAACCACCAACCGAGGGGACAGCGGCGATTCCGATTGAGTTGTGTTATGCACGCAAGGGAGGGAAGCCTTGGTATGGGCTCTTTGCGTGGACAAATAGAGTACAGGTTGGACCGTCTGCTGACGAAGCAATTCCTCGTATTTACCCACAAGAGAAAGTTGCAGTCTCTAGATGTTTAGGAACGGCGAACGAATGCAGTCAAGCCCTTGTAGTGAAACTGAAAGAATCAGAGTGGGTGAATCTGACCAAGCCAGGACACGGAATTGGGGATGAGAAGTTTTTCCTATGGCGAGTACCAGAGACAACGGACCCGAAGGAGTATGAAGCACTCAATCTAAATAAGGAATAGATCATGCCACTGGGGAACCGCTGTTCACGCTGCGGGCGGGGGCTTGGGCCGGGGGCACAAGAGGCGCTCTTTGGGGGCCACGAGATTTGCTACGCGTGTTTGAATACCCCCGCCTATGAAGAGATGCTCAGTGAATTGCCAACGGACGAGAGAGCGGACTGGGACCGACTGTCGTTATGGGAGAAGGGGTTTATTCGCTCGATTCGGGAGCAATACGAAGAGCGGGGGACGTTGAGCGATTTGCAGGCAGAGAAGGTCGAACAGGTATGGGAACGGTGGCAACGGAGACGGAGATAGGCGTGCCTTGGAAATACTTTTTGCTTGTGTTGCCGGTGTGGGGGATGTTCACTGCGGCGGTTGGGATGGTGTTTCATGATTTGGGGTACAAGGAAGGGCTGGTTGTTTGTGAGCATCCGAAGCAAAGTAAACTACAGGAATGGCGGTATGCAGGTGACTGTGTTTGCCTTGACCCGACCGGCAATCTTGTGTCTTCATCGTGCGAAGCAAAGGGGAGTGGGGGGATCGCATGTCAAAAATAGGGAGTTGGGTTTTCGACAAGATATTCGGACGGAAGCTCCTGACCGACGATCTGGTGTTTGCGGTCATTGCCGAGATGACCCCCAGGCCCGCGCATGCAGAAGATGTAGGAGAAATCATCGCGAACCGCGTAGGGCGGGACATCAGCAAGCGGGTGCTACTCACACACTTTGATAATCTCTTAGAGGCTGGGCGGATTGTCGCGGTGTGGGGTGGGGAGGGGCAGGAAGGGATACACAGACGCAAGTACGCCCCGTTCTTTGCGGTGTTACGGCCCGAACTCCGCCCTCCTGGGAAAGGCGTGCTGCTGACACCGGCCAGGGAGAAGAAGTGACAAAGACAAACGCGCTTCTCTGGAAGCTCGAACAACTCAAGACGTGGTCTCAAATCCAAGCCTCCGCCATGCAGTATTGGTTCCGGTGGGGCATTGTTGTGTGGCTGGTCAGCGCTGTGATTATTCTCGCGATGGGACTGACGATCGAGCCGGAACGGAAACAGAACGCAGTCACGTGGATAATCGCTAGCGTCGGTGCCAAGGCGCGGATCAAGACCATAGGACTCAAGACAGTCTGGTGGAAAGGCGACCCCTACGAGCCGCAGGTATTGGCAGAGTGGATGGACAAGCATGTGTACGGCGGGGCGCGGTTAAGTCAGTGGCTCGCGTGGGCGGCGGTGATGGGAATTGGACCAGTGAGTCTGATTGGCAGTATTGGGTTGTGGCGGGTACGAAAGAAGGCCGCGAAGGATGGAGAGCAACACATCAGAGGGGCGCAGATTCACACAGTTGAGGAGCTACAGAAACGAATAGGAATCAGCAGAGGAGACGGAGTTTTTGTTGGCGAGGTCTTCGTGCCGAGGGAGCAGATCAACGCCCACACCGGGATTGTCGGCTCGACTGGGGCAGGGAAATCGACGCTGATGGAGGGGATACTTGAGCAGATCGAAGCGAGGGGAGAGCGGGTGGCGCTGGTTGATGTGGAGGGAACGTTTACGGCGAAGTTTTTCAATCCCAAGCGCGGGGATGTGATTCTGAATCCCTTGGACCGACGCTGGCAAGGGTTTGACATCAGCGCCGAGTGCGAACGGTTAGAAGACTGCGAAGCGATTGCGACGAGCCTGTTTCCGATTACCGGACGGATGCGCGGGACGACCGGAGAGTATTTTGCTCGCGTCGGGCGGCGCGTGATCCGGGATGTGCTCAATGTGATGCGACAGCAGGGCAATGCCGACCTGCGTGTGATTCCCGAACTCCTCCGGCATCCGAAAGCCCTGCTGGAGATGCTCGGAGACACGGAGGCAGCGGCGGAGCTGGGGTACAAAGACAGCAGAGAACGGCGGCAATTTCTTTCGGGCATTCGCACGGCGACAGACAGCTTTCGGTATCTCGATCCACAGCCAGGCGACTTGGCGAGAGACACTGTCCCGTGGAGTGCCCGGCAATGGGTCACACAAGGGGAAGGCTGGTGCTTCTTTACGGTGAGTGAATCGCAAAAAGCAGCGGTGTTGCCGTTTATTGGCTTAGCGCTTGACCTCCTCGGACGGCAATTGTTAGAACAACCGCTTCGTCCTGAGAAACTCCTGTGGCTCTATTTTGACGAACTCGGAGACTTGCCCGCGCTAGCGACGTTGCCACGGATTGCCACACGAGTACGGAAGCGCGGTGGGGCGATCGTTTACTCGATCCCGGACCGGAGCAAGTTAGAATCGGTGTACGGAGAACACGAGACTGATTCGATTCTGAACGCGGCGGCGGTGCGCGTATATATGCAAACTAATGACCCCAAGACCCAGGAGTGGGTTGCGGCCAGTATCGGGCGGCATGATGTGGCACGGCAGGTCGAGAGCCACACGATGGGGAGTAAAGATGGACGGGATGCGGTGCATCTCAATCCCAACCTGAGCCGAGAAGAATACGCGATCACGCCCTCACAGGCCGGGCAGATTCCGGTCGGGCGTGCCTACTTGAAGGTGGGCGCCTTTGGCACGGCGTATATTCGGATTCCCCTGGTGGAGCGGGAGGAGCAGGAGTCCGGCTTTCTGCCTCGCGCTGAAGCCGAAGAACTAAGAGAGGCTGAACAAGAGGAAGCGGCAGATTGGCAAGCGGACGCGCTGGCGGATGTCAGGCGAGCGATTTAAGAAGGCTGCCATGAAAATCACCGCGCATGATCGACCTGTGAGTTTGCATGTCATGGTGTTTCTCAACGGCAAACTCTGTTCCCGGCACATCTTCTCAGCCGATGAAGACCGGGGAGAAATCGTCGCGTATGCCGACAGTCACGAAAGAAGATTCCGGTTGAATCCTCAGACGCAAGAGCCGGAAACTGACATCCTGACAGGGACGGTGGAAATTGTGTTGAAGCCTAATGCAGGCCCCCTGATCGAACGGCTCTATGCAAAGATGCGCAAGCAGAGGTGAGTCATGAAACTTCTCGTCGTACTCTTGTTGTTGATGACGGCCAGTGTGTGTGACGCCGCCACACTGGCGTGGACCGACAAATCTAATAACGAGCAGGGGTTTATCGTCGAGAAGAAAGTCGGGCCGAAATGGACCGAGATTGGCCGCCCGATCGCCAACAGCACCATGTTTCTTGTGAAGATTCCGCCGAACACCTACCCCTGTTTCCGGGTGCGGGCCTATAACGCGACGGGGAAAAGTACACCGAGCAACGTCGCGTGCACCCCCAAAAAGGGTGCGAGCAAGAAAAAGCCAGGCCCCTCGAATGTGGGAGAATAATGCCGCGAACCTTCGGCCAACACTACATTTTAGTGGGCGGCGAACCGCAGCCGGTCGCCTTCGAAGAGTTCATGGCGTGGGTTCGCGAGCATATTGACGAGACCAGAGTAGCGTACACCCAACTCGGAGAAGTGCTCGTGTCAACGATCTTTCTCGGGATGGATCACAATTTCCATAGCCGTGATACTCCGCCGCTCCTGTTCGAAACGATGGTGTTCGGCGGCCCACTCGATCACAAGTTCTTTCGTTCTCGCACGCGGGCCGAAGCCCTGCGCGCCCCAGGTCTCCCCTTCCTGAGGGGATTCCTGATGGGGTGTGAACACGAGCGTGTCTGTTCACTAGTCCGAAACTCCCAAGCATAAATAATTTTCAGAGTCTTCCTTTTTCTTCTCCTTCTCTCTTGACATTAGGTTCAACCTGATGTATATATAGAAACATGAACACCGAAGAACTGAAGAAGATTGAAAAAGAGGGCATCGTTCCTGACCGCGCACCGCAAGAAGGGGACTGCGTTTTTACCCCTCGGTATGTACAGATTTTTGGAGTTCACAAAGCGCGCAAGCAGTATTCCTGCGATAACGGGCGGTGTACGACCGTTATTGAGAAGGGGCAGCTACATGCTTCGTCGCCGGTCAGTCGGGATCACTACTGTTTGAACTGCGCGACGTTTGAGAATGGGACCCCAGCCGGGCGGGCGCGAGAATGGGCGAAGTGATGGCCCCACCCCACGGCGTCACTTGCCTGCATGGGTCCGGCGTTCACCCCCTAGTTGGTGGCTCGCCCCCTCCGTTGTCGGGTGCTCACACTCTCTCTCTTAATAAGAGGATGACGAAGGCAAGTAAAAACAGGTTGTGAGAGGGAAGGACGAGGGGGGAAACGGGCAGCGGGATGGAAAGCATGGGCGGGCGCATGTTTTACGTGGAACACTATTGACATATTCCCCTTTCTATTGCTATACTCCAATACTATAAAATGAAATATCTCACAGTCAAAATAGCGGCGCAGCAGTTAGGGATCTCTACCAAGCGGGTTTCCAAGCTCTGTAACGAAGGAACAATCAAAGCCGAACGTGCAGGCGCACGAGTGTACATTATCGATCCAGACTCACTTGCTCAGTACAAACACAGCGAATCCCGCAAACATACACCACACACCTTCTCTGGTGGCCGTCCACCGGCCACGAAAAAAAAATAAGAAATATTTTCATTTGCTCTCTTTTATCTATTGACATATGCGCCTTCTATTGCTATAAGTAAATACATGAGAGCGAACCAAGGAAAGGAAGAAAAGAACATGGAAGATCAGGCAACCGCAACGGGGTTTCAGAGTATGCTCACCACGATCTGTTTGACGCCAGAACAGCGCCAATCGGACTATGACCGCTTTCTGTTGAAGAAGGCGCAAGACACGAGCATGACGGGTTTTGAACCCACGTTCATGCCAGACTTTCTGTTTGACTTTCAGCGAGCATTGGTCGCATGGGCGGTGAATAAAGGCAGAGCAGCGTTATACGTCGATACGGGTTTGGGCAAGACGATCATGCAACTAGTATGGGCGCAGAATGTCATTGAACGAACGAACAAGCCCGTATTGATCTTGACCCCTTTGGCGGTTTCATTTCAGACGGTGACAGAGGCGGAGAAGTTTGGCATTGACGCGCAGCGGTCACGCGCTGGCAAATGGACCGGGACACGAGTGATTGTCACGAACTACGAGCAGTTGCATTTCTACAAGCCGGAAGATTTTGGCGGCGTGGTGTGTGATGAATCTGGCTGTATCAAAGCCTTTTCTAGTGTGACTCGCAAATCAGTGACCGAGTTCATGAAGAAGATTTCCTATCGATTGCTGTGTACGGCTACCCCTTCTCCAAACGATTATATCGAGCTTGGCACCTCCAGTGAGGCACTCGGAGAACTCGGTTACATCGATATGCTTAACCGCTTCTTCAAGAACGATTTGAACAATTCTAGCCAGGGGCGTTTTCATGGGCAGCAGGTCAAGTGGCGGTTCAAAGGGCATGCGCAGCTTCCCTTTTGGCGGTGGGTGTGTTCGTGGGCACGAGCGGTACGCAAACCCTCCGACCTCGGGTTTGACGATAGTCGATTCACCCTCCCGCCATTGATTGAGAACGAGCACAAGGTGGTCAGCCGCAAAGCACCAGATGGGATGCTGTTTACCCTGCCAGCGGTGGGGTTGAAGGAGGAGCGGGAGGAACGGCGGCGGACGATTGAAGAGCGGTGCGAATTGGCTGCGGCACTGGTCAACAAGACTGGCAAACCTGCGATTACGTGGTGCCAATTGAATGACGAAGGCGATCTCCTGAAGGGGTTGATACCGGATAGTGAGCAAGTGAGCGGAGCGGATGAAGATGAGGAGAAGGAAGCGAAACTCATGCGGTTCATTACAGGGGAAACGCGGGTGCTCGTCACGAAGCCTGTTTTGTTTGGGTGGGGCTTAAATCTGCAGCACTGCAATCACATGACTGTCTTCCCCTCGCATAGCTACGAGCAACTTTATCAAGCTATCAGAAGGTGCCACCGCTTTGGTCAAACACAGTCAGTGACCGTAGATATGATTACGACCGAGGGAGAGCAACGGGTGATGACAAACGTACAGCGGAAGTCAAAGCAGGCCGATGCAATGTTCGCTACGCTCGTGGCGGAGATGAACGCAGCGGCTCCAGTAGCACGAAGCTATCACGCGACGCGAGATATTACGGTGCCGACATGGCTATTAGGAAATGGATAATTAACTATGGATGTTCAAGGGCAGTGCGAATTTTGTCATCAACCAGTAAAGAGGAAGCAACAATCGGTATCGGCGAATGTACGAATGCATTTCTGTAACAACCAGTGCAAGGGCGAATACCAACGGCTAGCCAAACCTGTCACGAAAGAATGGCTTGAGCAGAAATATCTCGTAGAGAAATTAGACACGAGTATCATTGGAAGGCTCGTCTCTCGCGACCCTAAATCAGTATGGAATTGGTTAAAAGATTTTCACATTCCCACGAGAGGGCGAGGTGGGCACAACAAAAGAGTTGGCGGGCCTAAATGGGTGCCGTGTCATATTGAAGTCATGCGACCTGCTCAAATTGATCTTGAGCGATGGTACCGAGAAGAATGGCAAAGTCTTGCTACCATCGCAGAAAGATTACAAGTCGGAGAAACTACGGTAGGTCGATGGTTAAATCATTATCAAATCCCCTTACGTTCAATAAAGGAGTATCGCGCACGAGATGGCCGTGTTCCCTATCTTAAAAATGGTGTTCATCATTTGAAGGGGAAGCGCGGGGTTGAAACTCCCAATTGGAAAGGCGGCATTACACCGGAGCGGCAAGCCTTCTATCGATCCGAAGAATGGAGAATGGCGTGTATTACGGTGTGGAGAAGAGCAAAAGCGTATTGCGAACGGTGTGGAGAGAAGCAACGTAAGAAAGATCGCGGCACTTATCATATTCACCACGTCATTTCATTCAAGGTTCGGGAGTTGCGAGGAGTGCCAACAAACTTACTCCTCCTCTGTAGCCCCTGTCATCGATTCGTTCATAGCAAAGTAAATGTTCATAAAGAATATCTAGGAGAAGTATCATGAAAACGAACACTCAAGTTATCACTGATAGTTATGCTCTGTACAATAACGATTGCTTAGAGATTCTACCTACATTACCTAGTAAAAGCGTGGGCTTATCGGTGTACTCACCTCCATTCGCGACATCCTCGGGGGCGTTATACACATATTCATCCTCAGACCGGGACCTGTCTAACAGTAAGGATTACGGTCAGTTTTTCGACCACTACCGTTTCCTCGTGAAAGAGATAGCGCGGGTAACAATGCCGGGAAGAGCAAGTGCGGTTCATTGTATTGACATTCCCTCTGGCAATAGTGGGACGGATTATTTGATCGATTTTCCCGGCGATATTATCCGCCTGCATCAAGAGGAGGGGTGGAAATACGTTGCGCGTTATTCGATCTGGAAAGAGCCCCTTGCCGTCAGAAATCGCACGATGGCGAAGAATCTGGCACACAAAACCATTGTGGATGATTCCTCGCGATGCAGTGCAGCAGGGGCAGACTATCTGTTAGTGTTTCGGCGGGAGGGGGAGAACACGATCCCGATTGCGCACCCCAACGGATTGTTGACCTATGCCGGATCACGGCAGATGCCCGCCGATGTATTGCGCTATCGTGGCTGGACCGGCAACCAGATTGAGAACAAGTTCTCACATTGGATTTGGCGACAATACGCCAGCGCCTTTTGGGATGACGTGCGGATCGAACGCGTACTCCCCTACAAAGAATCACGGGAGGAAGAAGACGAAAAGCACGTCCATCCGTTACAACTCGATGTGATCGAGCGGGCGTTGGTCTTGTGGAGCAATCCTGGGGAAACCGTCTTAAGTCCCTTTGCCGGGGTTGGAAGTGAAATTTTTGGAGCGGTCCAGAACGGACGGAAGGGCATCGGCATTGAACTCAAGCACAGTTATTTTCGCCAGATGGTGAAGAACCTCGCTTCTGTTCAGACCTCGCAGCACGAGCAAGGCTCACTCCTGTTCAAAGAGAGCGTCGCGTGAATGTCGATACTGATTCTCGGGGCCGCCGCTTCGATACCCGCCTCCGGCGGTCCCTGGCGGGAAAGAGACGCACGCTGTTGACGACACTCAGAGCAATGCATGAGGCCGGGATTGCAGATGAGGATATTCTCGCGTTGCTCGCACGGTTCGGGGCACGACCGGAGATGCTCACCTACCGACTAGCGGTCATTTTGTTAGACACCTGGGGAAAGTTTGTCAAAGACGGAAGGGGCTATTAACATTAGGTTCAACTTATTGTAGTATATAAGAAGATCACACAAGAGAGGAGAGAACAAAGATGCAATATTTACCCTCAGGCAAAGTGTCGGTGTTCATCAACGGGAAGTGGTCAGCGCCGATGACGGTGGAGGAGGGACAGGCGGTGGAGAACGCGGCGCGCTACGGGGCGGACTGGCGTGAGCAGCTCACAAGGCGGATCGAGGAGGCGGCAGGGGATGGGTGGAGTTGGTGGGAGGAGTTGGACGAAGCGGGGCGGCGGATGCTGGTCCGGGGGCTGTGGCGGCGGCGGTGGGCGGTGTGATTTGACTTCAGGTACAACTTTTTGCTACTATAGAAAAAGTAACAGAGAGTGAAGGGAGGACAGCCTATGCAACACAACTGAGGTGGTGTGGAGTAGGGGATGGGATTCGGTAGGGGCTCTGAGCAAGTCCCTACCGATATGGGCAAAAACACTACACACAGAGCACTATACCTGCCCTGTGTCTAACCGCAACCCTATCAACGGGTGCAAGCACCCCGACAGAGGGTGCAAGCACCCCGACAGAGGGTGCAAGCACCCCGACAGAGGGTGCAAGCACCCCGACAGAGGGTGCAAGCACCCCGACAGAGGGTGCAAGCACCCCGACAGAGGGTGCAAGCACCCCGACAGAGGGTGCAAGGAGCTACGTCAGGTATGCGATCGTTTATTGTTCGTTCTGCTTTGGCATTGGTCACTATTCTCAGTCTTAATCTTACCGTTACGTCGGGCGTTGAAGCCAAGGGCTGTCCTAATTGGTTTGCACCCACCTCGACCCAGTGGGCCACGTGGCGGCCTGAGCTTGGGCTGGTCAATTTCTGGATTGATGTCATCGATCGGGACCAACCAAATACCTCCGCACCGCTGCGAATCTACGTGAATGGGCAGCACTACACCGACATTCCAAGCAGGCCGGGGGTCGATCTCAACGTCAACGTGCAGCCGAACACGGGTCTGGTTGAGTTCTATTATTTGGACCTCAATCAGTGCGTGGCGGTCCCGAACCCATTGCCGCCAATTTCTAGTTTACAGTGGAAGCGGATGTTCGCGTATTGGTTCTAACATGCTGTTCGCTACGCTCATTCTTTTTACCCTGACGATGGTGTGTGTTGATGTCCTGACCGCGTACATCGCACGGCACCGCTCATAGTCACACAAATAACAAACGGCCCCAAATACTGGGGCCTCTCGACAATAGGAGAAGCACATTGAAAGCATTTATCTATACGTCAGCAATTGCTCTTACGCTCTTCACCGGGTCTGCCTTCGGTCAGACCTACAATCCCACTAAAAGCGACGAGGCTACGCGCAATACGGCCTCGGGTACATTCGCAGTGCCGAACAACAGCGGCAAGGACAACACCGGAATCGGCCACCGCACAATGCCAGTCCTGACTACAGGTATCCGTGATACGGCGACGGGAAGTGGGGCAGGGGCGGGGCTCACTACGGGACAAGAAAACAGCTTGTACGGCTATCGGGCGGGAACCTCGCTCAAGTTCGGGTCGGCCAATACGATGATGGGCGCCGACGCGGGCTGGAGGATGACCAACGGCACCAGCAATACTATTCTCGGTTACTCCGCCTGTAATATGCTGACGACTGGAGCGAACAACACCTGCATCGGCGCGGGGGCGGGGGCAGCGGTCACCGGGATCGGCAATGTGATCATCGAGCATCCCGGGAAGGTGGGTGAGTCCTACGGTGTTCACATTGGCAGTGCAGCCCACACCAAAGTGACGGTCGGGGCGTACGATTTGGCAGACTTCGATGCACGCTTAAAGGCGTGCGAAGCGAAGTAATTTCACACTGTAACCCCCCTACAAAGGGGGCTAGCAAGGGGCCTCGCGGCCCCTGAAAGAAGAACGAATCATGAAAGCATTTACGTCCTCCGTCCTTGCACTCACGTTGTGTAGCCTCACGAATCTTGCTCTGGCGCAGACGAGTGCGCAGCTTGCAACCCCAACCTATAATCCCACCGCCAGTAGCATGAATAATAACACCGCAGGCGGGACCGGAGCCGTACCGGCAAATAAAGGGGGGAACAATACCGCCTTCGGACGAAATGCGTTAGCCGTGACGACCGGTAATGGCAATGTGGGGATGGGAGTTGGCGCGTTACAAGCCTTGACGACGGGCAAGTGGAACACAGCCATCGGAACGAGCGCGGGCCGGATCATGACCACCCCTGCCGAAAATACCGTGGTCGGATTTCACGCGGGCTATTTTACCACCGAAGGGGTCGGAAATACTTTTGTCGGATCACAAGCAGGCTTTGCCAATGCGACCGGCCTGAATAACACGTATCTCGGGGCGGGCGCGGGCAGCGGCTCGCGAGGAGATCGCAACGTCTTCCTCGGGGTCGCAGCGGGCAACAGTAATCTCTCCGGGTCGGGGAATATCTATATTAACCATGTCGGAGGAGAGCAAGCGGAATCGAACACCATGCGTTTAGGACAGCCCGATGGGATTTTTGAGACCTATATTGCTGGGATTTGGGGCACGTCGGTGTTGGGTGCCCTCCCCGTCGTGATCAATGCCGAAGGGCAACTCGGCGTGGCGATGCCATCGCTGAACGAGCAGGCCGAAGGGGCCACGGTCGATCCACAAACCGCCGCGCTGATTGCGACCCTCATGCAGCGCATTGACCAGTTGGAAGCGCGGGTGGCGGAACTGGAAGCAGCGGGACAGTAAGCAATGGTTACAAACTATGAGCCGAGTGTCAGCCCGATTCATAGCCAACCAATAGACCACCACAAGAACCTCCACTAAAGGGGCGAACGAAAAGGAACAAATATGTCATACGAGAATTTCAGAACTGAGGCAATTATTGCAAATTGGCGAGTCGGAACCGATAAGACGACGGCGCGCTTTACGGTCGAGCATCACAACAAGTTTGGTCAGCGGGTGGTCCGCACGGTGAAACATCCGTTTCGGGATGAGTGGCTCAAGCCAAGCGTAACGCGCTGGTGTACGCAAGCTGCCGTTGCTGACGATGAGAGCGGTGCACTCGTTGTGGTACTCATGCACGAAGAATGTTTGGTCGTGGTTCTCAATGCCCGCGATTTTACGAAACAACTTTTTTGTTTTTATCCGAGCGATGAAGGAACAGGCTCCCTCATGTGCCAATTGCAAGATTTAGCCGATCAAACTCCGCGTGCTGAGACCCGGACGATTGCCATTGAGACGCCCCTAGATGTGACCTTGCGCGCGGCTATTCATCGGCACTTGCGCCGCATTGCCGACATGCCGGGAGGCACGACGGGCGCATTAGCGAAACAGACAATCACGATCTTTTCACCGAAGGATTCACAGGCCGTGGAGACGGAGACGGCCCATACGTTAGCAGACCTGCTCCAGTCCGCCAGTGGTCGTGAATTTCAGTATTCAGTACGATAAACTAATCAGACTGTTTCTCTGTTCCATAAGGGCTTTCTCTGACTCTATTGACTGCGTTGATAACATTCAGTGAAGTCGTGAGAGTGTCTGACCGAGTACAAGCGGTCGAGCGGCAGAGAAACCACAGGCCGGGGCGCCGCATCACCCTTCGCGGCACCGATCATAAAGTCAGCCCCGGCTTTGTGACCTTCCCCCATAACAAGACCTTTTTTCTTTACAGCAGGTACATTTTTATTATCTCCCCTCTTGTCAACAGGTACAATTTAATGTATTATTAGCCAAAGGAAGGAAGATCACAGCATGTGCGTCTGTACGGTCGATGTTCTGTGTGAAGAAGCGAAAGAAGATTGGATTGCGTTGAACGAATACCGGGAAACGCCACAGAAGCAGCGCATATTGAATAACCGATGGTATGAGGAAACAAAAGCGGCGTTCGTTAAACATCGGACCTTTGCCCTACACATCAAGCAGAGGACCGGCGGGAGCACAGGCTACGCGTATTACCCCGACTGGCGCGAGCGATTGAAACCAGACTGGAAACCAACAAAGGAGCAGAAATCATGACACCTGCCGAACGTGACTTTTTGTGCAGTATCCGCAAGGCCGAGGGACTCGAACCGGTCTTGCGCGTGTTACTGGATAATGGACAAACCAACAACGACACGGCACCAGGAAAACTGACACCGGAAGTGACAGCGCGCATCTTTGCTCTCCGAGGACAGGGGAAGTCCGCTCGTGAAATTGCGGACATGGTGAAGCGGTCGAAAACCTCGATTGACTCACTCTTTGCGGCAGAGCGGCAGAGATCGGCGTTACGGGCGGCGAAGGCCACGGACGGACAACGCGACCCGCACGACCACAGGGTGTTGCCCGAGGTTCTTCCACGTGACCCTCGCATTGGCCGATTGCCGCTCGTCAAAGGTATGTCTCCCTTCGGCAAGAAGCAACCTAAACCACGCCGCCCGATCACGCCGAAGGAAGAATCTTTGATCCTCAGTCTTACGCGCCAAGGAACCAGCGTGGCCGACATCTCCGACCAGCTAGAGCGATCAGAAACCGGCATTCGTCATGTCTTAGAGCGCAACGGATTGCAACCACAAAAGAGGAAAGGAACTTCCAAATGAATACTCACCATGAAGTGTTTAGCGTAACGGTCAGAGACGGAGAACTCGCGTTCGGTGTCCGAGAAATAACCGGCAAGGAAGTCTTTCGGGCGATTTTCACCAAACCGGCAGCGGAGGAGCTAGCAAAACTCTGTGACAAGTGGCCGGGGCGCGACTGGCCCTTTTATCGAGGTCTGCTGAGCACAGAGCGGTTCATTCTTCCGTGTGAGAGCGAAGATCCGACGCCCCTCGCAGAGCCACGATCAGAACAAGAGAAGACCGGATTGCAAGAGGTGCTCTCCAAACTGGAATCTTTAATCCAGACGATGGAGGACATCGGCGTCGCGCGAGACTTCCTACCCCAAGAAGACTGGCTTGCCATCTTCTATGATCCCTCCGATCCGAGTTTTGATGATGTCGCGGAGCTACTACATGCGTGGCAAGACAAAGCAGAGCAGCGCGTTGCTGAGGAAACGGCAAAGAAGGACGCGGCGAAACATGTTGATCGAGCGGCAGAAATCCTCAGGTTCTATCGGGGACTAACGCCGGGCGAGCTGCAAGAAACCGAAGGAACGATCACTTCGTTACTCGCCGATCTGCTGCACTACGTACAAGAAGACATGACTGAAAAACCGCAGGACGTGCTTGCTGAAGCGGTGGACAATGCCGTTCGGTACTTTGAGAGCGAATCCAAATAAGCAACCCGGCTCCCCCGGACCGGGGAGCCGTACACAAGAAGGGAGGCGAGGTGGTACAGAAGCAAAAGAAGATACTTTCGCTTGAGGAAGTCAAAACCCGGACCGATGGTTGGGAATCGGCGCCCGTCCAGACAGAGACGTGGTGTGTCGATGTTCGCCCGCCGAAACCAATATTTAGGTTTATTGCAGGCGAACAGCATATTGCGATCCAGAGTCGCACACTGCTTGATGCGTGGAACGCGCTGACCATTAAAGCAAAGCAGCAACCGCTCCCCATTGAATTTTCCCGGCAGGTTATCACTGCCTATGATACAGAGGGAACCGTGCTTGGCGCACGTTCGTGGATTAAATGGCAAGAGTTATTGTGGGAGGATACCTACGGCCCAAACTGGCGCGAAATTATGGATCATGCCGACAGTCTACGGAAAGGAGAATAACATGCTGCCCAGTGTCAAACCCGCCCACCCTACAAAGGTGGCAAGCGAATGCTATGGGTCGTTCGTAGCAGCTATGCTTATCTTTGTGACGGCGTTCGCGGCGGGCTATCTGTTCCCGACCCCGGAACCTGCCGCGCAGGCCGCAGAACGTCACTTCTGTGTGTATTCGTGGCAGCAGGCCGCAAGCATTGCTCGAAACTTCTCGCCTTCAGTTTCAGAGTTTGAATACCGCACGCCCGAGGGAGGAACGGTCATTTGCACGGAAGTCTGTTTGCAGGAAGGCTGCCCTGAGAACACATTTAGTGATAAAGTGAATCAGGGGGAAGTAACAGGCTGGCTGCGAAACTCGGAATAGGAGCCACACATGCCCGCAATAGTTTTCATTCTTTTCACTTTGTATCTTACGTTATCTTTTGAGCCGCCGTTCGGAGATCCCTTCTTGTCGGACCAGCCAAGAAAATCCCCGCAAGAAATCGCAGCCTATCACATCCAAGTCTGCAATGATTTGTGGCGAGAGCATCCCGATAATACCCTGCTCGATGGTGAAATGTGTTCTGAATGGCGTCGGCGAAAAATTGCCGAAGGCGGCTTTATTGCCGAGAAGGAGGACCCCCATGCTCACATCAACTGAAGCCTTATTCGTCGCCGATGCCGCCGAGAAATACCCAGTCGGCTGGGGCAAATATTGGCTCAAAAGCAACCCGTCGCATTATACAGCCGAGGACATTGCCAATCGGCAACCGGCATTCCTGAGCCGCTACGGCTGACCGGCTGTGCAACTCGCTCTGTATCGGGCGGGATCACGGAAACTGATAGAGGACGACCTTGTCAAAGCCATGACTGACATTAGCCGGACCGGGGGGTGGAAACATCCCGAGCATTACGCAGAGGCACTGAATGAAAATCCATACGGCGTGGCAACCGTACTCCGCGCATACGCCGTGAAACAGTGAGGAAGAACAGTGAACACCTCGAAATACGTGCGCGCCTTAGAGAAGCATCGCCGCGAAACGCATAGCTGGCTCGTCATCTCCGGCATGGTGCGGATCTATTCTTCAACCAAGATTGAGCCGCAACTCATGTGCAATGAGTGCCAGCAGATTATTATAGTAGAGGAACCAAAAGAACCCGAAGATAAACCAGAAGGAAACGAACCACAATGAAACAATCAACACGGACAAAGCAGAAAGCAAAACCATTTGCTGATCTGATGGAAATTAAAACTGAGACGGTCGCGCAATGTGGACTGTGTCTATGGCATCATATAAGTGCGTATCCCATGTCCGCGTGCAGCGAGGCGCTCAGTCATTTGCAGAATAGTCATCCGCTTGAATCGTCCCATCTGTCATTTTTTACAGGGGAATTCTAGGCCGCTATTGCCGTGTGATTTTTTCGTAGTGAAGCGGAAGTGGGCGGAATCTTTCATCGCAGCTTCCCTAAAGAAAAACCCCCTACGCAATCGACCTGTTAGGATCGAATATCGAATAGGGGGAATTTTCTTACAGCTTCCTCTCGCCGGTTCGCATTCGCTGTTCGTGCCGCCGGACGGAAAGGGTCTCCGAGCCCCGCGAGCGTCCCTTTCAGGGCGACTTATTACGGGGGAAGGATAGGCATTCTTCTACGCTGTTCGTGAAATCTGTCAAGCCTGCACCCTTGGTCGGAATGCGCCAAAAGAAAGAGCCCTCGGCGGGGTGGGCAGGGGGCTCTTACAATGGGAATGGATATGTTGAGTACGGCGAGTATACGCTCGCTGTTGGCTGCATGTCAAATTTTACTGCGGAGCAACGTCGGGATGGGGAGAGGGTTGCGGCGGGGCCGTCTCAGCGGGGGACGGGGCAGGAGTAGGGGCGGGCGGTGGTGTAGTGTCTTTGGTAATCCCTTCAAGCCGCGCTTTTTCTTGCATCGCCTGACGGAATTGCTGCTGCGCAACCGCAACATTGAGTTGCGCATTTTGTTGCAATAGGTTTTGCACCTGCAATTTTTCCTGCACACACTCCTCGGCCTGCGCCGGAAGGAGATGAATCAGGAAAGCAAACAATAACCCGACGACTACCCCCGCCCCTGCTTGAATCAGTTTGTTCATATTTCTTTCCTCCCTCTCGGCATTATACTCGCAGTGAGTATGTGGTCAAATTGTTGCGCAAGTCCTGCAATCTTGGCCGCCTGATCGGTCCCATTCACACAGCGGCGGGCGTCATAATAACTCCACGTCTTCCCATCAAGATACTGCCCGAGCCGTTTGCCAGTAAACAACCCTTCACACATCCCGAGCGAGGCAATGCGATAGCTATGTTCTGCCTCAAGCGCTAATTCAGGGGTAGTAAGGAGATCCACGCCCAAGAGGCCAGAGAACGTCTCAAAATGTCCCCGCCCAGTAATCTGCACGTACCCATGCCCACAGTAGGTGTATGCGTCGGAGAGGGACTGATTCCCGAGCACGTTGCAAATCTTTTTGTTGTGCCAGTAGCGCCGCACGAAGTATTCCTTGCCGCCCCGTTCCCGGATCGGCTGCCAGGTATCCGCAGTTTCGTGTTTGGTTGTCGCTAGGAAGTAGCTCACATACCGAGGATTTGCAGTGAGGACTTGGTCTGACTCGATGCAGGACAGGAGAGTCGTGAGGCCGTCGACTTGTGATTGCGAGAGCGAACCGAACGCCCGCCGATAGCCTGCGAAGAATTTTGCCCGGTCGATTTTCACGTTACGGCCCTTCCCCCCCGAACACTTTTGCCGCCACGGCGCGAATCAACAAGGCACCAATCACTGCGGCCACCACTTGCCACACGCGGGCGTTACTACTGGCTTTCTCCGTCACCAGTTTCTTCACCTCGTTTTCGATAGCGGCAATACGACTCGTAAATCCTCCACTGCCTTTCTCGTCGCCGCGTAACGTCTTGAGAATGTAGAATATCAGGTCGTGATCCTTCGCCTGTTCGGCTTCCATGTGTTTGGTATTGGCAGCGAGGATGGCGACCTGCTCCTTGAGGCTATCAATGGCGACATGGAGCCGCTCGACATGGGCCTCAAGCCGAGCATCTCCGTTACTCACGTTACCTCCGCATCCAGGGCGGGAGCCCTTCGGGCGGAGGTTGGAGGAGTAAGCTATCCGGGGTGGGTTTCAACACGCCGACCACCATCCGAGGATGAGCGGTTTTCAGTGGCTGTGTGGTGAGGCGACGAAGAATGATATTGATAAACGCGGTCACTGTGGTGATAGTCCCAGGGGGAACGATGCCAAGGGTGCCGATAAGCTGGAGTGCTTCCAAGCTCGCCGCGCTGACGTTGAACCACACGGTTTTCGATTTCCACCATTCTTTGCCGACCACTTCGATTTCGACGGTATTGGTAGGCAGGTCCGTTCCTAACGGGGGTATCAGCGACCCTAACACAAAGGGCGGAGTCGGTTCGGTCATAGCCAGACCCCAAGCAATCGAAGGAGGTAAATAATGACCGCAACCGCGACCACCACACGAAAGATGTTCTTGAGCTGGGCATCGGAGACAAGGGTCTCAATCACATAGAGGACAAGGGCCAAAACCAGGATGAGAATGAGCAGTTGCATAATCATGGCTTATCTCCCCTCTTCTTCTCTTCACGTTCGATCTTGGTAAACAGATCAGGAGTTGGGAGCGGATCGAACTGCCCCTCTTCCTCTGGCGGCGGGGCCGAGAAGAAGTTCCGTGCCACTGCCGTCGCCTCTTCATTATCTTTAGCCGCAAGTCCAATCACCGCTGTTCCTGCGGCTTGGATCGCCCCCCCAAGCACCGGATTGAATGCGACACTGACCACATAGCCCGCGATGTTGGTAATTCCCCCGACGGTCGTCCAGAGGTTCTTGCGTTTCTTCTTCATGTGATGCCCTCCTTCCCTTACTGGTAATACCGGGCGGACGCCCGCCGTCGCACCGTTGCTGCCGTCACAGGATTGAAGCTCGCTCCCATTTGCGCCCAACTCGCCGTGGTATTCCCAACCGTCCAATTCATCGTAACACTCGATCCCGTCGACGGTTCAGTCGACATGCTCCCTTCGACGTTACTTGATTCATTCGGATTCGCGGCAGTGGTTTGATTGACGCCAATCCCGGTTTGGAGCGGTCCGACGGCGAGGTTGGTCAGCGAGTTCAGCGCCGTCACACAATCGACCACGAGGTCTCCGCTGGCACTTCCAGTGACAGTGATGCCGGGGGGCGTGCTGCTCGTGCCCGTGCCGATCACCGCCGTATCGAACGGGGTGGTTGGGCTCACGTCTTTGAGAAAGAGAATCCCGCCGACGAGAAACTGATTAGTCGTGTTGGCCTGCATGGTAAAGGCATGTGGGCTGCCGTCACAGGTCGGATTGAGTTGATAGTACAGTTGGGCAAAGGTGCCGTTGTTCCCGGCCTCTTGAGCTGGTCCCCCAGGAACTACGGTCATATTCACACTATTCCACTGCGGCAGATTGAGTGTGATCGCCGAGGCCCCCGCCTTGCGGGTCGACAGACACGCCACGGCGACGACATTGGTACTGCCACTGGGGCAGGTCGCGTTCACCGTCTGGAGGGCCATCGTCGCGGTTACGCCGCTATTCATCGTGACTGGCGTCCCGATCACAGAGGGGCTGGTGAGCGTCGTTGTCACGTACTCATAGGCACCGATGTCATAGGTGCCGTTTTGCGGACGCGTGGTGCCGACGAAATCGGTGGTCACGACCGATGATACGAGACTCGATCCTTGATCGATCGCGGGTGAGCCGACGAGGAGCGCAAAATTCCCCACCGCCGCATTGGCAAACGTCGGATTTCCCACCACGGCGCAGCCCGTGCCTGCGACCCCACAGAGATTCTGCGTGAACACTGTTCCTGTCCCCGTGTTTACGTTGGTCGTGGTGTTCTGATAGCAAATATTGTTGCGGATGAGCGCGGCACTTTGCGGGCTCTCAATCAGCATACAGCGTCCCCCGCCCGACTTCAGATTGTTCCAGATGGTATTGTTATAGATTTGATTATTGGTCCCGCCAAAGGCCAGCCAGAGTCCGTCGCCATTGGTATTATAGATCAGATTGTTATAGAACTGGCTGTTATCTCCAGACCCCAGGAGGATGCCATAATCAATATTATTGCGAATGGTATTATAACGATAGATATTTCCGCTCACGCCACCCGTACCGAGGTAGGTATCAATCCCCGCCCGCCCGTTATCGTGGATGTCGTTATACTCGACAATCGAGTTGGAGGCGGTGATCCACAGTCCTGGCACGGTCGTGCGCGCATGGTGAATGTTGCAATGATCGATGAGGATCTCGGTCCCATTAGCGTAGATCAAGCCGGTCGGGCTGGCGGTGACCCCGCCGTTCATAATTTCGGCATTGGTAATCTGCATGTGGCCGCTGGTGGCATTGAAGCCGCCGAGTTTATACCCCTCGCCGGTGGCAGCGGTCGCATCGCAGTTGATCCCGTCAAAAATAACGTACTGCTTGACACTGGTCGTGCCTAATGTCACACAGCGCGTGCCCGCCCCACCGCTCGGCTTGAGCCACACCGAAGCGCCAGGGGCGGCGCGGACTTGTAAGGCATTCGCCCAACTGGTGCCGCCGTTGACGCTCTCATTTAAGTGTTCGGCATAATCGCCCGCCGCAATCTGTACGATCGAGCTTGACCCGGCTCCGCTGCCGGTGCCGATACAACCAAAGGCAGCAGTGATCGTCTGTTTAGGAGTGCCCGGATTCTGCGCCGCCGTACAGTCATTGCTATTACTCCCAGTTGTGGCGACATACAACGTCAGCGGCCCGCCCGTGCCCGTGGTAAACGACCAGACGGCGTCCGCCACCAGCGCATTCCCAGCAGAATCCTTAACCCCACTCGCCCCGCTCAGCACCGTCACGGTGTAGACCGTGCTGGCCGCAAGCGGACTATTCGGCGTAAGCAGTGCCGTGACCTGCCCCCCAGTATAGGATACCGTTGCTGGAATGGTCGTGAGCGCCGGATTTTTCAGCAGGATCTTGGTATTGGTGATGGTGGCGCTATCCATCGTCTCACTAAAGGTGACGGTCACGGCTGCCGTCAGGGGAACGCCAGTGGCGCCGTTGACTGGCGCTTGCCCGGTCACGGTGGGCGGCGTCGTGTCCGCCGTAGTAAATTCATAGGCCCCAATGTCGAACGCGGAGCCTTGGGGTCGGAACGTCCCTTCGAAATCACTCGTCAAGCCAAGCGACGTGAGATTAAACCCCTGATTCACGGCGGCAGTGGAGGAGGCTTGCAAATGGAAGTCATCCGCAGCGGCGTTGACAAAATTGGGGTTGGTAGAAGAGTTATTACTCTGGGTAATGGTCGCAGAACTTCCACCGTTCACCACGCTATTCGATCCGGCATTGTTCCAACAGATATTGTTGCGCACCAGTGCGGTTCCCGAAGTCCCAGCCCCAATGTGAATACAGGCCCCATTCACGTACTGATCGCCCACCGTCCCGTAAATGGTATTGTTATAGATGGAGATATTCGACACGTCATAGTTGCTGGCAATGCCTGCGCCGGTATTCCCATAGACCAAATTGTTATGGACCAGGGTGCCGCTGCCTTTGGTGATCATAATGCCGACGCCAACCTTGCCACCGGGAATTCCATTCGCCCACACGCTGTTATAGCGGGCAATCACGTTATTGGTGTATCCGGCAACACTGGAATTCCAAATGTCGATGCCGACGCTGGCGCTGTGATGGACATTGTTATACTCAAACAGATTGTTCGCGGCGCTGACGTAAAGCGCGGGCGGAAAATCCGCACCAGCGGGGAAATTTGCCCAGTTCCCATTGTTCCCGATTTCGTTGTTCAGATATTCATTGCAGCAGCCAGAGAGCGGATCAGTGGTGTTGGTGGTATTGAGCACGGCGCTCATCCGCGCCCGTTTCAGCGTATTGTTCTGTATGCGAATATGATCGGCCCGGTTGAAAATTCCGTCAATTTTAATCAAATGCGAGCCGTAGTTCGGGTCGCCCAACGAGTGCCCGCCAAGACCATCAAGGGTGAGATTCTGCAAAATAATATAGCGCTGCGCGGTCGCCCCCTGACCAAAGGTGAAGATTGCACTCTCGACCGTCGGGTGTTGGGTGAGGGTGGCGGTCTCTCCGGGATACGACATAATCGTGACGGGCGTGCTCCACGAGGTCCCGGTCGGGACATTTTCAAGATGTTCGGCGTAAGTCCCCTGCCGAATGTAGAGGGTATCTCCGGGTGCGAGACACGTGACACCGGACGCGACGGTCAGCTTGGGCGTTGCGAGGGTTTGTGCCGTCGCGCAGCTCCGCGCATCGCTGCCTCCAGTTTGCGCCACATAATAGTTGGCCGCTTGCGCAGAATGTCCCCACAACAGAGAGAACAGGACGAACACCCAGACGAGTGTGAATTTTGTCATTACCGCCCTACTCCTAAGAGCATGAACTGTGGCACAGCGAGGGACGGCGGGATTTCTACAATCACGGGCGGCTGGTACCGCCGAAATTCCAAGAAGGGATCGCGGTAGAGACTCTGAATTTCCTGGGCATCGAGCGCCCGGTTGTAAATCCGTACGTCGTCCAGCTTACCTTTGTAGAAATCCCCCAAATTTTCCGAGCCGAGATAGACCGGCGTTGTGCTGTCAAACATGGTTGCTGGCGTTGAGCCAGTCACAGTCCCCGGAAGCGGTGCGCCATCCCGATAGATGAGCTGAATCTGTGGGGTCGCCCCTCTCCAGACCCCCACAATGTGATGCCACACGCCTATCGTATCAGTCGTGAACGCTGCCGTACTGCCAAACCACACGTCCCCCGTGCTGGTGGCAGTGACGGATAAGTAATACTTGTTATCTGTGGAGCGCAGCAATTCAAATGATCGTTGAGCGCCAGCAGAGAGAGACCATTTTGTCACGTAAGGTTGTATGACCCCATTCTCTGCTTCATTGACCCATACGGAGACCGTCAACTCTTGGATTGGAAAGGGACGATCAGGAATGGTCACGTAATCATTGGTCCCATCAAAATTGATCGCGCCCCCAAACTGCCCCACATCCCAGGTCGGACCACCCGTCAGTACCCCGGTCCAGCCGTTGCCGCTCACATCATAGGCATTGAGGCCCGCGCCTTCGTTGCACATCCAGTGACCCATACAGCCCCGGTAGCGGGGGTGGCCGCGATGCCCGCCGCCCGAAATTTGCGCCAGTGAGGGCTTATACAGCACTAGAGGCTTACTCCCGTGTAGTTGAGGACGTGGTCGCCCGCCGTCGCACTGAGTGCCACGTTACTATCATGCACGACAAAGAGGCCATGAAATTTGGGCATCTGCCCACCGAAGGCTTGCGCGAGCGAAACTGGACCAAACCAGTACACTCGGCTTGCAGTCGTATCGACAAACAGCCGATCCACAAGCCGGAGGGCCCCGCGCTTGATATTGGCGCTGGTAATCGTGCGGTTACCGGAAGTCCCGGTGAGGACATCAGGATAGGTCGGGGTGTCGTTCACGCTGCCGAACGCCCAAATCTCAATAGTACGGTCCGCCGTCGCGGCGCTGCTGCCCATCGTGATCCTGCCGCCCACCAGGAAATCATTGTAGGTCGTCGTGGTATTATCAACCGTCGTGCTCTGCGTGCCCGCTAACAACACCCCAGCGGTCGTCGATGCCAAGCTAGTGAGCGTGATCGTGTAGGCTGCCGATGCCCCGTAGGTACTCATTTAGGATCTCCTTGGGGTCATGGTAACTGCCACGCATTCAAGACATCGTCGTAGCTGAACGTGCCTTCAAAGGTCAGCGTGGAAGGGCTCGACGTACTGGCAGGGGATTGCGGCGTGGCATAAATCTTCTCGCCGCGATTGGCGAGACGCCGTGCCATTGCCAGCAAATGTGTCCGTTGCGCCGTGCCTGGCCCCCCACTAAAGATGTCGGCCCAGCCTTGCCGGACGTTGGGCAGCGAGGGATTCACGCCCGCCCGATCCGAGAACATATCGCCCCAACAATCACGCTCCCCCTGCGAACGGGCAATGTAGATCGTATAATTCCACGTCGTGCCATCGACCGAGGTACTACTAACAATCTCCGCTTTCGTGAGTGACGTGCGCCACACCCAGAAATCGGGCTGGGCAGGCAAGGCATACATCGCCGCAATCATCGCGGCATTCTCGGTCGTGTGTTCGAGCGCATTCATGACCGGGTTCTTTGCCATATCCGCTTTGAGGGCGGACCATTGTTCTGGGGTCAGTGCCATTGGTTCCTCCTCTAACTCTTCACGAGAGGCTGCCTCACAAACTGTGTGGCATTTGAAAAATGGTGGGGATGGGTTATAGTAGAGGGAGTCGTCTTACCGATGCTGACAACACCGGTAAGACAAGCACCACCATGAAAGGATACTTCACGATGGAACCTTCCTCTCGTTCTAGCAAATCCAATCCCGAATTGACAGGTTTGACAAATCGCATGAAGGCTATCAAAGCCTACAATGCGAAAAAGTTGGCCGTGCCTGCCTATGTTCTGTCTAAGATCCCGGTTCCCCCTAAACAGTGTATTGCTGAAGGATGCGAGAAGACGCGGTTTGCACGTGGGTTGTGTAGTACACACTACACCCGCGCCGTGCGTCGAGAAACTCTTCCGACCATCAGGGTTCGTCACGTTGATCCTACCGCCATTGTTATTGATCCTATGGAAGCCTCGTGGCTGGCCGGGTTCTTCGATGGGGAAGGGTCGATTTCTATTACCAAATGCGAACCAGGAAACTCGTTTCGACGTACTCCGGCGTTCAACTTGGTTGTGGCGATGGGAAACACAGACGAAACCGCTGTCCGGGCATACTGTTGTAGTTTTGGCGGGGCCGTTATTCCCCGACAAAGTGCGACCCCTAGTCGCCGAAAAATGTGGTATTGGAGCGCAGGACAGTGGAACGCCTTGCGATTTCTCAACACTCTTCGTCCTTATTTGCGAGTTAAACATCAACAGGCTGACGTTGCCGGACTTTTTATGGCAACCTTTCTTCCTTCGGGTTGGGGATGGGCTAAGCCCGTACCGCCAGATCTCATCGAACAGCGCCGTTGTTTGTATTTCCGTATGATGGAACTGAATAACGGTGTTGCGTGGCGTAAGCATATAGATTCACAAAAAGTTATCAACTCTTCACTACGACATACTCCGCGCTCATAAACACGCTCGAAACCCCTACGCTGAGCGCCCCATTAAAGGCGGTGTTTTCTGAGATGATTCTTCGCGACGGGCTGTAGTTCTCTCCACCACCGTTCGCTGCTGCCGCGAGGTAGGCAAACGTGGTCGCGCCGTCTTTCAAATCTACCCGTGTGAGCGTCGCGCTCGTGTTATAGGACTTGACCGTGCGGAGCATGATCGACTTATTTGCTCCTGGCGCCGCGACAATCGCGACATCCCCCGTGCCAGTGAGAGTTGCCACGGCCGGCAGCGACGGGGCATTAGAGCGTGAGCCATCGAGCACGGGTAACGGCCAGGGGTTCTTTTTACACTCAATGCGCAGTGTGGTCGTCAATGTTCCGCCGTTCACATACAGGACCCGGAAGAACTCACCAAACAAGTTGACGCTAAAAGAGGCGGCTTGTCCGGCGGCGACGTTCCGGTAATCGGCAATGTCCCAGTTGGTACCGTCCACACTTTGTTCCACCGCCAGTCCATCGGCAGCCGAGGCGTGCGAAGACAGCACCATCACAGTGACACTGGCGTAACTGAGCGTACTCTCGCCCGTGCCGGTGAAGGTGGCCCCGCCCGCTAAGTTTGTGGTACTGCTATTCGCCGTTGAGATTACTGCTGGTGCCACTATATCTATCCAACTTGGGTTTTGACTGCTTCCGTTTGTACTGAGCACCTGCCCAGCACTGCCGGGACCGAGCGGCACCCATGCACTTGCACTGCGGTAGAGAATCGATCCTTGGGTTGCAGAGAGCGTATCCAAAATGGCAGACGCCGCCGCGTTGATCGTCGCATCCCCTGTACCCGCATCGGCACCCGTAGCACTGATTGTGATGCCAGTTCCTTGAATAACTTTCGCCAGTACGGCAGAGCCGGACGTGGTGACATCGAGGTCAGACCGTTTGACTTCTCCCGCGCCAATTTGGGGTGAGCGAACCTGTGTAATTGCCACAATGGAGTGTGCCCCTCTACGCGACCGCGTAGCTCACGCGGATTTTATCCCCGGTCTGCAACACAACGAGTGACGTGATTACTGCCGCCGCAATGGTATAGTCATTCCCTGCCCCTGGTTCCATGAGCAAACCGTTGACGAACACCTCCTCACTCCCGGCAATCGGCGTATTCGCTAGCGTGTAAGAAGTATTTGATCCATTCACTAATCCTGTGGGCGTTTCCCGCACAATGCGGCGTCCCGAGGTCACTTTCAGCCCGGTCGAACTACTTGTGAGTGAGGTGCCGTCGAGCTTCACCTGCAACGCGTCAGTGACAATTTCTATACCGCCCGCCGCCGCCACATTCACAGAAAGTGCAGTACCTGCGCCACCGGCGAGACCATTCCCCGCTACGGCGGCGGCAATCTGCGTAGCCGTGATTCCGGCGTCGGCGACTTTCGCACCGGTCCCACTCGTTGTGAGAGTCGTGCCATCGAGCTTGATTCTGACGCCGGTCGAAGTTTCTAATCCCCCCGTAGTATTGAGATTCACTGAGACGGCATCGGCAGCCACGGTCAGCGAGGTATCCGCAGTGACTACATCAAACGTCGAGCCCGTGAGGGTGAGCCCCGCCCCGGCTGAATAGGACGTTCCGCCTGCGAACAGCGTGAAGACGAGGGGAGTTGTACCAAGGGTAATCGGATCATTGGTAGTGAGGATGAACTGCTTGTCGCCGTTCGTCGTCCCTTCGTTCACCCACATCATCATCCCGCCTTTGACTTCGGCGGACACATCGGCATCAAGAGCACGGGTCCACGCGCCCGAGGCCACGAGATAAATGCCGTTATTCTGACCTGTGCTTTGGTCTTTGACTAAACACCGATCATTGACGCTGAGGGCGACGCCATCAACCGTTTGCGTGCCCGAGAGGGTAATGTTCGCCGTGGTGGCTGCCCGCACCGGATCTTTGACAAGCACACCTTGCCGAGCAGCATCGACCTGGGCGACGGTTGCGGCATCGGTCCCCGCAACGCCTGCCAGCAGGTTAGTAATCTTAAACCCACCGTGTGACTGATCGGCGGTGAAGGCGTTGACACCGTCCCCTCTGATAATGCCACTATCCACGCGGGTCTTATCAATCGAGGCAGATTGTATCTGTCTGTTCCCATTTATTTGGCTGAGCGCCATATTCTATTTTCCTTCTGAAGAAGAACCTGTTACACTGATTAGGCGGCTAGAGAAGGCCTCTCGAACACTCAGTACCTCGCTGAGTTGCCGCGCACACCACGAGGGCATCATGAGGAGATGCGCCATGTCTATCTTTCTTAATTACGCTACCCACCAAGCCGAAAAATTGCGTGTATTGTACCCCTTTCAACTCACGCCGAACGGGTGGAAATGGGTTGCGGTCTGTGAATGTGGGACAGTAAAAATTGTTCTGGGAGCCCATTTGAAAGTGCTGAAGAGTTGCGGATGTTGGAAACGTCAATATTGGCAGGCCCGCATTACCACGCATGGCCAAGGAGGAAATGGGAAAGCCAGAAGCAAAGTCTATAAAACGTATTTGCAGGTTAAAGAGCGCTGCGAGAATCCGCGCACCCAGCACTATCCTCTCTACGGAGCACGCGGCATCCGCTGCGAATTTCAGTCGTTTGAAGAATTTTATGCAACTTTGGGAGATCATCCGGGCACTGGCTATAGTATTGATCGCTACCCGAATAGAAGTGGCAACTACGCTCCTGGTAATGTCCGTTGGGCGACACTGGCAGAGCAGAACAATAACAAACGTACAAACATCAACATCACCTACGACGGAAGAACGCAGACCCTTGCGCAGTGGGCGCATGAAAAACAGATGAGCGTCCCTCGTCTCCACTGGCAATACTACCAAGGGTGGTCTTACGAGCGAATGCTGAGTTAGCTGCGTCGCTGGCATGCTAGTTGCCTTCCTGGTTATTGATAGACAAATTCAAGAACATCGCCCCCGCCGGGCACGAACCCCGTGACAGTTACTGTGCTTCCTGCCACTGTGAAATTATCGTTCGTCTGCCGTAGTCCGTTCACATACATAGACACGGTATTCGCAGCCGGAGTCGTACTGAGGACAAAGACCGTCTGATTTCCACCGAGCGTGAACACATCTTCATGCCACGGAACCGAGGTGCCGCTTCCTGGTGCTCCGGCTGGTCCGACCGGCCCCTGCGGCCCTGGCGGTCCGACAATCCCCTGTGAGAGCAGCTCTGTGACGACAATCTCATGGACGACGGTATCGCCGTTGCTGGTCGAAAGAGATTCAGTCGTGACTTGTTGAATAAGAACATCACTCACTATGGCCTCGTCACGATCAGGTGAATATCCACCAGTCCTTTGCCGTCCGTCAGCTTGACTACGTCCTGCCCAGTCGGGAAGCTATACTTAATATCGAATACGGCATCACACACGGGCGCGAGTTCCGCCGTCTGTTCTTCGGTCAGACTCAGCTCCAACACGCCCGGATCTATCAACACCAACAATCCATCGGTTGCCGTTGGGCTGGTCGAAAACCGCAGCAGCACCGTCTCAGAGGCTAAGGTCGGGCGCACTTTAATTTCCGCCGTCGTACCAGCCGGAAACGGAACCAGCACCCCCTCGCTTTTCCATGTGATCGTCTCCGCGTAGGACGCACCAATCAGGATCGAGAGCCGTAAAGCGGAGACAATCTGTTCGGTCACTCCTCCTCCCTGCTTCCCTCATCATTTTTCTTTGGGGGTGCGACCGGCGGAGACGTTGCACTCGGCACAAACCCAAACATCGAATCATCGAGCCCCTTCCCACGGCGCAAGTAACTGAGCCGCGTCGGCCAAGGAATCGTCGATACAATTGGCGTGGCCGCTCTGGCAGCCCCCTTCTCGCTACTAGAGGGTGTGAGCGCCTCATACACTTGCGGCTCGTTATTGGTTTTGTGAAGTCCCGAGCCTGACACACTGCCGCCAATCCCCACGACAATGTTGTCTGACTCGCCGGTAATTTGCAGAATCCCTGGCGGCGTATTGCCTGGGACTTCCGCCATCTTCCCCACCCCGAAGAGGCCGATATTCTGCGAGTCGTGAATCAGGAGCGTCGGGCTGCGGCCTTCGCGCTTCATGCCGAAGATCCGCACATTCTTAGCGCCCGTGATTTCATTGCCCGCGTGTGGAATCACGCACATCTTGCCGAACTCAGTATTGAGCCCGTAGAAGCTGAGCGGCTCCGTCGTCCCGTTCACATAGACTTGGCGTGAGTCGTTGTTGCGATCGACCATCTTTTGCGCGACCACCTGGAGTCCGTAGTGCTTGCCACCGCCGCCGCCGTTAAACCACACGGCGTAGCGTTTCTGATTGACGGGCGCCCCTGAAGCAAAGCAGTTCGCAAGGAAGGGGGCATCCAACGAGAGCCCAAAGGTCAAGGACTTCCGCCCCGCCCGCCAGCGCAGGTAATACATCCAGTCGTTGGCGATCGGCGCATTACGGAGAAACAACGTAAAGTCAGTGGCCGTAGTCGTAGCGGTCGGATCGTTGTCAGTGAGGAGCATGGGGACAGGAGACGGCGGTTGCCAGGACTTGTGAGAGGCGATGATCGACTTATGGAGGCCCGGCCCCATCAGGACGGTGTTCTTCTTGAGCCGAATGAGGTTGCTCGTGTAGATGGTCCCACGCGGGAGCCACACGCGCCCATGTCCGGCTGCTGCTGCGGCAAGAATGGCATCTTGCAATGGCTTGGTGCTATCCGGCCCAGTATTGCCGACTTCCGGGTCGGTGCCGAGATAGCCGGTCGTGGGGCCGCCGTGCTCTTTGAGTTGGACAAAGGGGCCATCTTCGAAACTGGGAAAGTGACCGGGGACGTGTCGCGAAAGCAGATCGCCGACCGGCGGCCCTGCGTTCGCCATGATGTCTTGAGCGACAATCGGCGCACTGCGTAACACACCGTCCACCACACTCCGCGATTCGAGCTTGTCGGTATTCTTCACGTAGGTCGGGAAAACCGAGGCTTTATTGCTGGCGTCAGCTTGGGTTTGGTCGTTATAGGCAAACTCCGCGATCCGGCTCCACGTGCCTTCCCCACAGATGACCGGGCCTCCGCATGCCATTGTCGCCCCACCCTTATTGCGAAAGAGCTTGGTCGTACCCGTGACGAAGACATTGTGTATGTACAGATCCCGCCCGTTGGGATTATCAATCGCAATCATGCCCTGGGCAGCGCCCCGCATCTCAATGGTTCCGTCATAGAGGACCATCCCCGTCTTCGCTTCAATGGCCGGGGCAGGCGTCGCGGCAGTGATCTTGAATCCGACAAGCACAATCGGCGACGCGTCGGTGCCTTCCGCCGCCGATATTTTTTGGTCAAGCAATTCGACGCCTGCGGCCATCGTCCCGTTGGGCGTGAACGGAATGCTGCTCCCGATGCGGATACCGTAATCGCCGCCGACACATTTTAGTTTCGCGGCGGGTCCGGTGCGCCCGGGCAGCCCGTAGAAGCACGCGAGACTGCCGGTGGCCTCAATCTGTACATCCCGCATGGCGGAATCTTGCGCGGCAGAGAACGCCAGCCCGATAGCACCCGCGTTCCCATTGGTGTTGATACGGATGCCCTCCAATATTTCTCCAAAATTGGATTTCCCGAAGTCGTTGAAGTTAGCCGGAAGGCCGAGTGGGTCGAGTGGTTCCGCATTGGCTTTGGCATTCTGGTTGGCGGCTTGAAATGCACGCCACGCCATGACGGGGCGGGGACTACTCTTATTGGTAAACCCAGTCACGGCGGAGGTTTTGAGTTTCAATTCCGGCCAGCCCTGCGGACAATCCGACTCTCCCCGAAACACATGGTTATGCGGGTCCTGTGGCAGTGGCCCGCCCTTTTTCCAATTCACCCATTCATAGAGCTTGACCGTGTTCGTGACAGCGTAGGTCCCACATTCAAGATAGGTGGCGAGCTGGTTCTCGTGCGCGTCCTCGATACAGGTATTGAGCCCATTGGTTGAATCCCCGCTAAAGTCCTTATTAACGCCGGGATATTTGTTGCAGACCAACAGCCCAAGAAGAAAGCGAGAGTCTGTCTTGGCGGAGTCGGGAATGGATGCGTGCGCCTGAACAGAAAAAAGCAGTAAGAAAAGGCTGATAATTAACGCCATGTGCCTCCGGTCACCATGCCGCTCACGCGATCACTGCGGGGATCGACGATGCGCGCCCGTGGCATATTCGCGGCATTTGGGTAAGTGTTGAGGGGATTGCCGCCCGCTTCACGGACATAGAAGTAGATATTCTGCCCTTGTGTGAGGGTATCTTTGAATTTGAGGGCGTAAATACATTCGGCCTCACTCCCCGCCCCCGCACTCCCGGACATAGTGACGAACGGAATACTGTTGAAACTTTGAATCACCCCGCAGTCGATATTGGCGGTCTCATCACTGGCTAATAACTCCACACCGGGGATGAGAGAGCCGATGCCCAGCGCGGGCGTATAACAGACGGGGGCAGTACAGTCGTCTGTGACGGGGACGGCAGCAGTTTGCACGGTGGGGTCGGCAGGATCGACTTGATAGTAGAGCGGGAAGGGAACCGTCACATGACTGTTGACGGTATTGCGAATCTTGACAATGAGCCGGGCCTGCCCACCCGCGCTCGGCACCAGTTGCGCGTTCAAGGTGTTATAGAGCGGCGCGGTTGCGGCCCCGCCGACATTGGACTGCCACTGATACCTCGTCGTGGCAAGGATCGGCGTCCCACCATTTCCGCCCCCGAGGTTATTGGTGGCAGTGATTGCAGGAGAGATGGAAAGCGCGGGAATCTTCGGTCCCCCGTTAATGGTTGGTGTCCCTGCCGTGACAAACCCCGTTGCCGCATTGTAGGCCACAGTCACGACTTGGGAACTTGTCGTAATCGTGTTGGTCGCAAAGGTAAAGTGAAAACACCGCAGCCCGGTAATAGTCGCAGGGCCGGTCGGAGTTTTCTGTACGCCAGCAACAACAAACGTCCAGCCTGTGAGGCTGGTTCCTTCCATTGGGATTGTGCCTTGATCATCTGCGTTCCAACAGACATCAACCTGATCGGCAGCGAATACTTTGGCTTGCAGCACGGTCGGGGCACGATGGACGTAGAACACATAGCCGTCATCGTTCACGGCATTCGCTCCAATCGTGACGACATTGCCACTTTGGCTGACGTAACCAGTGACACAGGTCGCCGTCGGGGTGCCATTATCTTGCACTTCCAAGAAATAGAAGGTCGTGCATTTGGCATCGACAATCTTCTCCGTACTGAGCAGGTTGAAGGTGAGGCCGGTGCCGCTATGCTTGGTAAAGAAGAGTTTGTGATTCTGTTCGTAGTCTTTGTGCCGACTCCACGCCATCTGCTGTGAGATAAAACTATTGGTGCTGGTATAGATATCCGTGCCTTCGGTCCACGTTCGCCCAGTGGCACCCCGTAAATTATCCCACGAGGGAATGGCCCGCAGCAAATAGATAGAGGTCAAGGCAAAGGTCGGATTGAGAGGCCCAATGAACCAGCCCCCCCACGCACTGATGCCCGTCGCGCCCCCAGAGGCCGCCGCCCGCCCTTCGATCAGTGCAGCTCCAGGGTAGCTCCGCTGGTGAAAGGTCGGTGCCGGTGAGGTGTTGGTGGGCGAGAGCCCAGTTTGCACCGCAGCGACGGGAACAGGGGCGTAGGTGGTCGTGTCCTGTGTTCCGCAGCCGTTCGGCCACGGGTCGTCGAGGTAGCCAAGGCAGTCGCAGCCGTCACAAGCCCCGTTGCCACCTTTTCCACCACTGGACTCATTAAAGAGTAATTGAAAATTGAGGTCGGGGTCTCCGTAGACAGGGAAATTGTCCATCGTATACGGATTGCCACTCATTCCCCCAAACGTGAGCCCGCCCGCGACAACGGCAGCGGCCATTTGGGTCCGCAAGTCCTTGGTGAATTTTTTCCGCCCGACTTCAAAACTGGCATTCGGGCTGGTCGCATTGGGGCAGTTCACTACAATCGGTTGCCCAGTAATAAACCGCGTTTCGTCAAGATATAATCCTGAATAGATTTTTTTGCCGCCGAGGTTGTCTTCGTGTAATTTTTTCACTCGCAGTTCTTGGTTAATATTCATTTGTATCCCGGCATCGTTGCGAAAATTGGGAACAAAAATGACTGCGTTCTTATTTTCCGCATGATAGAGCTGATATTTGAACGTGCCGGGATGGGCTTCGTCGTAGAGGTCGTTATAGGCCGAGGTCATCCCCCAAGCGGTCATACAGAGGGCCGTCTGCATGTCATCTAACACCTGCGAGGCCAGCGGAGAATTGAGCGGGAGGAAGCCCGCGCCGATAGCAATCTTCGTGGGCGAGGAAAATCCACTACTATCACACGAGACCCCTGATCCCGGTTCGATACACGGATTATTGAGCCGCACCCATTTGGCGGCGCGGGCGTTGTTGGAGTTATATTGGACTTTGAGTCCTGCATCGACCGCCGCCGAGGCTTTGGCGGTGGCGTAGGGTTCACCGATGATCCACTCATAGCCAAATTGTTTAGCAATGTTGGTAAACTTCGCCCAATCACTATTGATCTTGCCATCATCGAGGACCGCAAACTGATTACGGAAGTCACCGGGAACAGCCGCAGCTCGGCTAGACAGGCTTAAAACCACAAAAAGTGAGAAGAGAAAGGCGTACATTTATTCGCTCGTGCTATTCACGGTATAGAAGACTTTCGGCGTGGCGTTGATGCGCACGTTCGCCATTCCAACGCCGGTCGTTGATAGTGTGGAGTTAATATCACAGTGCATATAGACGTGGTCGCCTGCTGCGGGCGTGTTCGTCAGGGTAATAGGGGGACTCGTCGCTTGTTCTTCCCGACCCGTCGCCGCGAGTCCAAAGGTAATGAGCTGTTCATTGGCGACGGTGGTTGATCGCGCCGCAATCACTTCATTGTCGCTAATCGCTTGCCCCGAGCAGTGCATGGCGACGTTGCCTGCCGGTGAGCCTGCAACACTGTAGAGGGTAGGGCGAACCGTGACAGTGCCCGCATTCCAATTGAGGGGCATGGTAAAGTCGAAATCGAAGCCGTCGTTGTCATTGGCGCCGCAGGTGAACACCCCGACTTTCGGCTTTCCGCTTGCCACCACTTCTTCGGTGTAGACGCAGCCACCAAATTCTTTGGCCCCGACTTCCACCGATTTGAGCGGCTGGGCAGCGGCAGTGGGATACTCGACTTTGCCCGTCACATGATTTATCCGCATGTGGGTCAGATTACCAAGCTGAAAATTGATGTCATAACCAGGAGCAGTGGAAGGAGCCCGCACGTTGACATCCCCGTCAGGCTTCGTCACTAACTGGCACCCGCTGACCGGGTCGCAGTACAGCGTCATGGTCATATCGGTGGGATCGTTACAGTCGCCGTCTCCGGTAATGTCGGTACAGAACACCACACCGTTGGCGAGAGAGCTAAGGCCGAGAATTTGCTTGCCACCGTTATAGGCTTCCTGCAAACTCGTGGCCCCTACAGTGTCGGTATCGACAGCAGGTAAGGAGATCGAAGTGCCAGCCGCGCACCCGCCAGTCGTCGGGCAGTAGAACAACAAGGCAGGATCGGGGGCGGACGCGGGTTGCATACACGTTTGCCCGGCAGAGAGCGCAACCGTAGTACAATCGGCGGCGGTAATACTCACGGTTCCTGTCCCAGTTCCACAGGCTGCCCCCGTTCCGGCAAAGTTGCCACTAGAATTAACCGTAACGCACTCGTTGGCGGGAATCGTTTCGCTCATACGGAGGAGAGAGCCCGAGCCGGTCGGAGTTTTGAGAGACAGGGTATCAAGTACGCCGCTGGCCGTCTGTTTCGTTGCCCCCAACACGTTCAACTCGGTTTGCGTGGCAATCTGCGGATCGAGCAGGGTTGCTACTTGGGTTGCGGTGAGGTCTTCAGGATCGCCCGTTGCGGCTGTGACCCGGCCTTTGATCGTGGCGGTTGCCATATCAGCGGCTTTGGTATTGGTCACCGCGTTCGCGGCAATCGTCGTGGCTCCATCACCAACTGAGGTGACATCGCCGGTATGGTTCGGAGCGACATAGTTATTGGCGCCGTCGGCGACGTTGATGATCGACCGGACTTGGGCGGGAGTCAGGTCTTGTGGATCGCCCGTCCCAGCAGCCATGCGTCCTTTGATCGTAGTAGTGGCAATATCGGCAAGTTGCGAATTGGTAACGGCGTTGGGTGCGATGGTCGTGACGGTACCCGCTGAGGTGACATCTCCGGTATAATTCGGATGAACGTAATTATTCGCCCCATCGGCGACGTTGAGTAGCGTTCGGACTTGGGCGGGAGTCAGGTCTTCGGGATCGCCGGTTCCGGCTGAGACACGGCCTTTGAGCAGGCCAGAGGCCATATTGGCAAGGGTCGTATTGCTGACCGCATCCGGCGCCACACGCCAGTCACTCGCCGCGACTACGACATCAATCTGATTTTTCAGTCCGGTCGTCACCCCGCCGCCCGTCGCGCACGGACCGCCGAATGAGGTGAAGTTTCCGCTGGCATCCACTTTCACACAGGCGTCGGTGACAAATGCCCCGGTACTCCGCCGAAGGTCCGTCCCCGTTCCAATAATATTGAGGCCACCAAGGAGCGTCAGGTCATTATCAGCAACTTGTTTCTCGCTATCGAGTTCGGCCAGCGCAGCTTGGACTTGATTCGAGCCAATGGTTCCAGCGGGTATGACACTGATGGCGGACGCGGCGTGCGCTGCACTGGTCTGATTGATATGCGCCGCGAGTTCGGGTTCCGTCACAAACGACGGATCGAGCAGCGTGACGACCTGCCCGACAGTGAGGTCTTCAGGATCGCCAGTGGTCGCAGACACACGACCTTTAATCGTGGCGGTCGGCACGTTATTCAGTTTCGCGTTGGTGATGGCATCGGGAACCACGACCCACGACGAGCCCGCACCGCCGCCGCCGGTGACAGCGATGTCCCCTTTGGTCCCGTCTACTACAGCACCAATGCCGCACGGCGCACCGACGCTACTCAAGTTACCGTTGCTATCAACCTTGACACAATCGTTCGTCACAAAACTGCCAGTCCAGAGCCGAATATCCGCCCCGGTTCCCTGGAGAGTTTTCGTCGCCAGCGGGGTGAGGGTATCAGCATCGAGCGGCTGCAACGTCGCCACAACGGCATTGAGTTCAGCTTGCGTCGCGACATCTGCCCCGTTACTGAGATTCCCGGAGGCATCAGTTGTGACGTAATGCCCCGCCGTGAAACTGCCGGTACTGCGGCGCAAATCGCCCCCCGTACCGATGATCGTCAGTCCTGCCACGGTCGTGAGGTCAGGATCGGACGGCTGAAGCCCCGTAATGGCTGCCGTCAGTTCGGACGGAATGACGACATCGAAACATGCCTCAACCGCGCCCATCGTATCCACGCCAAGGGGCGAAAAACCTGGGGAGCAGTTCCCGCCATTGTTGACGAGTGCGGCTGCCGTATTTGGGACAAAGGCGTTGAGTTCGGCCTGCGTCGCTACATCTCCACCGCTTACGAAGTTGCCAAAGGTGTCCGTGGTGACGTAGTGGCCGATAGTAAAGGTGCTCGCGCTCCGGCGCAGATCACCGCCCGTGCCAATGATTTGCAATCCGGCCAGTATGGTGAGTTCAGGATCGGAGGGTTGCAGCCCGGCGACGGCGGTGGTGAGTTCAGACTGCGTCGCGAGTTGCGGATCTAAAATGGCCGCGACTTGGGCGGCGGTCAAATCTTCCGGGTCTCCGGTTCCTGCGGTCGTCCGCCCTTTGATAGTCCCATTTGCCATGTTCGCCAGTTTGGCGTTTGAGACGGCATCGTTGACAATGGTCCAGTTGGTGACCGCATCGACCACATTGATGTCTGCTTTGATACCAGTAGAAACGGTATTATCTCCATCGAGGAGATCGGCGGGCACGTTTTTGAGCTTGGTCCAATCGACGGGATTGGTCGGCGTATTGATGGTACCGGAGAGCGTGAGCCCGGTCGTCACGGCATCGAGTTCAATCTGACTCGCGACATCGAAACAGCCTTCGACAATCCCGCTGGCATCGATCCCGAGGGGGGCACTTCCAGCGACACAGTTGGCTCCATTCGCCGCAAGTGCTGCGGCGGTACTCGCCGCGCCACCTGCGGCCCCTTCCACGCGTACCCTGAGCCGTCCGGTGGTCGGATCGAAGTCACAGACGATGCCAGTGCCGACACAATCCATTTGAAAGGCCGTCCGCAAGAACGTCCCTTCGTCCATCATCCGCATGGGGGGCAGTTCAGCGGAGACGGGCGCAGCTAACAGAACAAGTAGGGAAAGCAGGAAGAGGAATATCATGTGGAAGTATCCCGTTGCGTGTGAAAATCATGGTCTCACCAAACATTTATTTTGAGATTGACCGTCCCCGCCGTTTCGAGAATGCCGCAGAATTGCCCCGCCCATCCTGAGTCGATGGTGACCGTGACGGACGCGCCAGGATAGAGCGGCTCCCCAACCGGGGTCGTAATTAAGGTCGTACAGTCCCCTTGGATCTTGGTAATCAGTAAGACGGTATTGGAGGACGAGAGCGAGTAGAACGTCACCCCTTTGCGAATCGAGGGGACGAGCGCAACAGCGGTCGCGGTATTGGTGAGGGCGGTGATCGTCGGGACTGAGGCCCCGTCTTTATAGGCGGGCGGCACTTGTCCCGAGGCAAGCAGCGCAGAAGAAAAAAAGAGCAGGGAGCAAACCAGGATTCGGAACATGATGAGGGGTCCCCCAGGGATCGGTGTAAGAAGGTGAATGCTCTAGCCTTAGTGTACTACGCTAGACCTCAGACTTTCTAGGTAGGGGTTTCTCGTAGTGTTCGATATGCGGGTCGAGATTTTCCACTGCGACCTGCCGATCTTCAGTTGGTTCATACGTGCTCCGCAGTTGCCATTCCGTAGTTCCATTTTGATAGGGAGCCTCAGCCAGTCCCCCCGGCTCATCTTGATTGGCTATGAGAATTTGCTCGACGGCTTCGATAAAGACCGTGTACGTATCGAGTAACGCGGCAATCACAGGGTCAGGATTGGCGAGATTTTGCGCGAGTGTCACCGTGCGCACGATGTCAGGAAACCTGGCTTTAATTGTATCGGGTGCCCCTTCGACTGTGGCAGGCACGGTTTCTTGCACGCCCAAGTAAATGTTGTCTTCGGTCAGGCGGGCGGGCGCGAGATAGAAGCTCGCCGTTCGATTCCGCAATTCAACCTCGGCACGCACCAGATATAAAACATCGTAAGTATCGGGATAAATGATGATAGGCGTATCAAGTTTAATCATACTGAAACCCAAATATAGCCAATGATGGTACCGCCGATGCTGTAGAGTGGCAGACGGCGGTTTGGTGTCGTGCCAGGGGGCACGGAACTCTGTAAGGCATCCGTCCCGAGGCGGCCCCCGACGAAGGTCCCAGCCGTGCCGCTGGTACTGAAAATAATATTGTTCGCACTGGTCAGGCCAATCGAGGACCAACGAAAACTGCTCGTCCCGAGCTGTAAAATGATCCCGTTATTATTGGTGGACGGGCGCAGCTCCAACGCCCCACCCGTCCCGGCGACTTTGGACTGTTCGAGGCCCGCCCCATCCTGAAAGATCAGACTCGCGGGTGCGCCCACTTGACTTTCTATACGGATGGCCGCCGGGGCATCGATCATAATTTCACTGGCCCCGTTCCCGACCTGATTGACCCGCAGCATCCCGGTAATAATTTTCGTCGCACTGAGATCATTGATCTTGGCATTGGTCACCGCCAAATCTTGGATCTTGGCATTACTCACAGCGAGGTCTTGAATCTTCGCCGTCCCCACCGCTAAGTCTTGGATCTTCGCCGTTCCGACTGCCAAGTCTTGGATCTTGGCCGAACTCACCGACAGATTTTGTAGCTTGGGATTGCTAATGGAGTCATCGGTGTGATCATCAGTAATCAGTCGCTGAATCAAAATGCTATTGCCAGAAGACGGAGAGAACGGACTCAGGTTTGCTGGGTTGCCCGTCGCGACAAACGTGTTATCTCCCACCTTGAACCAGTAATAATACGTGATGCCATAAACAATATCCTGATCGACATGCTTGAGTTGCTTTCCTTGGGCGATGACGACCGCGCTGGCTGTGTCATTGACGGTATTGCGATAGAAGAGAATCGTTCCCCAATCAGGGGGCACGTTGACCACCGCCTGAATCCCGACCGCCTTGGCTCCGGCTTGCCAGAGGAGGACCGCACTTCCGGCGGCGGGCGTCGTGGCATCGCCAGGGGCCGGGAACGCCACAATGAGCACCGGCTGGCTAAAGCGGAAGTCCGCCGCGTTGGCGCCGTTGTAGCTGTAACAGGTAAAGTCATAGCTCAGCCCCGGCTCTAGATTATGCACCGCTTGCACGGCCGTTTGCCCCAGTGTCACTGGCTGCGTCACTTCGATGAATTGCGCCGACCCGACTACATTAGCCCGGAACTTCAAATCACTGACGTTGAAGTTGGGCGCATTCGCTTGCACCGTCACGGACACTTTCACCGTCCCGTCGCTGGTCTGAAATGGGACCGCCGCGACGATGGCAAACCCGATCGGTTGCGGGGGGATGGTAAATCGATAATCGACCAGCGGCGGAATGCCGAGCGACTGCACTGGTTGTGAGACGTAATTGTAAATGTTCGGGTCGAAGCCCTGCACACTGAACGCGAGCCCACCAGCAGACGAGGTCCGTTTCGAGACCAGCATAACGCGCCCGTCCAAGTCCGGGTCGTTGCCCGTGTGAAGCTGGATAAGATCGTTCACCTTGACCGCTTGGAGTTCAAGACTATCGGCAGAGAACTCCGCCCGATACAACGCGGAGGCTTGGTTCTTGGTCAAGTAATAATAGACTTCGCGGTCTACACTACGGACCGCAAGATAGGGAAACTCGCGTGTCACAGTGGACCCGTTCGCACTGCCGAGGCGGAGCTGACTGACCGCGTAACTTTCACTGCCACCGAAGTCCCGAATCAGTTGCGCCTTAAAGGTGAGTTGCTTGTATTGATCGAGCAAGTTATAGGACGCTGGTTCAAAAGTGATGTTCTCCCAAAACGGCTCGATTTCGCCTTCTCCTGCATGAACCGCGTTCAGGACGTGAATCGCGGCGCTGTCAGCAGTATCGGTATACTGCCCCAAGTCGTTGACGCCAATCGCTTCGCCGTGAAACGTGAGATCGCCGATTACATCGAGGGCGAGCCGTTGCGAAGACAACCCCCCTTCGGCAAAGATCGCCGCGCCGTCGAGCACCATCGCTGCGTCTCCGAACGACACGGTATCAATCGGCACCCCGCAGCCATCAATCGGATCACTGAGCAACGCTTGCTTTATCGCAGCGGGGTTGTTGCCGTACTCGGTGGAGGTAAACGTAGCACTGATAACGGCGGGTCCACCGTTGGTATCCCGCTGTGGCGTCGTGAAGCGAACAGTGGTCAGTCCGGGGAGTGGTTCAGCAACGCTCGCGTCGAACGTGACCGCATTACTGCGATACACACTATGAATGCTCAATGCGCCTGGCGTCAGCGGCGTGCGAAACGGGCCGTAGTCCCAGGTGTTGGACTTGAACGAACCTGACGTGTTGCCGACCGGGTTGCTCGTCACCGTCGAAAAAAGGGTCGTCGTCAGATCATCGAAAATGGTGAGTTGCAATTCTCCCTGACTATTGACAATCCGAATATTCCCGAAGTGGGCACCGTATCCGCCGGTGACGTTGGATTCACAGCCGAGGGTATAATAAAAAAGGGTCTGCCCGACTAAGGCAGACAGAGAGATAGTCCGCCGATACCACTGATTAAACGCGACCGCGTTCAGGTCCGTTGCCGGATGGACCGAGAGGCCCGATTGATCGACGGTGCCAGAGGCGCGTAGCGTGATCCCACCAGCGGTGGCGAGGTCAACGGCAATCTGTGAAGACGGAATGAACCAGCGGACATCGTATTCGAGCACGTCGCCAAACTTAACGAGGTACTGCGGGACGTTATCCATGTTGACGTAACAGAACGACTCGGCACTGCCGACCATCTGAAACTCAATGTGGAGATAGGGACGCTGGCAGAGCGGGAGGGGAACTTTGTACATCGTCCCCCACGGCCAGATCACAGCCGGGTCGCCGCTCACGCCCAGATTGGAGAAGTCTGCCGAGGGAAAGACGTCGCGAACCAGTCGTTTCGGAATCTGCACTTGCAGTGGGGCGGCGGCGTTTTCTTCGATGGTGAGGGTTTGTCGTTCTGGCCCGCTATTGATCCGCGTAATGATGCCGCTCTGTCGTTCTAACAGCCTGTTGCTTTCGACTTCCCACAGTTCTCCGGTGGCTGAGAGTCCGAGCAGTTGGCGAGGCGACGGACCTTTGTTAATGTTGATATTACTCGTGACAGCGGTGATCCGACGCGTGCCGGGCGTCCCGTCGAAGGTATCGGGCACTTCCTGTTCGAATACGAGCGGACTCAGGAGCTTGGTTTCAATATTGTCGGCGAGCGGAGATTCTTCGACGTAGTCATCGACCTGATAGCCAGTCGCGTCGTAGCCATCGGCTTCGTAGCCGCCAGGACGAGGAATCGCAGCCGGGTAAAAATCGGCAATCGTTGGGTATCCAGCAACACTCAGGCGAGAGAGTAACGTCGTCACTGTGCCACCCTCACCACCGAGAACTCCGGCGACCGCGCCGCCGTGGCGTTAATATTCTGGTTCCCCCCTGCCGTGTGAGAAACGCAGAGTTCTACATAGTCTCCGATGTTCATATAGAGGGCGATACTGGGACAACAACAACGAATCTCTGCCGAGCCACCAACTGGACCGCCCTCAATAGCCACTTCCACCGTGCCGTTATGGCGGATATGCGCATAGCGTGAGCCGACCGAGCTGCCTGCTGCCCATTCAACCGAGCCGCTCAACATGAACCAGCCTTCCACGTCCACTGTCACACGAGAGTTATTTACCGTGGTCGAATGCCAGCCCGGAGCATCGTTTCGCTCCAAATCAAAGCCGATGGGCGTGACAACCCCACTCACAATCCCCCCTTGCCCTGTGGTCCGCGTAACTCGACAGCCAAGCATCCCCGGCGCGCCGCGCGCATACTGCTTCGCAGGAGTGCCCCCAACTAAGGTATTGTCATGGACCGAAGCCGTTGCATAGTTTGCTGGAAGCGAAAGGCCCCATCCCATGAACGCATTGTCGGCGATAATATGCCAATCGTCGGTGGTAATGCTGAGAAAGTTTCCTGTTCCACTGCCTTTGTCGCTGGTCCGGCAGCCCACCAGGGAGAGCCTCCCACTGGTTTGCAGGATCGTCGAGCTGGTAAAGCTAATATTGGCATCACGAGGGAAGCTACATCCGGCGACTGTCACTTGCCCGCCGCTCACATGGAGGCAGGTCGTGTTGACGCCTTCGGACGTGTAGAGGCGGCAGCCTGCCATACTAAGGAACCCGCCCGACACTTGAATCGAGGCCAGGGAATCCGTGACCACCGTCGCGACATGCGATCCGCCAATATCGACCGTACCGCCTTGAATAAGAATCGCCTGCTTGCCCGCCACCCCATGCCCAATCGAACAGCCCGCAAGCGAGAGCCGTCCCTCAATCATGATGATGCCACACGAACTATCGAACGTGCAGGAGGTCATGGTCGTCCACGTCGGACCGGTGGCCCCTAAGAAGAACCGAACCGCCCGCCCACCATTAAACAAACAGTTAGATATGTGGAGGTCATCCATCCGGCCACAGTTGATCGGATACGTGGTCGTCGAGGCCGAGAGCGCGGTAATTTGATTCGCATTGCAGCCAAACACCCACGCATGGAGCGAGTCGATATAGACACTGTCTAAGGAGCCATCGATATGAATCCCGACGTTAAAGGCCGACATCTCCAGATTTTGGATCACAGAACCGCCACTATTGCCGCGCATGTCGATCCCATCCCAAGCGCGAACAATCCGCACACCGTCCACGCGAAACCGAGGGCAGTTCTGGGCATAGATCGCCGGTACGTAATGGGTCATCGCCGCGACCGTGGTCACATTGGGTTGATCGAAGACGATTTGCAGATGTTCAACTGAGGACCCGAGTTCGCCACCCCGGAGATGAATCACCCCCGGTGTCGCCGTCGTTCCTGCCGGGACATGAATCTTGGTTTGGTCGGCACCCGCGCCGATCAAACGGACTTGGCGGTCGGTGGGGAAGACGATAGCCGTGACAGAGCGATAGGTTCCCGGTGGTACAAAGACGCAGCCACCTGAAAGCGGAACCGCATTGATCGCGGCTTGAATCGCCGTCCCGTCGTTGCCGGTATCATTGCCGAGGGCTCCGTAGGCCGCTTCTTTGACATCGAAGTGCAGATTATTAGCAAAGTTAATGACCGCCGTGGTATCTTGCGGCTGATATTTGACGGGAGGAATCCGGGTAACAAGTGTCACAAGTAGTTCCTATGCGATAGTCCGAAAGCCCGTATCAATTTCCTGACTAATTCCCTGCCGTGAGATCGACACGCCCCGGTTCCGTTCCCACAAGTACACTTCCGAAGAGTCATCCAAATTGAAATAGGCCAGAATCCGCTCAGACGGACGAATGAGCCGCAGCCGATGCCACTGCGCGGATTGGGTCGTGCGAAACCGCTGGCGTGGGGCGAGGGTCTTATAACGAATCCCTGCCGGATAGCCTTCGGTCCAGTCTTTCCCTTCGACACGGTACTCGGGGTCAACGTAGTCTTCAGTCAGCGGAGCAAAGAAGTTGTGGCTCATGGTGACAATCGAGTTCCCCCATGCGGCGAGACCAATGCGAAAATACGGAGCGCCGTCGGTGGTCGATTGGGCGGGAATCTCGAAACGCCCGACGCTGCCACTGTAGGCCGTGGGCAGAAAGAACTTGTAGTAGCCTTCCGGGTCCTGCAAATCCTGGGTGATGGTCCGCATCGTAAAGGACGGGCTGCCGGTCATGATGTCGGTAAACGTCGTGCCATTGCCGATCCCAATACCGAGCGTGGTGAAGTTGGCGTTCAGAATCGCGACCCAGGTTCCCGAGCGCACCCCACCGAAGGCGAAGTTGATGGCATTCGGAGTGATGCCACCCGCACGCCATGCTCGCACGAGCGGGCGCGTCCCGTTCCAATCGCCCATCAACGTCGGTGGAAATCCGGTGAACGAACCTGCCGCCGTTGGTGTGTAGGAGAAGAAGTTATTGGTGGTAATGTACTGGAAGGGACCGGCCATTATCCTTTCCCTCCCTGCTTCAGTGCGGCGCTGATCTTGCCACCCTTTTTCAAGTCGCTGACCACCATCTGAATAATGGCATTCTCTGTAACGTTGGTGTTCTGACTGACGGCCCCACCAACTTGCACGGGAACTGATACGTTGACGGCAATAGCATTGGTCTGTCCTGCGGTCGTACCATTCCCACCCGTAGAGCCAAGCACGAATTTTTGTCCGCTCGGTCCGCCTGTGGTGCTTGGTCCGGTGGAGATAATGTCGGTGAGGAAGTTACCAATCACGCCAGTCAGGGTGTTGATGCTCAGGTCCAGCCGCCCCAGCACGTCAATTTGCTCTTGGGTCAGTTCAGCCTCGCGCAAAGCGCGGTCTCGCTGATCGGCAAGAATCTGATCTTCGATGACGGCGAGATTGCGGATTTCGTCGGCGGCCTCGATCCGCAGTTTGTTAATTTCAATCGTGGTTGCGGCGGTAGCAGCTTGGACGGCGGCTTGCTCTTGCTGTGACAGGGCATCGGCTTGGGCTTGAAAGGCCAGTTGTGCAGCGGCGGCCTCAGCTCGTTCCTGTTCGATCCGGGCATCAATTGACAACAAGGCTGCCGCACTTTGGACGGTCGTATCGGCAATTTGTTGCTGGATAGCTTCGACCCGGCTCCCTGCTTCTGTGGCCTGCGCCCGTGCCTTCTCCAATTCTCCGACCACGGAGTTGAAAAGATTATTGAACGCGGTCGGGTCCAAGAATCCTTTGCCAACATCGAGCTGCTGCGTGAGATTGCGCGAGAGTTGTTGGAGCAAGTCTGGGAGTTGTTCTGGCGTGGCTCCGGCGATCCGCCCCCGAATGCCCGAGGCTTGCTGTTGCAAGAATCCGAGCTGCTCAGGCTTCGATAAATTGGACGAGGATTGCACGAGCCCGGTAATGGTCTGATTGAGGTCCTCCGCCACACGCCGGAACTCTTGGGCGAGTTGTAACTCTTCTTGGAGGGCGTCGATCCGCGCTTGGAAGAGTTCTTGTACTTGGTCTTTCTCATTTTGGAGAGCATTGATACGCTGTTCACTAGCCGCCCGCGCGGCTTCCGCTTCTTTCTGGAGCGATTGCCGTTTGGCATCGAACTCCGCGTTGATGTCGCGAATCCGGTTTTGCAGTGCGTTCTGGGCTTCCTGCTCCTGGGCTTGAAACAGTTCGACCGTAGCCTGTCGGAGAGAACGAACAGCCTCGCGTCCTTGTGCTAACTCCGCGTCCGTAAACGTGGTCCGGGTACTCGCCCCTAATCCCGAGAGCACCCCCTGTTGCCCGGCAATCCTCCCCCGCGCCGCCTCGACCGGCGAAATTGCGCCGATGGATTGCAAGTCGCCGATCACATTGAACCGGAGATCGATCCGCTGTTGGGAAATATCACGGATAGTGTCAAAGAGGTCGGTCGCTTTCTCGGTCGCGTCGGCGGCGGCGTCTGCCACTTGTCCGAAGGCATCCCGAATCTCGCCAACCGCTCCAGCGGCAGCTTCCGCTCGTTCTTTGAGCTTGGTAGCTTCGCCTTCATCGATCCCGTTACTGAGGTCAATCCCTTCGAACAGTTGGTTCTCGATAAAGTCCTTGAGAAAGCGATCAATCGCCAAGTCAACAAACCCATCCCGAATCTGCTCTGCTAAGAGCTTGCCGACATCCTCCCCCGGCTTCGCGGCCTTCACGACATCGACGAAACTACTTGTGATGACATCAAAAATATCAGTCACCTCTTGTAGGTCTCGCTGGAATTTCTCCACATCGAAAATCCCGGCCTCATTGAAGGAACGGAGTGTGATCGCGGCAACGTTGATGGCAGCCGGTAAATCTTGATTGAAAATATCGACCGTTCCTTGGATGGCATCCTGGTAGAATTCAATGCCAATCAAGTTGTCTTCGAACAAGCTGTTGAGTTTGGTGGCGAGTTCGGCAAACGAGAGTCCAGCTTTTTGGACCGTCTCTTGAATGGCGCCGCCAATTTTTTCGGGGTCTACTCCGAGGTTATCTAACAACAAGTTACCAAAGGTGGTCCCGGTCTGCTCAATCGATTTGCCCAATTTTTTGGCCTGATCCGCCGTCAGCGCGGCCCCCAGTGCTTGGAGTTGTTTGGAGAGTTCCGGCCCGATCTTGTCTTCGAGCACGATCTTGGAGGCTTTCAAGAAATCCTGTCCGTCACTGCCCCCGAACATTTTCTGCGCGAGCTTCTTGGTTTCTTCGAAGAAGTATTCGCCGGAGTCAATTTCTGAGGCGAAGGTAACTTGAATGTCTTTAAGGAGGTCCTTTACGCCCTTGCGGATTTCGGTCCCCTTACTGGGCGTGGACTTGAACAGCCCGCCGATGATGGAGCCAAACAAACTCCCCACGCCACCACCAATGGCCGCGCCTAATGCCGTCCCCCCAGGACCAAAGAATGAGCCGATGATACCGCCGCCGATGGCTCCCACGGTGCCACCGATCGTTCCCCCAAGCCCAGCCTGTTTACTGCCACCGAGCCCAAGCGCCCCCGCAAGCCCTTTCCCTAATCCGATCCCAGCAGCCCCTCCGGCTGCGGCCCCGAAGATTTCCCCGAACGAGGTCCCAGCGGTAGCGGCACTTGCTTGTGAAGAGGCCAGCGGCGCACTCCCAGCAGCAAACACTTCGTCTGAGATTTGCGTGAATCCCCCTTGAAATCCGGTCCCAAATACCTCCCCGAAGTTTTGCCCTTGAGTGAACACCAGCCCTTCCGTCCCACCGCCACCTCCTGCTCCGCCGAAGAGATTGCTAAAGAGTCCCTGTCCCCCTTGTCCGATGAGACTACTCAGAATGCCGTTGCCACCGAACAGATCACTGACGTTCTCGATAATCGGCTTGTCGAATCCTTCCTCTTTACCGACCAATAACTGCGAAAAGAACCGCGTTGAAATGGATTGGCCGAGGTCATCGAAGATGGCGCCGAGTTTCTGCCCTCCTTCGGCAATGCCGCTGGCGAAGTCGGTAAAGAAGTCACGAATAGTGCCAGTGCTGACGAGCGCCCGTTCGGCCTGTTGTTTCTGCAAATCGAGAATGGTCTGCTGGGCTTTGATCCCTTCCACAGCAGCAGCGCTCTGCGCGCCAGCGAGGGTCGTTTGCGCGCCGGTTAAGGCAGCAACGGCATTTTGTTCTTCGAGGAGAAGTGTGTTGAGCTGTCCTTGCAACTCAATCGTTTCCCCCGTCGCGGCAATCTGATCTCGTATCTGCGCTTGTCGGGCTTGGACGGTAGAGAGCTGTTGTTGCGCGAGTCTGACGGCGTTCTCTGCGGCCCGGATGTCGGCTTGCGCCCGCTCTTTGGCGAGGGCAATGAGCCGATTCTGCGCGGCGCTCAGGGTCTCGAACGAGGCCCCTTGGGCTTTCAGTAAGTTCAGTTGTTCTTCTTCGAGCGCGATGCGATTATCGAGTCCGGTTTGCGCTTGTTGTTGTTGGGCTTGTTCGACAGCGGCGGTCGCTGCCCGGACCGCTTCAATCTGTTGCGTTTGTTTGAGTTGGGTCTGAAAGTTCTCTTGCTGTTGTTTCAGAACTTCCTGTTCGCCATTGATTCGGGCGATCACACTCTTACTTTGTTCACTGGTAATCTCAGCCCCTAATGCCTGCACTTTTGCCTGTGATTGCGCCAGTTCAGTATTCTGTTGGGTGATCCCCTGCGTAATTTTCGCAAGATTCGCGGCCTGGGTCAGAGCTTCGCCTTGATTCCCCTGGGCAATCGGACGACGACGTTCTTCTTCCGCCACCCGCTGAAGCAGAGAAATGGAGTTTCGCAAAATCTCTTGTCGTGCCCGTTCGGCGCTAATTTGCGCTTGTACCGACCCCACGCGGGCCTGCCCGACCGTCTGTTCTTGTTGCGCGGCCTGTTGCGTGAGCGTAGCCCGTTTGTCTTCGACATTGGCCAACCCCGCAAGGGCTTGGATTTGCGTATTGGTCAATGCCAGTGCGGCTTCAGCAGACGAGAGCCGCCGCCGTGCTTCCGCCTCAGCCGCTTGGGCACGGGTTTCGGCTTGAGCTTGCGAGGCTTGAGTGATTCGTTGCTCAGCACTGAGCTTGATTTCGACAATCTTGCCCGTAATGGCCGTTTGCTGATTCAAAAACTTCTCTTCAATCGCCGCGCGTTGATCGACGTTCGTGACCGTCGCGAGTTCCGTCCGTCGCGCCGCCTCGATGCGGGAGAGGGCGGCATCCTGAAAAGCAGACGCATTCCCAGTTGCAGCGGCGCCTTCTTCGATCAGTGCCGCACTCGATTGCGCTGCTGCGAGCTGCGCCGCCCGGATGGCTTTGGCTAACTCTGGACTAATCTCAACAGTCTTCTGCGCTTCGACGTTATACTGAGCGGCGGCCTGCGCGAGCCCGAGCATCGCACCCGCCGCAAGACTGAGATTCGACGGGAGGTTTTTCGCCGCGCTCGCAGTGTCAGTCAGTGACCGCGCCACCGAGGCAAACTGTCCGCTTGCCCGTTCCGCAGCAGTCGCCCCGACACCAAACTGCGAGGTAAATTCTTGCGTGGCGTCGGCACTGTCTTTGAGTGCGCGGGTCAGATTCTGACGGAGGACGAGGGCAGACTTTGCGAATGTGTCTGCCGTTTTATCTGCCCCGACCAAGTTCGCCGCGAGTTCGGCAACGTCAGTCGCTCCGGCGGCAGCTCCTGTGGCCAGCGTTTGCACACCAGTTTCAACGATCTTGAGTTCCGTCCCCACACTAGAGAGCACGTCTCGGAAGAAACTGTAGACTTTAATCGCATCCTGAGCCGCCGCAGCAGCTTGTGAGGTTTGCTGGGTCGCCGCACCAGCGCCACTGCCTGCCCCAATTTCCACTCCGGCCTGAGTTTGCGGGAGCTTAATCTGCGGAAGAATTTCTTTCGTGTTATTGAGTTGCCGGTTGACTTCGAGGAGAAATTCCAACACTCCCTGGAGCGCATCTTTGAGCAGGTCAAACGGCGCCTGAAAAGCCCGGCCTAAGAGTTGACCGCTAATATCGGCGATCGATGAGGTCAGTCCGTTAAAACTGTTTTGGACCGCAGTGCCTGCCAGTGCAAATGCGGAGAGCCGCTCATTGATAAACTCAAACAGGCGCCCTTGTTCACGCGCGGCAACGACCTCGCGTTGGCGGATTTGCAGGGCGTTGGCCAATCGAGCATTCTGGTCAATCTGCCCATCGGCAATAGCACGGACTTCCTGGCTCACTTGGCGCAGCGGAATCCCGATCGCGGTAGCTGCCTGGACAATGAGGGTCGTTGCCTGTTGCGCTTCTTTGAGGGACAGACCAGCCGCCGTCAGTGGCCCTTTCGCTTGTTGAAACGCATCCACGAGCTGCTCTGTGGTGGCGACCGTTTCGAGGGCGTCTTTTTGAATATCCTTGATAATCCCCGACGCAACTTGCTGCGCAGCGGCAAACTTCTCTGCGCCTTCGACCGTCCGCCCCTGACTATCGACAATCTTATCTTGCGCGGCGACTAGCGAGGCGAGCCCAATCCGTTGCTGCTCAAGGGTGGCGTTATAGCGAATACCCTCTTGCGCGATAGCTTTCACGCCATTCAGGAGTCCGGTGACCGCCGTTGCCGCCGTGATGCCGGTAAACACCCCAAAGGCTTGTTGCAGGATGGGACCAAGGCCACTCGCCGCGACCCCGGTTTGTTGGGTCGCGTTGCGAACTTCCTGCAACGATTGGGCGTTCTTGGCGAATTCCTGCCGTGCAGTCGAGAGTTGTTGGGCGAGCTGGCGATTACCGGTTGCAGCAAACAACGCGGCTTCGCCGACGCGCCGTTCCGCCTCGGCTAACGAAATCGCCCCTTGCTTGGCTTGCTCTTGAATAGCGATCTGTTGACGGAGAAGACTCAATTCTCCGAATCCGCCCGTAGCACCTTGCGCTTGCGCGGATCGGAGGCGGCGTAAGGTCTCGGCAATCTTCTCAACGTCGGAGACCGTCCGCTCCGCAGCGTCCCCCATCGCATCGGTCGCACGAACGAACTCATTGGCTCCTTGGGTTGCGCCGCTGGCATCGATGGAGACATTCAAGGCCATCAGCTAATGACCCCCCTCGGCTCAGGCTTCGCCAATTCCGATGGCTGCTCTTTCAGTTCTTTTTCTTCATCCTGGCGCTTGTGAACGAGCGAGACAAATTCAATATCGAGCCCCCGTACACAGTGCAGCAGCCAATCCCGATGGGCAAAGTTATGCATCCCGAGATGATTGCGGAGATAGCCAATGATCGCCGACGTCGGAATCGCGCCGATGCTGAACCCCGTCTGCCGGTCAGCTTGCAGCATCCAGAACGTGTCCCACGGCAACTGGAGGTGGGGCGGGAGCCGGGGTTGGTCGATCAGCGGTTGCACGTCATGCGGCATCGTCTCTCCGGTCGGGTCATCCTCTAGCGCTTCCAGAATGTAGCCTTGGAAATCTTCGATGATGGGACGGTCGGTGTCCTTATGCTGTACCTTCCAGTGATAGTGCCATTGGAGGTACTCGGTTAGTTTTTTAAGTCCGCCCTCAGTTGGGCTTTGCCAAACCGCGACTTGTCACGGGCAATACGAAAGATGGCATCCCGGAGCCGGTCGTAATTCGCCAGAATCCGCAGTGCCTCACTTTCCGAATACGGCACATCCACCCCGTTCTCTTGCAGCCCGCACCAGTCTTTGACGAGGTGTTTCGCCCCCGCCGTGTTCTCGATCGAGCGGGCAACTTTGGTCGGAAACTGTCCGCCGTTGGCGTCCGAGAGGTGCATCTTCTCCCGCATGATGTGGGTCAGAAAATCTATGTACTTGGGGGAATCGGCAGAGGCGATTTGAAACCACGTGCCGGTGCGATGGCCGTTGTTCTCGGCATCTGCGGACATCGGCACCCACACGCCTTCTTCTTCGGCGAGTTGGTCACTGAGAAATTCGTTCAGATCCATGCGGGGGGTCCTCCTGATTAGCGTGCTCCTGTTCACGAAACCGTCATGAGTGAATAAAGTGGGCTGACGGACGACACAGGAGGTGAGACATCGCCGGTTCGGGTCGCGCACCCTAGCCAGCCCACAGCGCCTTACGCGTGAATTAAATCGACCTGAAACATGCTGGCCGTGAGGTTATCGCGTACAGCGGTCCACGTGAGGTTTTGCAACACTGGCTGGTTCTGCCCTTGCTTCCGTAACTGCCCGGTCAAATACATCGCCGGAGCGGTAAAGATCATGTAGTTGGGCGGCGTCGAGCCATCCTTAAACGGCAGTACCAGCGACGTGAGCGTGTGATTGAGCACCTTGCTCAGCATGGTCACGTCTTCAAAATACGCTTCGAACGGGCCGGTACAGGAGAACGTACCATCAATCAGCGCCGCTGCGGCTGCGTTGGCGATCGCTTCCGCTTCCGTCACGTTACCGTTGACCGTGACGCCGATTTGCCGCAACCGGGTCAAGAGCGGCGTGTTCCCTTCGTACACAATCGGCACGTTACTCGTCGCGTTCAGCACGGGGGCGGTATCCGCCGCGACGATGGAGCCTGAGCCTTTCATCGAGGACGTTTGCGTGGTGACGTTATTGCCCAAGAACCGTGTCGTCCCGGTGAGCTTTTGCCGAGCTTGGGCGGTCATGGCAAATTCCACCGGGCGGAACCCGACGCCGCGCTGGTAAGTGGTGGTCAAATCGGAGAAATTCTCTTCGACGGAGAAGGACGTTTGCGTGGCGATCCCCGTCCGGGCCATCTTGCCTTTGAGCGTCACTGAGGGGCCAGCAGTCTGGGTCACAATCGTGGCGGCGCCACTCGCTTTGAAGAACAAACCAAAGACAATCTTTCCAGCGACCACGCTGTCTACTTGCCCGGCTCCGTCATTGAGCCCGCCGGTCGTGCCGCTCACTCGTAGCCACTGCTTCACGACAACGCCAGTTGCCAGAAGTCCGTTGGCGGAATCGTTCACTGAATTATCCACACTGGAAAAGGCGAGGGTCGTGCCGGTGAGGGTAACTGTCACCACCGCGCCGCAGAGGGTCGCGATGATAAAGTCGTCGAACGCCCCGCCTGCCGAGACTTCGTAGTTAATGGCGAAGTTAGCGGAGTAGCCGACCGGAATTTGATCGGTGACTAACCGAGACGCGTCGATTTCTTCCGACTGCACATTCTGTTCGGTCCGCACGAGACCGTCGCCGCCAGCGGTGAGACGGACGGTTTTAATGTTGGGGTTGGTCGGGGTGACCCCGTAGGTAGATTCTTGAATGTAGTAGGTGCCGACGCGACTACTGCTCGCTAAAGGCATAGGATTTTCTCCTCAAGTTATTCAGGGTTTAAGTGTCGGCATCTTTCGGTGGAACAAGGTAATACTTGCCGTCGTGATGTCTCCAGACCGTGCGATGGGCGCCGGTTCCCATGTGACGAACAAACGAAGATCCATCATTCCATTCCTCGATAATTTCCCAGTACGGCCCGGTGAGCGTAGAATCTTCGATTGCCACATGATCACCTACCATCGCGCTACTCGACGAGTCTCCGCTGTGTCGCCTTTTCGTTATCGACCCACGAGATGACATCGATCTTTGGCTCCCCTTGCTCGATGTCGTAGCGGGTGAATCCGTCTTCGGTGACCACGAGCCACACCCCGGTCCCTTGGTTCATCGACTCTTCCCGTTCGACATAGATCATGCTCTTGGGCACGTTGACGGCGGAGACAATCCAATCGTTGGCGTCCCACTCGATTTTGTCTCCTTGCCGGACGGGTTCAGTACGGCGAGGCTCGCCGATGGGTTGCGGTTCGGAACCTTCTTCCTCAGATTCTTCGTCCTCCTCATCCTCCTCCTCCGGTTCATCTTCTTCAGGCTCAGGGTCGGTGGGTTGCCGTCCAGCAGCTTTTGCTTGTTGGCGGCGCATTTTTTCGCGTTGCGCTTCCTCTAATTCTTCGGGTGTCAAATCAATTACGGACGGGCGCGGGTTTCTGACCCCTATCGGGGGTGTTGGTGTTTTTGGCGTATCGACCATCGGGCTAGCCTCCTTGGGCGTATTCGTCGCGCTGGTATTCAATCGTGACGTTGACCTGGTAGCGGTCGTTGCTCTGTCCGACCTCGATAATGTTTCCCGCCACACACGCAAGCCGTTCGGTAGGGGAGATGGCAAAGGTTTTCACTCCTTTCCCAAACAACGCGAGCCACTGATCGGCCAGGGTCAGGATCGGCCCTCGGCCTCCGTTCCCAATCCCGAACACTTGCCCGGTAATGAAGCCGGGAAAGCGGTAGAGTTGGGTCTCCTGTACGTTGCCTGTGGTGATCGGCCCGCCCAGCGTATTCTCAAGCATGGTGAGGGCGACATGCGGAGCATTCGGTGGTTCAGCAAATGCAGTCCCCGGAAACTTGACGGGTGTTGCCGTCCAGTTGGCGAGGACAAAGGTTTCAATCGTGACCACCGCCTGGGGATAACTCACAGCCCCTCCTCCGCTGCGACCTGCGCAAAGATCGTTTCGGCTTGGGCTTCCGTGGCCTGCACGGCTTGGGCAAGCAGGAGTTTAGGAGCAACGTAGCGCGTCCCGTACTCGATAAACTGGGCGTAGTTGGCACCGTTGGCGACATAGACGGGTGCGTAAGGATCATCGGGGAACACATTCGCAACCCCGGTAACGGTCCCAGTGGGAATATCGGTGGCCGGTTCCGGGGCAATATGCCATTGTGCACGCGAGAATCCCGTATCGACGGGCCAGGGTTCCACCACGGCACCAAGGACGTTCACCGCCAGGGCATTGCGCGCCACACCAGACACGCGCCGGACTTTGACGGTGTAGTTGGCAATCTCGGCTTTGAATGCAGGGAGGTTCGTGACTGGCATACGTTCCTACGGACGGGCGTGCATAATCCAGGCAACACGGTTACCGATGGGATGGGCGGTCTGGACGGTGTACCGCGCCCCATTGGTGACAATCGTGTCGTCCGGTTTGGGTTGATAATTGCCGGGCACATCGGCCCCGAGGACAAAAAAGTTGTGATCGCTCGCCAGCACATTCACGTTATCGATGCGGCTCTTCCGCACGCGGTACATGATGGCGCGGATCGCACCGTAGCGGATCGGCTCACTGAGCCCCGTCGCCGGGTCATACACGCCACTCGCCGACGGAATAATATCGACGGAGACCACCGGCCCTTGTGGTCCGCTGAAGGTGCCGACATCGAAGCGCGCCAGAGAGTCCCACAATAGATTGTAGTTCATCGGTTTGTGTCCTCTTGGCCTGTGACCTCGGTCGAATCAAATTGGCCTTGCGGGAGGAGGGCCGGGACCCGGTCAGGATCTTGGTTGCGGGTATCAACATCGGCTTGGGAAATGCCGCCCGCGAATGGGGCAATAGCAAGACTGCTCACCGCCCACTCGCCGCCGCCTCGTTCAATGTAGAGCGTGGCGAGCTTGCTATAGTGATCGAACAACTGACCCGCACTCACACTAATGTCACCGCCGATACTGTGATCGACGACTTGGGCATACCTGGCAGCCAGGGATTGCGCGGCCAGTCCGGTCGAGAGGGTCACGCTTGCCCCTGACGCCAGGAGTGCGCCAATCTCCTCATCCGTGAGGAGCCACGTTTGCGGTCCCACATCCCCTAAGTTGAAGCGGACCTTGTCTTTGTCGGTTGCGAGGGTTGGATTGTAGCCGCAGGCCATGATCCGCTCCTAGCGCAAGACCAGATATTTCCAGGCGCCCGAAGCGAGATCGAGCAACCCGCCGGATTCATTCTGGACGCGAATCGAAATCACGTTGGCAGCTTTGACATAGCCAGTGACCACGACGCCCGCCAAATTATACGGCGCCGAGACGAGGACGAAGTCTCCAAAAGCCGCCCCCGTAGCGGGAATATCTGCTGAGGTTTCACCGACTCCATCGGCGAGACTGGATGGGTCATAGGTCGCGGTGCCTTTGGCGATCACCGCCAAGCTGCCGTTGCCGAGTTGGGCACGTCCGCGTGTATAGAGACTACTCACGAGTCACCTCCTTCAGGTGATATTATTTTCTCCGGTCCTGCTGACGGACCTCTTGCGGGTGCGCCGCCCGGACGGGCGTCTTGCCTTCCGTCCGTTTGACCTCCGTATCCGCTCGAATGGCGTCAGCCTCAGGCCGGTCGATCACCGGCAGCAAGTAGCCTTGCCGATGGAGGGCGGCGATATTGTTCACCGGATATTCACTTGCAGTGAGTATCGTGCCAATAGGCAACAACGCTCCCTCAGCAGCGGGAATCGCTTTGGCGACGAGATAGAAGGTAAAGCCGGGCGCGCGCATAGACATCTCCCTGAGGGCTAGGCAACAGCATTCTCAAAAAAGTAGCCGACATCCGGCGCGACGACTTTGTTGTCCCACGCCATTTCGATTTCCAGCCGGTCACTCTTGATTTCGGGAATGTAGAAGCGCGTCACGCCGACATTGAGTCCTAATCCTTGCGAGACGCCTTGCCACATGAAGGTATAACCGCCGCTTGGGGTATCGAGCGCGGGCGTCGGTGAGGCATACACCACCAGGGCGTGCTTGCCTTGGATGAAGTCATAGTTCGGGGACCCGCCTTCCACGTTCGTGGCTTTGACGGCACCGGAGACCAACACCCGATCAATGCCGAGGATGTTCGCCATCATCTCTTCCGGCAGAATGCGCGTAGTCGTGGTGCTAATACGGTCGATAAACTGCGGATGATCTTGGAGGATATTCCACACGTCCCACCCGAGCACGAGGCGATTGGGTTTCATCCCGGAAATCACCATCACTTGCCGGATTGCCGCGCGAATATTGGCAATCGGATCACTGCTGGTGTAGTCCGACCATTTGATAAAGTCGGTCGTGCCCGTCTTCGTCGTCCCCCACACACCTGCTTTGAAGTAGTCGTTGGCAAACTGCACTTCTTGTTTGATGAGGCCCATTTGGGTGAGCCAAGTCGTTGCATTGCGGTCCGGGTCATTGGGCGGCATCGACGCGGCACGGGTCTGATGGTCGATGTCCTTATGCAAAGCAAACACATCGACGGAATAGCCGTCCGTGGATTCCCGGTAGCCCGAGCCGGCAGACTCCGTCCCTGGCGGGCGAACCTGCATCTGGTCGCGCATGAAGTCATTTTTGTCGAAGATAAAGTATTTGCCGGTGGGCCGATCCACCGGCACGACTGGAAAGACTTGGGTCGCAATGAACCCGGTCTGCATCTGCATGTAGGCCACGGAGATGTTGGTCTGGATTTCGTCGATATACACTTGCCCGATATGTGGTTGCGGCATGATGTAGGTTCCTCAAGAAGATGTCGCACCCACCGGCAGTGCATAGCCGAGAAGAAAATTCGCGGGCCGACGCGGGCTCGGTGCTCCCCGCGTATTCGGTAGCGAGCCTAGACCCGCGAAACTTTTTGTTACGTCGCCCGATGGACCGAGCCTGCTTCAATCGAGACCGTCGCAAACTCGTTGGCGTTCGACACCCCCTCGACCACGCGTCCACAGACATAGTGCGTCGTATCGGTGCCAGGGACTTTGACAGCGCCGCGCCCATCGGCAGCAGTGCCATAATGCGTCCCTTGCGCCATTGCGGCGCTCGCAATCAGTTTCGACATGCCATCAAAACAGACCGTCGCCCCTTGTCCCGCGAGCGGGGCATTCTGGAGGATGCCACACGGAGGGTCAGTGAGGGCGGCACACAGGATTACGGTGTTATTGGTCCCGCTCCACTTCACCAGCTTATATTGATGGGCACTGAGGTCCGCTCCAGCGATGGTCCCGGCATAACACGTCATGACTGCTTCGTAGGCCATACTCGTCTCCTTACGTATAACTAAGTGTTCTAGTGACCGAACGACCGATTCCGCAGTTCGGCGGTATAGCGTGCGGCCAGCTCCGGGTCCGCCTTCGTTACCATATCAATGGCAATTGGCTTTGAGGTCGCTTTCCCCTCTTTCACCAACTGTTCGGCCCGTGCCATCAACTGGCCGTAGGCGCTGGCATCGCCGGTCACCATCTCTGAGCCGCCGATTTCTTTGAACAGGTTGCTGGTCTTCAGTTGCTCGTTGGCCGCCTTGAACGCCGTCACAACGAGGGCGGCTTCCTCTTTGGTAAGCGTAAGCGGCGTCTCGCGTTTGCTATCCAGTTTCCACAGCAACACGCCTTTGACGGTCGGGGTTCCCTGAATATGGGACAGGTCGTTTTTGGCGAGGGTGACGAACTCCACTTGCTCACGCCGATCCTGTTCAGCTTTCGCCATTGCGACGGCCTCGCCTGCGGTCTTGGTGGCTTCCGCTGCTTCTTTGCGCGCACTCTCAGCGTCAGCCTGGGCTTTCTCCACATAGGCACGGGCTTCCGGCGAGAGACTCTTTAGTACGTCGTCCGCAGATTTTGCGGTTGCCTGATGCGGGGTCGGCGGCGCAGGGGGTGGGGTCGGTGCAGGCGGCGGCGTCGGATGAGGAGCGGGAGGAGTCGGATCTTGCGGATCGGCAGCCGTGAGTTTTTTTTCATCAGGGGGCATAGTGTCATCTCCTTTTGCTTGCACCGTTTTTGCTGGTGGCATGGGACGGGGCATAGTCTTATCGTCTTGGTAGTCCGGCTCTTGTTCCCGGATCATGGCCTTCAGCGTTTCGAGCATCCGTTTCATTTCGGCCATACGGGACGTGCTAATTTTACGACCGGCCTTCGTCATCTCGTCAGACTTCCCGCTTTTGAAGTCCGCCACACACTGGTTGACGGCCTCGGTGAACTGCCCGATGGATTGCTGCACCATCGCCGGACGATTGGCGCTGCTATCATTCATGATCGAGGACATCGATTCTTGAAACGCGCCGTAAATATCCATGAGCTGGTAGCTCATGCGGCGCATGGCTTTTTCTTCCATCACGTCATCGAAGGTTTCAGCCTTGGGGCTCTCGCCATAATCTTTCTCAATATCAGTAGCTATCTGTGTGGTGTCCTCAGCGGACCAGCCGAGTTTTTTGCCTACCGCAGCGAGCAGCAGGCGCGGCCATGAGGAAGACTCAGTGCGCTCAGGAGGTGATGATGAGTCGGTCCCCCCAACAGAGGGGGTAAACTCGGCTGGTCCAGCGGAGCTTTTGGGGGGCGTCGCGTCGGATGCCCCCGCACGAGGAGAGTCCTCTGGCGAGGTCTCCTTCTTGAACAAGAAAATTTTCGCGCTTTTATTCGCGGGCGAAGACACAAAGCTACCTTCGTTGACTTCGAGGTCAGTGAGTTGATTAGGCACTTGTGGGTATCCTCCGCCCGGTTCCACCGATAGAGAACGCGGAATACTCGCCGCTCTTGATGCGGCTCCAGGTCTCATCGTCGTCGACTTTGTAGCCGACCCACCACGCACACTCCGGCAGAATGCCAGGGGCGATCCCGAGGGCGGCGGCTTTCTCTTTGGTGAAGCACATGGACTCCACGAGTCTTCCGACGCCAACCCGCTGATGCATGTCGCCTGCGTTTCTCGCAAACAAGTTATAGTTGTAGACCGCCTTCTCTAATTCTTCGGGTTCGATGTAGTCATCCTGGGCATCGACGATGAGATGCCCGTGTTCATCTTTGGAGACGGAGAGGAAGCCGAACACGAGCCGTTGGTCGGTATCGACTTTTTTGACGGTCAGTGGAAGTTCCCAAGTTGCCAAGCGAGGTCCCCCAAACGAATAACAAAAAAGCCGCGCCCCAAAAGTAACGAGTGGTTACTCTGGAACGCGGCTCATAAACTTGCGCCGCGAATCTCACACCCGCTGTGTGAGTGAGACGTGACTACAAACGATGTCTCTATGTCTGATTTACGCTACAGAACAGGACGCTGACTTTCAAGAGGCTTTCCCCTCCGACTGCGAGTCGTGTCACTTGCGCGCGCGGTCTTCGAGTATCTGCGCCCGAATCCGTTCTTTCTCTGACAATGAATCTTTTCCAAGGAACGCCACACCAAAGGGAATCGGCTGGCCGTCTTTCGTTATTCCTTCGGCGATGGCGGAGGCGCTCTCACTAGGGACAGGCAAATCGACGATTCTGAGAATGGCTCTAGTCGGGATAGTCATATCACCGCAGCCTTGCTGCTTCATGTGTTCCTGCGTCGGGAAGGTCAGATGTGGAACCACGACTTTGCATTGATCAGTGTCGTGCAAGAGCCAGCCTACCGAGCGACAAAAGAGCGGGGCTGGTGCAGGAACAGCAATATCTTCCCACTGTGACGAACAGCCAAATGAATCAAGCCATTCAATGAATACGAGACGCACGAGAGTATCCTATGGACGGCGGCCTTGTTCTTGCGGTTTCGGGGCTTCGCCTGGCTTCTTCGTCTCGGTGCTGGCCTTCTCTACGGCCTCAATTCCCGCCTTCACTTCTTCACCGTGCTTCTTCAGCGCTTCACGGGCCTCGGGCGTCATTTCCACTTTGGGCTTCTCGGGAAAGCCGGACTCAATCAGACGGCTGAGACTATCGCGCGCGCTGGTGATCTTTCCTTCCATACTCTCCTGCTGATGTACGGCCTCTTCGATGGACGCCTGGGCTTGTTTTTTGGGATCTTCAGCGGGCTGCACCTCTTCCGTTTTGAGAGCTGCCAGCGCCTTTTTCATCCCTGCGGCTTCCTTCTGTGTTTCGGTGAGTTGTTGCGTGAGGAAATCGCGGACGCCCGTGAGGTCGTGTGCTTGTGCCATGAGATACTCCTTTAAGAACAATAAGTGAAGTTGGAGCCCGATAGTGGTAGGCTACCCTACACGGCGTCTCTTTTCAATTGCGATGGCGGCGGTTGATTTACGAAAGCCAAGGTCAGGCGTCAACACGATGTCTGAAATATCCTGATCTTCGTTGAACCGGAGCACGAGCCGCAAGCCACGGAGCGAGGGCTTATTCAAGAGATCGTAATAATCCCCGAGATGGGCATTGATCGCATCGCTGATGTCTTTGGCTTGTGACATTATTATGAACCAATTCCCAAGTCCGTTTGCAATTCCTCGGAACACGAAGACAGCACGAGCGTATCAGACAGCGCAACCAACACCGCAAACCGTTGGAACCAGACGCCGGGCGGCTCCCCGAGTTTTTGCAGTTCTTGCACGAGCCCCTCGCCACAGAGGATTTGTTTGGTGTTCCCTAAAAATTCTAAGGTTGCTACTGTTTGGTGTAACACAAAGCGGGACGCGAAAAAAAGAGAGCGGGACGTGGGCACGTCTACCACCACACCGAAGAAGTGCGGTTTCACGGGTTCATTCTGGTGGTTCATGGTTTTGACGAACTTCCAATCGCGAATCTGGCCAAGATAGCCCCAGGTCTCCTCGGGGTCGTGAGAGTAAGCAAAAAGGTGGTCAGTCACGCGTGTTCACATACGGTATGCCCACAGGACGGGCACTGGGGCGTGACTTCCGCATAGCGCAGCCCATGTCGGTACACCGCGCCGTGCCTCCTCGCCGCCCTGAATTCTAATAACCACAGACATGCTTGTAACATCCACGTAATCAATAGATTTTCGAAGCAATCTTTTTGTCCTCGCAAATACCGCACCCGATCGAGACAGGCGCGGAGGACACTTTGCAAGTTTGTTCCAGGAGAGGTTGTGGTATTGCCGGGATACCCAGGCCCGGTCCGCTTGACGAACTGCAACACACGAGTTTCATTCCCGTCGAGACACAACAGACTATACGCGTGTCCCGGATCAAGGATGACCATTTACGCAGATGTCCCCACTACGACTTACTCCGATCTTTCTGGAGTTCGCGATACTTCCACATAGGAATAGGAACGGGCTGTGCATCTGGGTATATCTTTCGAATTTCCTCTAGTGAGGGACGGAATACAGCAGGAGATTTTTCGAGCTGATTGAGAAAATGATTGACGATATCAGGCGGCGCCCCGCAGGGTGGCATCGCAACCGGCTTAGGCGGTTGCCACAGTGAGGCTTGCAGATCGTTCTTTTCCTTCGCTTCCGTCGTCTGAATCTCTATCTCATAGGCATAGCGCACAATAGACACAGCGGCTTGGAATCGGCGCAATGTAGTCTCAGAATGGGCCAGTCGGACCCGATCGGTAAGCTTCGCGAGTAGGGTATCGGCCTCAGCCCGCAAGATAGGCGATTCTAGTTGTGGCGCGGGCATAATCCGACCAAATGAGATATGTCGAGCCGGAAAAGTACGGACCGCAATTATACGCGTCGGCTCAGGGAGCGTGGTAAGAGTCGCCGCTTTCGGTTGGTGAACAAGGGAATGCGTCGGAATGTCCTGCGTTTCTTTCCACCAGCCTTTAGCCTTCATGCGTTCGTAGAAGGTGGTCGGGGTATGCCGATTGAGTTCCGTCGCAGGAAACTGAATCGCCGGATCGGAGGAATTGCGAAAGAACACGCCAGTATCAGACTGGTACTCGAACCCAAGGCCGTCGAGCAGCATTTGCGAGACTGACGCGAATCTATTTGGATTAAACACAGCCATGTTGCCTACCTCTCTTCTGAAAAAGTATTGTACTAAATCGGCCTTGGATAAAAAAGGCAGAAGCTGTATAGTGGCCCTCACAGACGCTAGAACTCGGTCCTATATGGTTTCAGCCGCCGATTCTCCTGCCTGTTCACAGTCTTAGCTCAATCACGCCCTTCAATTCTCCCCTGCTTCGCCCCTATATATAGAAATTTCATAGAGGCCCCTCTCAAAATTACACAGACGTGTAATAAAAATGCGAGCGAAGAAGAGTTAATTCCGCAATGATTCCGCTGGGTTGATACGTGTCTCTATAACTTTTGGGGGATGCCTGTTTGTAACAGTACAATCTCTGCACGCATTATCGGACGTAAGGGGGGTGGCAGGTAAAGTCAGGTAAAGTACACAAATCTGTATTTTACCTGACGAAGGGAAAGAGTTGGGGGAAGGTTAGGCTGTGTGACGATCGAGTTCTTTACGAACGAAGCGTGCCCCTCGGTAGAGTACGGCGCGTTTTAGTTCGTCAAAGGCAGCTTGATCTTGGGCACATAGAGGCTGTGGCGTATGGTGCGGCTTAAGAGGCTGTGGAAAGAGGCGGTCCATCGTCCGCACTTCATCGGGGGTCAGAGGGACATAGGCAATGTGACCGCCGGTATAGTGGCATTCAGCCTTAAGGACTTTGTTGGCATTCCGGAAAATGCGCTTGATGGAGTTCTGAACGGGGGTCATAAAATTACTGTAGTCTTTTCTGCTTCTTTTGGGGCGAGCAAAGACCTCTAGGAATTTTCTTATCCCGGTGTGGCGGAGGCTGAATCCAGAGTTGTTGGATTGCTTTCCCTGGATGCTCGGGGTCTGGTCCGAGATACAAAAAGGAATTTCGTTCGGTATGCGCAGTTTTATCAATGATGATGGTATGCACCAGAAAAATGTCTTTGTGTGGATCAAGCAGAACCGGAATCGTCCCAGGAAAGCTGATCTTTGTGCATGCGGCAATGGCTTGTTCTGTAATACGAGCGGCATCGCTTTTTTTCATAACACAAGCCTCAGTACGCAAAAACAATTCGGGTGAACAGGCGGCCTTTGTATCTGACGATTATCTCCCGTAGTAAAGAAGTCGCCCATAGCCACAGTTTGCTTATGCATAGGGCGACAGATGGGACATGGAGAATCGGCACTTCTTTCTTTTATTGCTGTCAACCATTGCTTCTTCGTGGTACTGGGTAGCTTGCCCTCCTGTACCGCAGTTTCGAATACAAGGCGCTGGCTTTCGTTTGTAGCGACCATTGCCTCAGTCCGCGCAATGGTCTCGGCTCGTCGGTTCAGGGCCTTCACGGCCATCCTCGTCACTTTACGGTCTATTCCCGGCTCACCCCTCTTCTCTAGTCGCTCCCGGTAGCGTGTCAGAGCTAAGGTTTGGCGGTCTGTGAGGCCGATGAGGGGCCTAATCGTCCGAGCAATCACACGGGGATTGTTCCCGGCTTCTATGCCAGTAGTAAGCACCTGCCGGATGGCTTGCCGGGTTCCTTGGGTAATCTCCACAATCAACTCGCCGCTATGGTTCTGTACCCACTGCACAATCCTTGGATTCACGGAACGAGGATCAAACATAATCTTCTTGTTTGCCAGGGTCCCTACGGTTGCGGTGACCGCCCTCAGCGCTAAGGCTGCCAGTTCGCGGGTGAAGGCTTGGAACAGACCACCAAAGCGGGTTTGATTGAGGAGGGCGGTTGCTGAAGCAATGTCCCCATTCGTCAGGGCACGGAGCATGTCGGACTGGGTGTAGTCTGCGAGACCGTCTATGGCTTCGAGGAATCGGCGTTTGAGCTTAGTCTCGGCGAGGTCAGCAAGGCGGGTGAGCAAGGTCGGAGAAGAACGAGCGGCTTTCTCTAAGAGAGCCTTCATCACTTCGCCGTGGTCTATGGGCGTGCGATCTTCACGCGGAAAAAGAAGAGTCGAAGGCATCGGTTACTTCTTCTTCCGGCTCACCTTGCGCCCTTGCGCCAGTGCAATGGCTTTCGCCTGAGATGGCTTGGTGACAACAGGGCCAGTCTTTGATCCGCTATGGAGGTCACCCGCATAAAATTCGCGCATCACACGGGCGACCTTTTTCGCGCCTTTGGTTTTGGTCTTTGCCATTTTATTCCTCCTTGCTGCATCACGACTCTTCAGACGGAAATGGGGACGGACCAAGAAGACCAGGATGATGATAGTTCTTTACGGATTTTGCCGGGCCGCGGTGCCAATTGCAGGAATAACAGACAGGCTCCACATTCAGGGGCTCATTATAATCTCGATGGTCGTACACCTCAGCAGGGTTACCACAATCACAGCACGTAATACTTCCATCAAGCTTTGGTAACAGACCCTTCTTTTTTGCTCTATTCACTTTAGAGCTAGCATTTCCCCGTCGAACTTTTGCAGCTTTCATTTGCACATTTACAATGCAGAGTCGGCAATACTTGGGCCGCTTGACGCTCATCCCATACCCACGATCTTCCCCACATAATAAGCACCTCATTTCGGCTTCTCCACGTTCCAGTAGGCTGACTTGCATTTTGGACAGATTCGGATTTCGGTTTTTCGCGGATGCCATTCATAGGTACAACGGAGACATTTTAACGGCTTCGGTAATTGTATTTTCATTCCTCATGTGTATACGTAAAAGGAATAAAAAGCAAGCATTACTCTTCGGCGAGGTCCTCTTGCTCTGGGCGCGGAATTCCCAGTTCTTTTCCTACCCAGTTCAGCAGATCGGGGAACTGACCAACGACATCGAAGCCTGCCGAAGCAAGGGTATTCATCATCGTAGAAACCATCGTAAAATCACTCTTTGTCACTGCGCTATGTGCCAGCTTTGGCATGCGTGCGATGTCCATACCATTGAGGCGGAGAAGCCGAGGAATCAGATAGGAATTTACGATGCTCGTCGGTTCGTCGAGAATTGAATTTACAGCTTGTGAGAACAAGTCGGTCATGTTGGTAGACAGGGCATATGAGCCTCTGGATTCCATTCCCAGGAACAACCATTGGGCTAACACACTTTGCGCAATGCTGTGTTGATACCGTGTGATCGCCTCCGCACTCCCCGCCGCAAACCCGCCGTCTCCTCCACCGGTCAACAGGGTGAGGTCATACATTTTGTTATTGCTCTTATCGTAGGCCAGTGGATAGACGATGCCCCGCTGCTCGTTCATCCCGATTGAAGTCACCAGTTTCTCAAAGGCAGGCTTCTGTTTTCCGGCTTCCGTAGTGGGGTCAAGGGTAGCGGGTGGCACCCACGCAATCACGAGCCCCTCACAGTTGCGAGAGATACCAATAGCCTCCGCCGTTTGAATTCCTTTCAAGTACGCCCATGAAGGATAGGCAGAACGCAGTAAGGGTTTCCCTTCTGGGTTGTTCTTAGTGGTACGAAATCGATAGTGCAACGCTTTATCGATGGGAATGGTTCGTTCGCTCGCGCCGTAGATGGCCGACTGCCGAAAAGCGAGGACATCGCCTTGCTCGGTCAAATCCCAGCGGAGCAGGGTATCTGCCGGACGTAAGGCGATCCGTCGTAAGCCAATCCGGTTATCGTCGAACTTGCTATTGCGGTTCGGGTCTTGTGGCTGGTCTCCCCCTCGCACCTTGTAGACGATCTCGTGATAGGCGAAGCCGTAGGACAGGTTGGCATCCATTGCGGCAACCACATGCTGAGGCCAGGCGTCTTCCATATCCTCGAATAGCACTTCCGAGATGAAGGTCGCTTGGTCTACGTCTGCTTGGAGGGTCTGGTCAAAGGGAACGATTTTCCATTGCACGCCTCTCACGAGTTGTTCTATAACGAAGAAGATAGCGCCTACCGTGTCGTTGTTCTCCCGGAACTCTTTCAATTTCTTGTAGCGTTGTGAGCCTTGCAGCTCCTTTATTATCTCCTCGAAGATTTGGCCGCCAAAATGACGAACGCCAGAAACGCCTAACTCTTCGAAGAGCTGTCTCCCTGATGTCCCCTCTTGCGGCGTATCGGGCGGTGTAGGGCCAGAAGGAGGTCCCCCCGGAGGAGGGGGCGAGGGAGGGACTGCCTTTAAAATTCGATTATTCCGACGTGCCATGATCGTCCTTTGTGAGGGGGAAGATATTCAGGAGGTGGTTCGGACAGAGATAGGCAATGCGACCAGAGAGGGGCGGCTCGAACCACTGCCACCCTTCTGGCGCCACAGGGAGGGGCGGCAGAATCCGTGCGTCGTGTTCGAATGTAGCGAGTGTCTCGATATGACACAGGTCACAGTGAAAAGTATAGGTGACTTTGAGCATATCACACCATGTTAAGGAGTTTGCGCCAGCAACAGCAGCGTATCAACGTGCTTCGGACACAGATACACAAGGAACCGACTGCCCGACGCGTGCACGGGCGGATCGAAACACGCCCACCCATCGGGAAGCGGAGGAGTCGGCGGAGGATCAGTGTGTCGAATACAGGCGAACCGCGCAGTGGCATGGGTATCGCACACATCACAGCCAAAGAGAAAAGCGACTTCAAGCATCATTCTGTATTGTCTCAGGTGGGGCAAAGATATTAAAGAGATGCTTCTCGCACAACAGGAAGATATGTCCGCCTTCTACGGGGACAGGGGGAAAGAACGCCCGCCAGCCTACGGGCGGAGTAGGGACTGGAATAGGCCCGTGTCCATTGTACGCCAATCGAACATCCTGCCGTGCATCGCACCCGTCACACTCAAATACGTAGGCGGCTTTGAGCATTCCTCACCCTTACCCTACCGTCAGATTCCAGACGCTGGTCTTCTGCATCCCCTCCCCCTCGAAGGATGGAGCCACAACCACAGGCATGAGGAAGGGGGCCACAATCTCTGCCACCAGGTCGTAAATTTCGGCAAAGAAGTAATCGTCGCGGCCTGAGTTCCGTTCGGTCCAAATATAGTACCGCTCGCCTCGGCCTTCTTGTTCCACCCGAATCGGGCACGTCATCTCCTTATAGTATTTCCCGCTATCCAGGGTGTGCGCGTTACTGGGCAGGACGCACTTCTTCGTCGCGTAGACAGACGCCAGCCGGTCACAGATCATGGTCCGGTCAATACTCACCGTCTGTGTGACTTGGTCAATCTTCGTTTCGTGTCCTTTGCTAATGTCACTCCGGACAAACTGCGTCGCATACAGGAAGGGGATCTTCGCTTGCAGTTCTCGCACTTTGCGGGTCTCCGGGTTCAAGTCGATACACGCGGCTTTCACTGAGTAGCGATCGAATAAATCCCCCAGGTCGGAGAAGTCTAACACCTTGCCAATGAAGACGGCTTTCCGTTTCCCATCAGTATGGACCGAGATCCGCACATGCAGATAGCGTTTGCCCACGTCCACACCAGCAGTGACCACGCCGTTACTGAGGAGCGAGTCAGGCATGAGGTAGTCCGTTTCTTTGCACGCATTCAATACGTCTTCTGTGAGGCCTGCCCCTTCCGGTCGGTAGGGTAAGCCTAAGTCTGAGTTGTAACAGACCATCAACTTAGACGCGTCGCCCTCAGCATCTGCAAACCCCTTCTCTTCGGGATTCGTCCACAGTTGAGAGAGCGGCGTCTTGGGATCTAACAATCGGTGTAAGAAGAATCCAGGCCGCAGAGAGTCAGGATTCTGCGGTTCCCATCGGCCTGTGGGCATCAGCGAGAATCGATCCTCCCACGGACTGCCACACTCACGACAGAAGAGGAAAATGTCTCGTCCTGATTCGATGTTCCAGTCTCGATCTAACAGCGTGACCTTCCCGCCTGATTCTTCGACCATGTTCGTAAAGAAGGAAATCGGCTGCCATTCGCCACAGGAAGGACAGGGGACCATCCATTCCCGTTGGTCTGACTTCTTGTATTCAGCATCGATGCCGTAGTCTGGGAGTGTAGGAGTGGAGACCTCAATCTTGTAGATTTCCCGACCTGCACCCTTTCCTGGGGTGTCGCCAAAACTGGACTTGAGACGATCATAGGCTAACTGAATGTTGTCTTGGTCACAGCGGTCATACTCGTCAATGATGACGTAGTCGGCAGGATACTCGATAAAGGACGAGGCGCTATTGGAACCGACGAACTTGAGTCCGCCTTTGCCGATGTGTTTGAGCACGCCAGAGTTGGAGCCTTCGGCTGAATGAATCAACTCGTTGTAAAAGGGGCTGGTGAGAATCGAGCGCCCAATGCGGTTCGCAACGAAAGTATACATCCCGCGTTCAATCGGCATCACATAGAGACCGTTCAATCCGCGTGAAGATAAGTGAAAGGCTTTCGCGGTGAGCCATTCCGTGACCCCGATTTGCGCCGACTTGCGTACGACCATCGATTGCGCGGGACATTCGTATAACTGCACGAGCCACGGCAGATGAGTAAAGTCGAGCGGAACGCCTTTATGGGTACGATGGTATTGTGCGGCCCAGGGAAAGAAGGCAGCGTTAGGAAGTGAGGTCTCCGTGGTCAGTTCCGTCAGGTAGCGCGAGACCTTGCGCTCGAAAACGCTGACTAATGGCAAACTGAAGTCGAGTGAGTTGGCGTTGGTCCGTGATGACTTCGAGAATCGCATCTTGGTGGACTTTCAAAAATAACACAAGCTGTTCGGCGGTCGCGACCTGTCCCAATTCTAACGCTCGGCGGCGCTCACTTTCAATGAGGCGCTGCTTGCGATCAATCTGCTTGCTGGCTTCTTCCCACGCGAGGTAGTCCTGCGTCCCACGGGCAATGAGGGTATTCATGTCGGTGAGGGCAGTACGAATGCCGTCCTGATCTTGTTCCCGGAGGGCCGCCGTGAGGGCATGAAAGGCGGACTGTAACTGACGCCACAAATGGCCGGACTCACCAGAATCGACCCGCTTAATAAGATCGAGAATGCGGGTGTGAACAACCGAGACTTCATCGCGCAGTTCCAGCAAGTGAGGATCGAGGCGGGTGTGTTCGTAGTCGGCAACAAGACGGGTCGGCAGGTCGCGGGAGTATCGGCCTGTTTTGGTGGAGGGATGGGCGAAGCCACGAGGGGTCTTGCCGCCATGCATATAGCAGGTTGGACGCCCAATCATGGCGTGACGGGTACATTGTTGCCCGGATCGTTTTGACTTCGCCGTACATTGCATAACCAACCAAGTACACTCTCTACACCAAGAGGGCTATAGCGAGGGATGCTACTCTGGCGAAGCAGGGGGGAGAAGGTCAGGCACCTCAATGGTGCCGAACTCTTGAGGGATTGCTTTTACGTTGCCCCGGTAAAAGACAAGTACGTTTTGATGAGTCTTTCCTAATTTTCGGTAGCTCCCGAATTGGCGGCCAATGCGAATAGGGAGCGAACCAACCGCCGTCACTAATATCGCCTCATTATAGAGGGTCATTCCGGCATCCTGAAACGCACGAATGGTTTCGCTGACAAAGTTTCGGTAATAGCCATGTGAATCGCGGAAGTCACCGACGACGAAACAGGCAAATCGGTTGGGTTTCAACGAGGTGAGACTCTGAGCAATGATCTCTCGGTACTTCGCTAAGAATTGCTCGTAATCGAGGGTGCTCAAATCGCGGGGGTCATCGCTATAAACTTCTAAGTCACCGTAGGGGGGGCACGAGAAAATAAAGTCATATTCTCCAGGCGCAAGGGCTTGTGAGTCTCGGCTATCGCCGACAATCCAGTGCGGTCGGGGTGGCTCCTGAATCGTGCTGCCATGTTTAATGGCATCATTATCTATGAGCTTTTGGTAGGTCAGTCTGCTCATGGGTGCAATAATATCGCCGCCTCCATCAGCAAAATGTTTACATATCCGTTCGGCCTCTGTGGAACCAAAGAGCAAATCAAGCGAAGCGCGAAAGGCCACATAGGCCGGGAGTTTATTGCCGTCATCGTAGCACTTCAGCAGTTTGTACCGATTTCTGACAATCAAGGTTCCGTTCTTATTGAGAGTAAAAGGCGAGGCGATACAGCCAAAGGGTTTATCGGGAGTATCATGCAGCCCACAGAGATCAGCCGTAGTTTTGAAAGGACATTTGTGACAGCCAGGGAGAGGTTGTAAAAGCCCGTCGATAACCTGCCCTCCTTGAGATTCGATAGCCGGTTGCTCAGTCGGGTGAATAGTAATCAATGTTCCGGTGGTGCTCGTACTACTTTCGCAGCACGTAGCATGACAGGTCGTCCGAATATACTCAGGATCACAGCCGTTGAATCGGAGCCGTGCCATTGCCTCAGAAACTTTAACAGGAACAACCTCGTCTCCGGGACCGCGCGTCAAAATACGGTCTGCCTGTTGTTTATTGGCTGCTACTTGCTCGGGCCGAAGGTCAATGCCCGTGTACTGATACCCAAGGATAGCGGCGACAATGCCACGGACACTGCCACCGGCAAACGGGTCAAGGATGCTCCCACCAGGGGGACAGAACCACTTATAAGCCAACTCGCAGAGAACAGGGTCGAAGATCGAGGTTCCGGTTTGTGACTGTTCGTTGCCAGCGTCTTCGCTCGGAGCGAAGACGCTATTGATTGGCAGATTCCCCATTGCTGGCTGCCGACCAGCCGCAAGATTCTTGCGGCTGGTGTCGTCGAGGTTCTCACGGGCGCCTTTGACCCAGGTCAGATTCTCTTGTTTTGATTGACGGCGATCGCCGTCAATCCGCAGTTCTTCGTTGGTATCTTGAATTCCCGCGTTTGCCATCCGTGATTTTTTATATTTGGCCTCAACGCCAACAGTGCGTGGCTCGGCCAACGCACTGTTGGCCCCCGTCCCACCAGGGGCGAGTTTATTGGTTTTCATCCGATGCTCACCGCGCATCAAATCTTGCCCGTGTCTTTGGGCAAGATTTGATGGTTTGGGATTTTTCATATGCAAGTCGCCCCTTGGGAACTTCCCATCTTTTCCCATCTTTGCCGCTGGCCATCGCCCCCCCCCTGGAATCGCTTTCGCCATTTACAGTGCGTACCGTTCTTTAAGGGCGGCAATCCCCGCGTCAATCAGCGTTTGGGGATCACGACCGAGCTGCCGTTGAAAGTCAGGCCGGGTTGTGGCTTCCCAGGCGCGCATGATCGCCGTTTTATGTTCGCCTAACAGAGGAAACTTACTGGCAATCCGTAACACGCAAATCCAGTCTTGTTGTGAGGCCGCCTTTTTGAGGAGCGAGAGTTTAGTAACCATGCCCTCAATATACAATAAGTTGCACCTATTGTCAACTCTCTGTATATCTGCATATTGATTCTTTATTGTACAAAAGCTCTCCCTGCTCCATCACCCCTCACCGTATGTCCGCTGTCGGTCAATTGGGCTGCCGGTCTCGGACTCCCTCCAGGTGCCCCCCCCCCCC